GCTCGCCGGGTCGGGCGGGAAAAAGGCTGAAAAAATTTTTCGATAAAAAAAAGGGGGCTCGCGCCCCCTTAAAAGGTTTTGAAGTCAGCCCGCGACTCACTCGCAAGTGTAGACGTGAGTCATCATGAGCTGAATCTTGTTCACGTTCATCGTGGTGTATTCGAGAAGCTCGTTGCTGATGTCAGCCACGATGGACTTGACTTGGTAGTCGTTGAGGTCGTCGTCCTCGGAGATGAGCACACGCTCGGATGCGAGGTAGGTAATCGGGTTGGACAGCCCGCGGTCGTTCAGAATGGCGTTCACGTCGGCGAGGGCGTGCATGATGTCCCTATCGATGGACTCGATGTGTGCGTTCTTCATCTCCGCGCTCATGTTCTTTGCGTCCGAGTTCAGACGGATTTGAGTGATGAGTTCGAGGGTGGCGTCGCCCTTGGCAGACATCTTCACGCGTGCGCCGAGCTTTGCGTAGTTGAAGTAGCGGTTCTCGGTCAGCACGATGTTCCTCGCTTCGGCGGGCAGATTGCGTCCGTACAGACTCTTCACGTTGTAGAGCTTGTCCGTGAACCAGACGGTGGCGCGGTCGCCGTGCATCTTGCCGTTGTCATCCACATACGCACAGACCTCGTGTCCGTTGGCGATGTAGGCGTTCATAAGTTCAGTGCTGGTTCTGGTCTTTGCGACCAGCTGTGCGAAATCCTTGACGGATACGTTAGTCATTTTAATCACCTTTGCGATTAGTTGTTCAAAAAAGTTTGTCGGTGTTGTTGATTGTCCGAAAACAATTGGCTGAATGCAATACAATCCAGCGTATGCACGCTGGCTATCCGTAGGTGGGCGCACACCGTAAAACGTAGCACGCACACCAAAAACTATCGTGTGTTTATAAACCCCCGTTGAAAAAATCGCCGTGGTTAAGTTGTGTTGTGTGTTTCATCTATACGCACGTTGGGTAACGTGAGCATATCCACTACACAACACAACATAACCATTGTCCAAAGGACAGATGAGGGTTAGATTTGTAGGTATATATACCTAACCATGAGGGTATTTCGGACTCCGCCCGATCTGGGTGAGCCGTTCCCCCGCAGGGGGACTATATGCTGAAAATATAGCTGATGATTTTACCCAACTATATACCTAGTATAATATACCTCCACAGCATATCTATCATTACCATGACAAGATTCAGACTCACCTGCACAAGCCACTATATGCCCGACCTCCGCAACTATGTCCGCCGTATCGAGGAGGCGAAGATACCTGATCTCACACTGGAGTACGAAGATTGGCTTGACGATGACTGGGGCCTTCCGGATGTGTATGTGGATATCGGGACCCTTGACGCCCTGCTGAAGCTCAGAGACACCTTCGGCTTCAACGTGATCCTCCTCGATGATAATATCCTCGAGATCTACAACGACTGGAGGGAGTGATCGCGGTGAAATTCGACCTCACCACCACCCTCGCGTACCAAGGCTACTCCTCCATACAGGACTACATCCCTATTATTGAGGCGGCCGAGATCCCCGGCGTGACCGTTACCCTCTTCGAAAATATGAGCAATTTCGGGCATCCGTATTATACGGCAGAGGCGGAGATCGAGTCAGCTGAGGGCATAATGCAGATAGCGCGTCTCCTCGATAAGGAGGTGGCGCTCTATGTTGAGAACGGCGTCGATACGCTCGAGATAATCGACTCGGTATGGGACTGACCTTCTCCCCACGGACGCTTAGCTCACATACCCGTTAACTATATATCTCACAATCTCTTATCCCAATATGCAGCCCTGCAAGGTTATTCCTCCTTAATCGGCGCAGCCCGGCCGGAACCCCGAGTTTCTTGTGTGTTTTCTTGGATCCCAATCCGGCCGGGTAAATTCTCCCACCTACCCATTCTCCTATATATCTACACGCCTATCACCCATCATGAAGCAGATCACCTACACCATCGAGAAGCACATCGCAGACCTGTCCACCTCGCCCAAGAACGGATGGACCAGGCAGGTGAACCGTATCTCATGGAACAACCGCCCCTCGAAGTTCGACATCCGCGAGTGGTCTCCCGACGGAAAACGCATGGGGAAGGGGATCACTCTGTCCGATGATGAGGCGAAAAAGCTGGTCGAGGCCATATCCCTTATAAACTTCGACCAAGATAACACCGCATGAACAATTCCATTCAGAAAATCGAAGAGGGGGAGTGCGAATCTCCCGAGAAGACCAACCAGGGCGGAATTCCTAACGGCAACGGAGACGAGATTAATCGCGAGGAGAATAATAACGGCCTCGGGGAGCTCGACCCTTCGACCAAGGCAGCGAATCCCACAGTAGGGGCAGTACCCGCGATCAAGTCCAAATCCCTGTCCGAGGAGTCCATCTCTGCGCTCCGTAAGGCCAAGATGGTCATCAGTATCGGGCTCGGCACCCCCTGCGAGAAGGTCACCCATGAGGATGAGTGCTGCGAGGAGCCCCCTATCACATCGGACACCTATCATGCACCGGATACTCCCGTCAAGACCAAGGGAGGCGAGTCCACGGTCACCCCCCCCACCGAGCACCCTAAACCCGTGAACAAGTGCGGGGACGGATGCGACGGCACAGCCGTGAAGCCCGAGAAGGACGAGGAAGATGACTCCGTCGTAAAAGGAGAAGAGCACATTCCTACTTGGGAGGAAATCAGAAAAGGAGCTCAGAAGCGTCCCGGGGCCAATGGCGGTGTGTCACCCAGCGGTAAGAAGCTCTCTCCCGCAGAGGAGCGTGCTGAGGCCGATGCCAAGTCCAAGAAGGCCCAGGAAAAGAAGTTTGAAGACCAGAAAGCGTCCGAGTTCGGCGACGTGACCGGCAATTATGCTCACACAAAGCAGATCGTCGACCGTCTCAAGGCACGTTACGGCGGGAAGACCACGAAGGGCGAGGAGCACATCCCCACCTGGGATGAGATCAGGAAGGCACAGACGCAGATGCAATTGGGCGCAGATTTCGAGGGGATCAAGGCCGCCAAAGAGAGCAGGGACAATTTCCGGAATGACCTTCAGAGTGTCAGGGACGGGATCGACTCGCTGCCCTTCGACCAGAGGCCGGACTTCCAGCCCTCCGAGGATATCCGTCAGCAGTGGGTGAATAATGCCCAGTCCAACCTGGACTCCAAGCTTGCGGAGGGTGCTGCCGATCCGGCAGCCCTTAAGAATATGAGGCTTAAACTGCAAGCCATGCTCAACAGGCAGTGAGTGCCATGCAGTCTGACGAGAAGTACTCCCAATATTGGAAGAACAATATCAAGTCGGATGAATCGGGCAAGTTCACCGACCCGGACCTCGAGTCCGGATACCAGACATATGCTACCACCAGGGACCAGATCAACGAGGCGAAGAGTCCCAACAAGCTCAAGGCACTGAATGAGACCATCTACCAGGATTATAATCCGCGGGCCAACCCGGATTATAAGCCCCCTGAGCCGGACGATGTCGCGGGAGACCCTGTCAAGACACAAGGTAAGTCCATCGACCCACACCTCAGTCGCGGCGGGATCGAACAGAACGACCAGATGGCGTCGCTCCTGTGGATGAAGAGGCTCCTGAGTACGGACGATCTGTCTGCCAAGGCCAAATCAGGCCGTACCACACCTTACTGGAAAGCGGTGCTTGACAAGTATGGCGAGAGGTACGACTCCGAGCTGGGAGCTATGGATGACCCGAAGGCGTTCTGGACCCCGGAGAGAATCAAGAGTATGGACGAGTTGAACATCGGTGAGGATATACCAGACGTCATTAGACAGGATGACGGCCTGGACTTCTACAGCGAGAAAAACATAGATAGTCTTGCAGGGGCACTTGGCCTCCGCCCCTCACTATTACGCAAATACCTTGTAAATGCCCGTGATAAAAGTAAGTTGGGAATACCTCTCTATGAAGGGTATATAAATGAGCCCATATCTCCTTTTGCCCCGTGGTCGGTGGATACGAAGGGTGTACCTCTGAATTCAGAATGGTACAATCTATTGGCGAATGCTGCTAAAAATGCGACAGGGCGCAAAAATGCCTTTCTCGAAGCGGCTATACAAATGTATCCTGATAAAAATAACTTGTATCTTCTGAGATTAGCACGTTGGTTAAGGAACAATTCACTTGATGAGAATGGTAAGTACCGTGTTCAGGCGCCCTATGTTCCCAGCGAAACCCCTGCCCCGAAGCCTAAGACACTCCGCGCTAAGGCCAAAAAAGAGGAAGGTTCTCCCGCGCCCGAGGCGACTCCTGAAAATGGCGATAAGCCGAGCGAGGAGGAGAAGCCCAAGGAGGCGTCCAAAGAGAAGCCAAAGAGGATCGAGAACAGGGGCGTAAGGGCCGCCAGGAAACTGGCACGGAAATACGGTGTGATCAAGGCGGATGAACGCCGTATCCCCACTTGGGAGGAGATTCGGAAGATGGCGGAGGACCCCTCGGAGTCCTACAAAAACACGGCGAAAGAGTCCGAAGCCAACGGAAAAGTACTATATCCCGATAAAGATAACGAGATAGGTGAATCCCAATGATCGCAGAAATCGTATCAGGTCTGTTCGCGGGCATCGCGGTGACCGCTATCGCGGCGTGCGTGTTCCTCTTCTATGCCAAACGCAGGGGCTGGGCCGAGCTCCGTATCGAGCCCCGCACTGAGGTCGACCTCAGCACCCATGTGCTCGTCGAGTCCCTCCTCGAGGATATCGATGAGGTCAATACCAAGATGAAGTATGTGGACGATATAAACTCCAGGCTGACCGCGCTGGAGGATAAGCTCGCCCCATATCTCGGTAAAAAGGACGATTAAACATTTTCCATCCTTCCATAACTATATATCTATAGACCTCATCTCCCTATTTGAGGTATATAGTTATGGAAGTGAAACTTATAGCCCACACCACCAACCCAGCAGATACCGTTGCCGTCGCAGGCAAGGGTTGTTATTCTCCGATGCCCGCAAGCGACATCGTGCTTGACCCCAAGGATGTCGACCACACCCTTGAGGTCATCCACCCATCCTGCTACGAGCACGCCGTGTTCACGTTCAGCATCTCCGGGATCAGCCGTGTCACCAGCCACCAGCTGGTCAGGCACAGGATGGCCAGTTACAGCCAGCAGAGCCAGAGGTACGTCAAGCCTCTCTGTGGTGAAAGCCCGCTCGAGCAGTCTGAATATACTCCTCTGTTCCAATGTGTTATTCCTGAAAGTATTAAGAATACCAAATATTACGAGAATAAGAGAGTAGCCAAAGTTATGTGGATACTTAACGGCTTATACAGAACACTTCTTGAGGAGGGTGTTCCCGAGGAGGATGCACGTTATCTTATTCCCCAGGGTGTTACGACCTCTATTGTAGTGACCATGAACGCCCGTGAGCTCCAGCACTTCTGCGGACTCCGCAGGTGCACCAGGGCGCAGTGGGAGATCAGGGAGGTCGCTGACAAGATGGCACAGGCAGCTGAGGAGGCATGCCCCGAGCTGTTCAGGCACTTCAGCCTCGGACCCCAGTGCGAGCAGCTGGGCTACTGCCCCGAGCACAAGGGCTGCGGGAGGAGAGCGCCCCTTGATACCCCATTAAAGTATGAAAAGGGAACCATTATCATGCCTGAATATACCCCCGAGCAGATCAAGGAGATAGCAAAGAAGGTCAGAGTTGCTATGGAGCGCTGCGACGCGATACCCATAGTCGCGTTACCGACTGATACGACTTCGACATATGTTCCCGGACGGATTGCGGGGGAAATGTTCAACGAATGGACAAATCACAACACCATACCTATTGCGACCAAAGAGGACCTGGCCCGGCAGAAGGAGAGAGCGGAGGACGCGGTCGCTGTGGCGAAATCCGTGGTCGAGAAGCCTGACATGCCCTGCTGCCCCAGATGCGGGAGCTGGCTCGTCATAGAAGATGATCCGTTAGTGATTGGGAGAGATCCTATATCATGTAAGGTTGGATGCCCTCAGTGCAAGGTGTGGTGCGGATCCATCACAAAGGAGGATGCGCTGAATATGTTCATGGGATACTGGGGGAAGGACGAATGATCAGCGTCCTTGATCTGATTATAATCGTCTGTCTTTGGGGGATTGCGTACATCAATCTGAACATAGCGGAAATCGGTGAATGACCTGGAAAAGGGTACTGTAAAAATATGGAATAAGAGGATGAAGGAATGACTAATACTACACTCAATTTAGGAAGAGATTATGTGACCTTCAATTATGGTGGGGGTCAGTTTCAGTTGCAGAGCAACACAGGGAGGGATTTCAAGCAGATCTCTCTCGAGGAACTCGACATCATGATAACATGGCTCATCGGAGTTCGTCAGAATATGGAAAAGACTCAGAAGGAGGTGAAAACACAATGAACAGAGATGAATGGGACCAGAACGAAGACAAAATGTATGCGGGAAAGAAGACTCACTATTCAAATAAGTTCTACAAAGCCGCGTTGGTGATCACTGGAGTAGGGAACACATCCTTGGGTGGATACTGTGGGTGCGGAACTGATGCGGAATGGGGCATTATCTACCACCTATTAAATGCGATAGACGGCAGGGTCAAGGAGCCGGATGAGTGCATAAGGCAATATATGACCGAGGGTAGCGGCCCCATGTATTGGGGAGAGGATCAGCGCAGCCCATACAATGGATGGGGCTTCCCTCACGAACCGATTCCCGAGTTCCTGGCCAAGACTCTTGATTCCATGGGCCTCACCGAGCATGGCACTACCGTGGTATGGCCTTGGCTCACAAGGAAGGGGACAGTATTCCTCGACGCAATGGAGGTGTGTATCACCGAGTACTGTAAAGTGAACGGGTTGGACGAGGACGAGATGCGTCAGGGCCCTTTCGGATATTCGGTGTTCGATGTAAGTGAGATGTGGCTGGAGGACGACACGTATGTACCGGACTGGGCCAATGCTCTTGAACAGCACACCGTGGTCAATAGCAACATTGGGATGGATGTGGCCTACAGGCTGTTCACTGGGAGCAAATATACTCTGTGCGACTCGTTCGAGAGTGAGGAATACAAGGCTACTGTGGAGAAAATGTACCGGGAGTTCCTCGAGCGGATTGGCGAGAAAGTGCCTGATGCGCCAGTGCCAAGGGAAAATAAGGATATGACCAAGAAGAAAAAGAAGAAGACACGTAACCAAGCCGGCTATAATTACAGAGGAGGAGGATATCAATGAGCATGTTCCATAAGAAGAAGCCATCAGACTGTTTCCCGGAACTTGCCCTTGCGGCTAAACCTAAGGAGAGGACTCTTCCATACCCCGTGGATAAGCCCCACTCTTGTAAGCATTGCGAGAATGTGTATTATGGAGCCAATGTGTACTGTAAGGTCAACAATAAGGTTGTTCGCGAATATGGTGCTCCGCCAAATTGGCGTACCTGGGATAGATGCGATAGGTATAGTCCCTAGCATGTCTGTCAGACCTGTAAATACTACTCCCCTGTAATCGGTATATTGATGGATGAGGAGTTTGAAGATGTGCAGGCTGGCTGTACAAAAGGCAGTACAATGGGATCAGGTTGCTGGGAGGCGAAGGAATGACCCATCTGATTAAATGTGATGGTTGCGGAAGGATTGAGGATTGCCGTATGTTAGGTTGGATCAAATGCGACCTGAGCCTAGTGAACATGGGTGATCGCAACAGTGTAATGGACTTGTGCCCAGACTGCTGGGCAACTGTAAAGCAAGCACTCATAGCGAAAATGGAGAAGAAAGTATGACCTTCATTATCGGTAAGACCTATCGTGATGCCATAGGCCGTAAATGGAAGATAATCAAGTGGAGAAAAGTAGGCGATGGCTATACCGTGTTCATAGTCAGACATAGGTTCAGAACCGAGATTGCTGTATAGGATTCATCTGACATGGCCACCATCCTACTCGATTACGGATTCAGTACAATATGGGCTTTCAGATGAAGATGCTGGATAAAGGAGGAAGATTGAATGATTTGGGTACATTGGGATGAGTACGACGACTACGAATGTTGGGGAGAGACCCAACGTTGCGATAGTTGGGAAGAAGCAGTTGAATATATGAAAAGACAAGGCAAAAAGAAGTATGAGATTGAGGTGGAAGAATGAGTGAATATCTGCAAGTGACCAGAGGACAGTTAGATGACTTCATCAACGCCTATTTTAAAGAACATCTCAACCTGTCCGATGGGTTCCTCTCCAACTACGTGCTCTTGGATTTCGAGGCCAAGTATAGCTGGGAGTCTGATGAAGAGTGGGAGAGCATATGCTGCCACATAGAATACGATGAAAGTAGAGATGTGTGGGTATGGGATTGGGATTGGGATGAGGGCCAACAGGACATAAGAATCTATGGCATCATGGATTTGTCTCAAGTCACCGTACCCAATAACGCTCAAGAGTTCAAGAGGTATGTGGAGAGTGAGTGAATGAGGTATCAGCGTAAGATCAACTATGTCGACGCGATTCAATTCACGGGGGATAATTGGAAGCAGTTAGAGGAATTCGTAGGCGAAGAAAATATAAACGGGTATATGGAGGATATCCATTCAAAAGAGGTGAAGAGATATTCCATCAAGACCCCAAACGGAAGTGGGGGAGTGAGTCGTGGAGATTGGGTATGTCGTGACGTAAAAGGCGGGGTTTATCCGTGTACCGATGAGGTATTCAGGGCGACGTACTATGTCGATGAAATCCCTCTCGAAGTGTTGGAGAAGATGGTTCCTGATGATGTGAAGGCGATGTGGAAGGAGGAGAAAGAATGAATTTCAATTACTGTCCGAACTGCGGACACGCACTCATTCATACTGCCCTTACCTCTAACCCACCCATACTTGTTGTCGAGTGCAGCAGGTGCGGATGGATGATGAGAGAGGGCAGGGCGCCATCTTGGAATACAGTATCTGATTCAACAGATGATACGCGGATCAATTGGCAACCTCAGGAAATTACAACCGGAGTAGAGTATGATTTAATACTTAGAGTGCCACCTGAACATAAAGAGGAGAGAGAATGAATGGATTAAAACCATGTCCATTCTGCAATGCGGATGTTGAATTATCCGTAAGAAACAGTATACAAGGGGATAATGAGTATATGATATGGTGTACGGGTTGCGTAATGAGATTTTCCAAGTCCGAATGGGCCAATGGCTATGATAAATCCAAAGTCATTGAGGATTGGAACAGGAGAGCGTACGAGAATGACTAAATTATCGATATGGGATATTCTCTTACTGAATGGAGACATCAGCGTATGGGATTGGGTAGTGTACAGCATTGTGGCACCCATTGCCATTGTTTGCGCAATATTCATAATCTTCACGATAATCCTGGCTTGGCCCCCGGATATCAAAGGGTGGCTCAAGTCTAAATTCAAAAGAGGTAAGCACAATGACTGACTGCAGGACATGCAAATACCGTGAGCTCTGCGAGAAACACCCGCAGAACCCATGTTTGATAGATGATGAGGAAGAGGAGGAGGAAGACTAATGGCAAACAATAGAATGTATCTGAAATGCAACGGATGCGGCAAGGCGATATTCCTCGGCAAACACTTCGGAGGGCCGTGGTATATATCGAAGGACAAGGACGAGATTGACAGCTTCTTCCGCAGACACTATGGTCACGCGGATGATCTGTGTATGCACGGCAATGATTTCTCCTTGGTGTACGAGAATACCGATGAATTCGAAATCGAGTACATCAACGAGATCCCTGATTACGTGAAAGAGGAAATCAGAGCCTGGAAAAAAGAGTGACATTAGGAGTTGAGAATATGAAAATGGTAACTGGAAACTACGGAACAGCAAAGATTTTTACCGACATGGTAGAAGATGCAGCACTTGAGCAGGTGCAGACCCTTATGGACTGCGAATTCATCGACGGACAGCAGGTCCGCATGATGCCCGACATCCACGCGGGCGCGGGATGCACCGTCGGAACTACGATTAAGCTTACCCATAAAGCGGTGTGCCCTAATCTGGTAGGTGTGGATATCGGGTGCGGAATGCTCGCCACTAATATCGGACCTAAATGCATGGACCTCCCCGAGCTGGACAAGATCGTCCACGAACAGGTACCTGCGGGATTCAGTATCCGCGCCAAACCTCTGAGCGCAGCGTACGAACTGGATTGGGATTATATCGCGCCCATCGACAAAGAGAAAGCATTACGCTCTCTCGGAACATTGGGCGGGGGCAACCACTTCATCGAGCTTGACCGCTGTGTCGGGAAAGATGAGTACAGCCTCGTGATCCACTCCGGATCCAGGCACCTTGGACTGGAAATCGCCAATTACTACCAGAAGAGGGCAATCGAGCAATGTAAGAGCAATGTAGATACAGAGTTCCTCAGGAAAAAGATTATCGAGGAATACAAAGCAACCGGGAGGGAGAAGGAGATCGGCGCAGCGTTAGCGAGGATAATCCCTAAGAAATCCCAACTTGCGGATGAGCTCTGCTACGTTACGGACGACTTATATGACGAGTATATCCACGATATGAGGCTGGCACAGAAGTATGCTGCACAGAACAGGCGCGCGATGCGTGACGCGATTCTCGATAAGCCCAAGTGGACGCCTTGGGAGGAAATCGACTCCATTCATAACTTCATCAACATGAGTGATATGATCCTGCGCAAGGGCGCTACGTCCGCCAATTACGGAGAGAAACTCCTGATCCCGATCAATATGCGTGACGGTACATTAGTGTGCAAAGGTCGCGGAAATCCTGACTGGAACTGTTCTGCTCCGCATGGCGCAGGAAGGCTCATCGGGCGTAAACAGGCTCTTAAGCAATTGTCCATGGACGAGTACAAGAAGACTATGGAGGGAATTTATACCACCTCTGTATCCACAGCCACATTGGATGAAGCGCCTATGGCATACAAGCCCATTGAGAATATCTTGGACAATATCGACCCTACCGCAGAGGTCATCAGTATCCTGAAACCCGTATACAACTTCAAGTCCTCCGATAGCCCGGACGACCAGAAAAAGAATAGGAGGGTGAGTGAATGAGTTACTATACTGAATTCGTACTGGAATGTGATAAACTAACTTGTGACAGGTTGATAAGCTATTGGAAGAAGACATCTTGGGATGATGCAGAGTTGCAGAGGCCGGACCTCGTATGGATGCATGAGCAGTCTGCCCAGTTCGATGATACCCAATATCTGATGTATTTCTCTATCAACCATGCACCATATGTGAATGAGATTGTAGACTTCCTCACAGATACTATCGGAGTGGATTACAAGCGTTTCTTGATCAGGTCCAAGGGCGAGTGTGAGGACGTATGGACTCGTGAAGGAGGTTTTGCAGAAGATATCGACCATATTGTCGAGTCGGTGTATGATGACTCTGTCACAGAGACACACCGTAAAGCGCAGGACGGATACAAGGTCTACGAATACTGTGATATTGCGGTTGATCCAGCATATTGGGTAGAAATCAGTATAGACTACACCAAGGATGAGATGCCTGAATCTCGTACGCCCGAGCTGGATATATTAATCGAGATTAGGGAGGCACTGTCCGAGATTAGCGACAGTCTGGCAAGGATTGCAAACAAGTTAGAGGAGGAAGATTGATGTATTCAGATGACAGCACACCGAGGCCCAAGAGGCAGACCAAGGAATCCGCGGGGTATGACTTCTATATGCCCTATGATCTTGATATGGAACCGGGAAAGTGGTATACGATTGATACACAGATTGCGCTGAACGGTAGGGAGAAGCCTTACCTGGACTGCGTGATGCTGGCTGGACAGCCCGAGAACATCAGGATCTTCCCCAGACAGTGGTATATCCAGCTTATGCCCAGGTCCTCGCTTGGGTATAAGTACGGATTCAGACTGGCGAATACTGTCGGTGTCATCGATAAAGATTACATAGACCACCACATCAGTGCCAAGGTCATGGTAGATGTTCCTCTGTCCTTGAAGAAAGGCGAGAGATTCATGCAGGGTGTGTTCATCCCTGCTTGTTATGACCTCTTCGAGGAAGAGCCGACCGCGACCCGTGACGGCGGACACGGATCCACAGGGAGAGTCTGACATGGATGGGACTCTCTATCTGATGGAGCTGGCAGAGAGTAAACTCAAAATGGCCTTGGAGGACTTGGCGGTCCTCAAGGCCGATCCAGACGAGTCCGTGGCATTTGCATTGACAAAAATATGGAAAGATATTGAACGTTGCCGTAAGAATTTACACGCAGTAACTAAGACTGTAGCAGAGATGAAAGGTGAAAGATATGACGATGGTGAACTCGAGCAAAGCTCGCAAAGAAGCAGAAAGAGCAGGTGAGATGGAGAAGAAGATTTACGACGCGGTGGACTCGTTGCTGGAATGCATTTCCGAATATATCGAGCATCGTGTCGAGGACCTGACCCCTTGTGATACTGCGTCGGAGATGACTTGGAGGAAAGCAGCTTGGCACACTTGCGTTAGGCTCGATAACACCCTTACCGCGGCTATTGAGATGATCAGGTCCGCGGAGGGCCTCCACGACCCGACGTTGCTCGAGTCCGCCAAAGAGGACCTGAAGGCGTTCGAGGACATATTGGGGACGAACTGATTATATACCTAATAGGTATATAGTTACATGAGGTATATCATGAAAATCAATGCCAACAGCCTAAAACAAGCTCTATCAGTGATACTTACACAGAGGATTACCGACGTTACAGTAGAGTGTCTGGAGCATGGGTGGAAGCTGAGAGCCGTCGATCCCAGTCACGTGGCTTTTGTCACGGCAGACCTTGGCGAGGGCTGTTTTACGGACTACACAGAGCTGGAGAACTTCACGGTGGACCCCGAGAAACTCGCCAAAGCCATCAAGTATCTGGGTTCTGAGATAGAGTTCAGCCTTGACGGTGGGATGATCGTCATGTCCGGGAACGGCATAACCTCCAGACTCAGCCTTCTCGCGCCTATCGAGGCCGAGAACAGAGTCAGGGAGTTGGAGTTCCCAGCAACGGTCATCCTGGAGTCTACAAGGTTCAAACAGATCCTGCGTATTCTGGATGACCTGGCAAGCCTCAATATCGAGGTTACAGAGGAGGGTCTCGCAGTCGACGGCTACAAGGAGGATGGGACCGGCAGCAAGCTCGAGCTTGGGGCAGAGGAGTGTATCGCCATTGCGGGCCATGGCAGGGCAGAGTACCCTATCTCCATTCTCAGAACGCTGAACTCCGTCATGCCCGATAAGGTAGAGCTTGAGATCAGCATGGGAGACGATTTCCCATGCAAGTTCCAGTACACAGCAGACGGTACGGTATGTACCCTGATGTGTGCCCCCTGGATACAGGAGCAGTAATATCATGGACAATCAGAGAAAACGCGGTAGGTTGATGATATGGTGCGAACATTGCACCGACGACAAGGGGAAGAATTTCTTCTTCTATAGTACAGACGACAATTTCAACAATCATTGCCCGAAATGCAAGAAAATGCTCACCAGGCGTAAATGCGTCAGGTGCGGGTATGAATGGGCCCCCAGGAACAAGTCTGCTCTCGCAGCAGTCTGTCCCAAATGCTCCAGCCCTTACTGGTGCAGAGAGAGGCTGACCAACAAGGAGGAGAAACAATGACAGATATCAACTTTAGGGTACGCGGATACCCTATGAAAGAGGGGGAGGAATTCCTCAGAGAGAATTTCAGAACGGAGAGCGAGGCGACGACCTTTTTCGAAGCTCTGCAGTCGGAGGAGGACAACATTGTCACTGCCACCCCGTACCCCTCGATAGTGCTGGCTCTTGAGGAGTTTTATAACGGCGAGTGGACTGTGAAGTGTAAGAGGCTAGTGAGAAAATGACCGATGAGATTGATCGCGCCATGAAGGAGGGGTACGTCCCTCATGCAGGCATGATCCTCCTCAAATGCCCCAAGTGCGGTAATGGCACCTTCAGGAGTTACCCACAGGGCGTTGACCCCAACGCAAAGATTTGGGTGTACGAGATCTCCTGTACCAAGTGCCGCCAGGGGCTCGGACTGCCTATGGAGAGATGATGACCGAAGTTATACTGCTCGGACTCTATCTGACAGCGATAGCGGTCTCGATGTACATGAGTGTGGAAGGATGATTGACGCAATCGTTATGCCTATTCTTAAGTGTATACTCTCACTATTCCTCTGGGTATTCCTTGGAGGTGCGATAGGCCTCGGGGTACACTATTTACATGGGGTGGATGAGTTAGACTTCAGGGCTTCAACGTTACATCTGATGGACCTAGAAGATTGGGGTTGGGTGACATCTTTGATAGCGATAATCGGTATGTTCACAATCTTTGGGATTATACTTAATCTGAAGCTATAGGGATTAGTTCAGTGATTATATCGGTTGATACAATGATAGATACAATAGGCTTGATCATCCTGCTGACGGCCCTCGCACACATAGTAGAGGACTTCCACCTGCAGGGTAAGATGGCAGATATGAAACAGAAGAGCTGGTGGGCAGAACAGTGGGCGAAACACAATGGTACTGCACCGAAACTCCCCCCGAAGTATAGGTATGATTACGTAATCGTGCTTATCCTGCACGGGATGGAGTGGAGTATCTGCGTGTCACTGCCCGCCCTGGCCCTGGGTGACATCTCTCTACCGCTGGCAGCGACCCTGGCAGTCGTTGTGATAATGGGCCTAATCCACGCACTGATAGATGATTTGAAGGCAAACCGCCTGGTAATCAATCTGTGGACAGACCAACTATTACATATGATCCAGTTGATACTGTTACTATCGGTGCTGTTATGGTAAGTTACAAACTGCTCACTGATTGCGGTACCCTTGAACTGCCCTCGGAACATTGTTACTATTGTTTCAGCGAGTTGCAGTTCGTAAGGTGTACGAGGTGCCCCGTGGCCGAGCAGATCGAGTCTGCGGCCAAGGTCGTAGTAAACCGTTTTGATAAATTAATTAATGAGGAGGAAGAAGAATGAACTTCGGAGATGCGATGGCTTTTCTCAAGGCCGGAAAGAAAGTGACCCGCCTTGGGTGGAATGGTAAAGGAATGTATGTCTATCTGGTCGAGGGGCGCAGAATCCCCGTGGATCAATGGGTTGACCGCACCGGAGCACAAGCTGCGACCCCCAGAGAGATTGAACAAGGGTATGTGGAGATCCTTCCCCACATCGATATGTACACCACCAATTCATCCGACCGTCGGGCCAGGCTCTGTGGGTGGCTCGCCAGCCAGACTGACATGATTTCCGATGACTGGGTGATTGTGGAATGAGGGATGAGTTCAAGTCCGAGGCCAAATTCGAGATACTGGAGCACTATGCGACTCTCTCTACCGATGCCCGCGGATGGACTTTGGAGTTTAATAAGGTCAGCTGGGAGGGGAAAACGCCCGTGTATGAGATCAGGCGGTGGGGGCCGGACCATAAAATCATAGGAAAAGGGACCACACTGTATGATAATGAGCTCAAAGCCCTTGCAGATGTACTCAAAAGCCAGCTAGATGAGCATGTTTAAATAACAAAATCCCAATTTTATAATTGGCGCAGGCATTGCGTATACCTCATTCCCGTGAGAACGGGGTCATGGCATGGTTCTCACGGGAAACCCGTTACATATGTAACGATTTTTATAAGAGAATTTCAATAATTATCTTGATGACTGACCCTTGGTTCACAGAAATCCAACTGCAAAAGGTGTACAAGATGTCACCTGGAGAGGCATATTGCACCAGATGTCTTGCAGAAGGGTATAATCTGACCCAGATTTGTGAAATTTCGGGACAGTCTTATAGCACAATCCGCACTTTGGCGGTGCGGGGACGTGATAAAATGAAGAAAAATGCTAAAACCGTACAGTTTGTATTGTTAAAAGGCAATAGAGACATCGAGGGAGTCATGGTCAAGCAGAACGCCATCAACGTTCTGGCGAGATTTTATGGCAAAGTGTATAAATCGAAGGTATTCGTAGGTGACCATACCATCGTGATTGCCGATGTACTGGCAGAAATCCCCGGTGACCCTCAGTGGATGAACCAGAATGTATTCAGAAAAGCGGACATTTATGGTACAACCAACGATAAAGAAGCTGAAGAGCGTGCAGATAAGCTTTATAAGGCATATTTGGACCTCGATAAGGGGGGAGACCATCTCGGTGTGGCCGTTCTCAGGTACATGCTGGATGCAATGATGATCAAATACGACGTAGTGGAGTGGTAAAATGGCTAGAAGGAAGACAGATATCGAGAATTATGCGGAAACTCAGGACGAAACTCCCGAAATTTCCGAGAAAACCGAACAGATTGAGGAAAAAGAGGATAAATCCATGATTACCGAGATGGATTGGAACATTTCCAATGACCCTTTCCTCACAGATGAGCAGAAAGACGTACTTTTCAACTATGAATTCAAGAAAAGGGTTACCCAGATCCAAGTTATGCGTCCTCCTGCACCATTTGAGGGCCCCATCACCGGTAAAGCAACCCTTTTCCAGCTGAAAAACGGAACAAGCTGGGTCATCTTGGCCAATGGAGCAGGAATCAAGATTGCTTGGGAGTATTACAAGGCACACATCAGGGGCGGAACCCCCGAGAATTTCCTTGCACGCCTTAAAGAGGCGCTTGGACAAGACAAAGTCCGCACCATTCCCATTGAAATCATGGTTGCGGAGCCTTGAGCAACTCTTTTATCCTAGATATGCATCCTAGGCTTGCCATTTGATTGACTCTATTGGTTGGTTGGGATGCCACCCCTGGCGGAGGGTTAAATCCGCTACATTTTATATCCATTATGCCATGTCAACACGATAAATATGGCTGATGCCTCTCCACCAACAGATAACTCTCCAGCACTTGATGAGGTTCAGGAATCCACAGATGCTATTATAAAAGCTGAAAAAGCGTCAGTCTTAGATGAAACATCTGAAAAAGATAAAACTCCGACAAATCCTAAGGTGCCAAACCCCGCACCTTCTCCTAAGGGACAAGTGGTAGATACCGATCCCAAATCTACGGGCAAGACTCCTGAAGCTACGGCTGACAAGAAGGAACAGCCTGAGCCTAAGCCTAAGCCTACGTCGGGCGCGAAAACTACCGGTGCGGGCTCAGCTACTGGGGTATACCCTACCAAGGAGGATTTACAACCAAAAGAGGAGAACACTCCCGAGTTTGGGCCGGAGGTAGACGCATCCAGGAGGAAGAAAGTCAATACTGGCGGGGCGGATTATTATCTAGAGGGGGAGAGTTACAAGGAGAAGGGCGACTCCTCTGAAGAAGTAGTTGATGATGTCGAGAAGGACCCAGAGTATAAGACGGAGTCTACAAGTACGTGGGATAAAGTAAAAACCGCAGGTGTAACTCTCGCGGAAACTTTTGCGAATTCAAATCTCGATACAAATCTAGCCCGTGCACTGGGTTCACTCAGGAGCCAAGTCCATGAGCTACTTAACGGTGATCTGCTGGGTGCGGCTGGAACGGCTGTGGATGCGTCGTTTAACTCTCTTCGTATTCTCGGAGACGGAGTAGGCTCATTCAAAGACGCCGTGAAAAGGAGATATGGAATCGACCCCGACCAAAAGGTCATTGAAGGTCTAGGGAATCTTAAAGAGGCGATGATGACCAAGGACTTGCATTTTACATCTACTGCGCTTACCGAAGGGTTGCAGAAGATGAAGGATGCGTGTGAGTACAGCTATGGGCTTAAGCAGAACTTTAATGCGTATTCTCGGGATGAATTTAATAAATTAGTCCCCAAAGAAGAGAGATCTGCAATATCGTCAAAAATTGATGCGAAGATGTATCAATATAATCCCACGATGGGAGTTTATGAAAAAGTAGATCTTCTCACACCCGAGGATAAAGCAGCGTTACTCACATGCATGTATAAGGGTGTGTATGACGACACTTCGACGCAAGCACTTGCCAAATATGCCCTTGCGGGAGACACGGGCCAGAGGATAGACACACATTATAGGGACAAAATTCTCAATGACCCCCAGCTAACCGCACATTATGCAGCTCTTGGGGCAAATGAGTTAACAAAATTCGTACCAAATCCCGCGGACGCAACACAGAGGTATTATAATTCCGTAGTTCAGCTCCGTGACGAGGCAGAGAGGAAACTGCAGGCCCTGACCGATGGATACGAGTACGAGTATGATGACGACGGAAATATCGCCAGAGATTCATCAGGTAGAGCGATTACACACCCTGTCGATAAGAAGACTGCTCAACGTCGCCGTGCATTAAAAGCACAGCTGGATTTGTATAATCAAGCGATTGGAGGCATGGACGAGGTACTGAAAGATCAAAAAGGCATGTGGTCCAGGGAAGGGGATATGATCACTCCTTCCAAGAGGGAACTGAGTCGCAGAGAGAAGCAGTCAAGACTCATGGAGCACCAGCGCGAACCAGTCGGCGGCGCGATGCGTACTTTGAATCATAACAATCCAGAAATCCCTATCGAGACTTATGACCTTGGGCAGGGGATTGAGGTCCCCAAAGATACTGCGGACGGGCATGGGCGTTCCCAGAGGGATAAGTTGGAGAGCGCAATGGACAGGATTGCAGAGGACCATCCCGGATATACCGAGATGGACCTTTCAATGGATCCCGCATGGGTAACCAATCATAATGCGTTAGCATGTATGGATATCCATGAATGTGCACAAATGAAGAGATCTGCGGTATGTAATTCACCGGATTATGCCGACTTGTACGCGGAAATCGATGAGTGGGAGAAAGAAGAGTGCTCCAAGTACCACTGGAGGGGAGAGGGTGTTCAGTACCACCCCTATGCCAGAGACTCTCTCCGCGAATGGATGGAAGCCCATGGTATAGAGGGAGCTAAAGACTACGCGGATACGTACACCGTAGCTAATCTATTCCCGGGCGCCAGAGGTATAGAGGGGTCAGTAGGTAAGGATAATCACGGCAATCCTATATTCAGCGGCAGACGTCGCGATTCCAACTTGGCCGACAGTTCCTCTGCGAAGAACAGGATGGGGGGACTGTACGCCAGATATGTCGACCTGATCAGTAAATATGATTCTGGTACCCCGATGAGCCAGAGTGAACGTGTTGAACTTACCCGGTTAGAGAAGATTAAACGTAGGCAAGAACTGGATTTAGCGATTAATAATATCGCGGGAAAGGTCGTCAGCGGAGACCTGAAGGACAGTGCGGGCAACCGGATCAATAATGATACAAAGGAGTACATCAAGAGTTGTATTGTCGAAGATTTGTATTCGAAATGCAGCAAGGATCTGGGTAGGCTGGACTGGGACGCACTTGACACCTCGTCTGGGTCTAATATGGATAACCCCAAGATTGATGGAGGGATGGTAGATACACTTATCAATGAACTCCCCAAAATAAGGGCCAAGGACAACCCGTATGATATTCTCTTAAAAGCAGGATTGATTAACGAGGTGGACCTGAAACAGAAATACAAGGGCGGGCTGAGGATGCCCCAAGACGAGATCATGTTCAATGCTCGTCTTCCCTCAAAAATCGATGATTATCTGTTAAAGGTGGAGCATACTTCCGCGGACCAGGACCGTATACTCTCCAAGATTCTGGGAAATACAAAAGATGCCAAAGAAAAGCGCAACAGGCTGAACCAGTTCTTGCACACGGGTAATTTCGAGATTGCGTACAGCCCTCTCTTAAAGAAAGGTCTGGGACCGGAGGTTACCTCCGAGTTCATATCTGTTGCTTGCGACGATTTAAAAGACCTTACCGCTTTGGGATATATATCGCCAGACGGCAGTTTAGTGAAATGCCAGAATAAAATCATGGATATTCTCACAGCACGTACCTCTAAGGAGGGTATGTGGAGTTTTGCGGCGGGTTGCGACCTTGTGTATCCTGTTCAGGAGGGAAAACCGCCCGTCACCGTCAAGGATGTATTCAATAAATCCGTGGAGGCGTCATACAAGCATATCCAGTCAATAAGCGGGGGGGTGAAGGCAGAGCAGGCTCTCGCGCACATCTGGTGGAGAGATAAGTACGCAAAGAAGGCGTTAAATAAGTATATCTCCGCTGTCACAACTCCTCCCAAAGTCCAGGAAGAAAAATCCGACAAGGTTAAAACACCTGCTAAAAAGACAGCAAATCCCGACAAGAAGTTCGGATTTGAGTTATACTGTCAGACTTATATCGATGATGTTCAAAAAGATGGGGGCACTGTCGGTGTACTTAAGTGTTATACCGATCCGGAGCTGAGGAGTATTCTTGGAGACGGCAGCGCAAGAGGACTCGGTTTGCCCGAGGCCGTGAGAAAAGGAGATACGCCAAGAGCCGGATCAATATACGTATTCTGTCCTAAATGCAGTAACACCACATATCTTGAAGTTATGCGGAATAAGTGCGCGACATTGCGGGAAGAGTATGCTAAGGCAGACACGCCCGAGGAGAAGGAACGGATAAAATCGCAATGGGCTAAGCTCCGTGCATATGCGGAAGTGTATAATGTAACACAAGTAGATAACGGGCTTAAGCGCCAGAATAGATGGAATATCAACCTTAGGGGTGCTAATCAATATTACGACGACTTGGTCGCAGGGTACATGGCTGTAACGGATCTGAATCCCGATGTAGTAATAGATGATAGGCAGATTATCAGCGGAGCTTGTGCTAAGCAGGGTATAATATACGATAAAACGGCTTTTGATTGGGCCAATACCGACGCTCTGGGTACATTGAAGTTATACCTATATCCCGAAAATGACCAAGATGTTACTCAAAGCACATTAGGACTGACGCCATTCGGAGCAGATGGTGTAGATGATTTCTTAAAGATTGCAGATGAATCCAAGGGACGTCATGTGCCGATTGCCGGTCATGAAGAGGTAGTTAAACAGTTCAAAGCACGGGTAGCTGCAGAGGATAACGCCAAGGGCTTGGTCAATAAAGCTGTAAGCAATCTCATGAATGTTGCTTGGGCAGACTGTGTTCTGGAGTCTGGAGCTTTTAAGGATACCTTCAATCAGGAGATCACAAGAAGGGTCTTGAATAAATCAGATAATAATTTCTTCGACCCAGGTACAGATGTCGCCGAGGTCATCTCTAAGTACGCGAGAGAGACCGCGGGAGTACAGCAGTTATCCAGTTTAATCTCTCCAGAGGATGTACTGAAAAAATTCTATTCATATTTAGACTCCGATAATACGGGAGACGTGGCGGAAGCTATTGCGCCGTTTACCAATTCCAAAAATATTGTAAATGAGGCGTTAACAGAGGGAAAAACATTAAATCTTGCTTGTTGGGAAGCGGTAAAGAATAGCTTAGATGCTCACTGGCCGGATACTAATGATACAAAACTCAGTGACCGGGTCAATGTAAATAGATTGATTGATACAGTTGAAACACTTAATTCCACTCGCGGAGATAAGCCAATACTGGTCGAATCCAGGAGCGGATCAGTTGGATTACCCGTTCGCGGAGAGGGAGGCACAATTACAATTGACAGCGATTATGGCATGACTCCCACGGATAAATTCAGGGCACTTCAATTGGACGAGAGAGGCAGTGGAGAATCAGCCCCTGAAATTTCCCAGCCCGCAAGCGGTAACGGAGAAGAAGAACAAAAGCCCTCTAAGGCCCAGAGTGAAGAAGATATAATCGAAGAGGGCAAAAAGAAAATTAGGAGTATTTTCGGGGGGACTGGAAGTATAGACAAATCCGCACCAATTTTCGGATCTAAGGCGGATGACCTGAAGAAGGTATGGGTCGATAATATTTGGGGGTTGGAGGGCGAGGCCCGTTCTAAGGTATTAGAAGATATTCGTAAGGTGTCACCGTTATTCAGTCTTGTCATGAATGAGATGATTCCCGCAGAGGATGGCGCAGCAATACCTAACAATGGTATCCCACGTGTTAAAGATGTACGTGATTTTCTGAAGAGCCAAGGTGTCCTTGGAAGCGGGGGTGATTTGGGAGTCTTTAATATATTCAACGAGAAACTTAGTAATGACAAGACCTTGTTAGAAGTTTTGAACGAGGGCGGTAATTATGACCCCAATCACCGTAAAACGGGTGATACTGCAAGTAAGATTGAACGTGCTACCAAGGATATACGCAAGTCACTCTTAAAAATTGCAGGGAAATTAGACCCAGAGAATAAAGAAAAACTTGCAGATGAGTTGTTCTGGACGGGGATCAGGATACATAACACGCCTTTCCGGCCCGGCGCGGGAGTCAAGGATCCGCTTATGGCCCCCAGTCAGAAGGGAAAAGCGATGTGTGCAAGCCTTGGGAAGGTGCCCGAAGATAACATATTGTTAGGAGCGTTCAAGTGCATAAATCCAGATGAGCCTAGGGGAGAATCGAGTTATGAATTGGACCTTGAAAAATCTCCTGATGCGGGCGCATTCTGGATTTCTGCTAATAAGAATCGCGAGGAAGCACGTAAAGTAGATCCCATAGTATGGTCGGCAGACCCTGGGAGAATGGAGGGGGCACCTAAAAAAGTCAGAGATTTCATACTTGAACAGATGATGAGGAAGTATAAGCCAGAATATGAAAAGATGATGAATGACCCCACATCACCGGAAATTGGGGACCCATTTGTCACACTATTCAATACGACCTTCTGGGATAGAGTGGGTAAAGACCTCTCGGATGAACTGGATAAATATACACCCGAGGAACGTGATAGATTAAGTAACGCATTTACTCAAGAGATGCTTAACAAGAACAATGGTCTTAGCGGACCTATGCTGATTAACGCATTACGGGACAAGAAGAATCCAGATTGGGGGTCGTTCACGGCCAGATGGACTGACGACAGGGTCGCAGAAGGTATGAATCCCCACAGGCCCAAAGATGTAGCTAAACCCAAATCAGAGGATAAACCCGCCGAGGATAAAGGTAAAGATAAATCTGCGCCTAAAACTACAAAGAAAAAGACTCCCCGCTCAACCAAGGGCGGTAAGAAGGACACAAAAACAGAGGCGAAGCCAGAGGAAAAACCTCCTGCTAAGAGGACATACTCTGCTAAAGATTTCCTTGCGCACCGTAATAAGAAGTCTTGATCTGAAACTAAATACTACAAATGTAATCATTGATACCATGGCTAAGAAAAAATCAGTCATAGTGTTCGCCAAGACCAAGGAAGTCAGGTTCGGGGATCTTAAACCCAATCCTGACAACCCCCGTATTAACGAGGATGGTATTCCGAAGGTCAAGGAGTCAATCAAGAAGTACGGAATGAACCAGGATATTGCCGTTGACAAGGATAACAATATCATCGCGGGACATACCCGCTATGAGGCTTTAAAGGCCCTCGGAGTCAAAGATGATGATATGATACCAGTCAAGGTCCTGGATCACCTTAACGAGAAGCAGAGCGTGGAATATGGACTTGTTGACAATAAATCCGCGGAGTACTCGGGATGGGATTTCGAGAAGGTAGAATTCATCATCAAGGATCTTGACCTTGCAGAGGACCTTGCCGAATGGTTCCCCATCATGGATGAGGATGATACCGAGGTTGCCGAGGACAACGGAGATACTGCTGATACCGTAGAGGATGCAGAGGTATATGAGCCCGAGGAGCAGACCGAGAAAAAGACAATCGTCTGTCCACATTGCGGCGAAGTCATAGAACTTTGAAAAATAATATCGGCCCCGAGTCTCCTTCGGGGCCCCCAAAGATTGGTAGCATGCACCTTTGGCTAGTTGCACAATATATATTGTGTTATTTAAATATTATTACCATTTTATATATAAAGAAAATCATGAATAATTTTATATACCCCATACACACAATTTGAGGTTGTAGTAAAAATTAATTTTCAAATACTTATTATGTGTAATATACATACTCATACATGTATTATATTGTATATTACCTCATATGCGTATTATGTAAAAAATAGCAGAGTATATAAAGCTATATAAAGAGTATTTAAAGAAATGTGTAGTATGGGATAATACGGATTTACTACATTTGGTCAATGTGCATAATATCTACAAAAAATAGTCTTATCAGACTACTACGATTGACTTATATAACTCCCTGACATTAAGGTAAGTCGGTAGCATGAATGACCCTACGCCACAAGACGACATGCCCTCGGGCATCCCGCAAGAAATTGTACCTTACCCTATAAATTACCCTGTTTCAAGCTCTTACAACATCCTAAGCTTCTCCAACAGAGGTAAAGCATCCTTGGATCCATATGAGCTCATGAGGTATATGGAGGATAATTGGATTGTCTTCCAAGGCACCTGCGCATACCAGTTCAATGGATATGTGTACGTGCAGATCTCGGAAGAGGGTATCGAGCAGCTGTTATACAGAGCTGTCAATGACGCAACCTCCAGATTCTCGGGGAACGACAAGCCCCTATTGAAGGACAGTATGCTCAAGGACCTGCTCAAACAGTACCGCAACACCCATGGGGTGGAGGATATACCCTTGCCCCCCGATGATCAGGACATAGGTGTCTACAGTTCGGAAATGGGACTTATCGCATTCAAGAACGGCGTCCTTAACATGGACACCTTGGAACTTTTACCTTTTACCCCTTATGTTTTCGTATCCTTCCAGATACACGCCATGTACAATCCAAACCTCAAAGAACACCCTGTTGAGCAGGTCTATAAGAACATCATCCCCGACGACGCGACCAGAGAGACATTCTACCGTATTGCAGGATACACGATGTATTCCGAGATCCTGAAGATTCCGGGCATATTCATCTTATACGGAGGGGGAGAGACAGGTAAGACCTCTCTGCAGATGGTACTGACCACGCTTATGAGCGAGCACTCTTTCTCTGCATTATCTATGACGGACATGGCTGACAAGTATGCTCCCGCCATGCTCGAGGGCAAACGTGCCAATTTCTGCGGTGAGGCTGATAACAGACCCAGCAAGGAGACCAAGATTGCGGGGAGTATGATCAAGGACATCTCAGAGGGCAGCAAGAAGGTGCTGATTCAGCGTAAATACCAGAATCCGCAACACATCGTACCCACCGCTAAACTATGGTTCTGTACCAATTGTATGCCCGATTTCGGAGACCGGTCCTCGGGAATGCTCAGACGTCTGTATATTTTCCCTTGCCGTGTCAAGCAGAGCTGGGACGACCAGATCAGGGATAAACTTCTTGACCCCACTGCGCTGACGTGGTTCGCTAACAGAACTTTTGACGCATACCTTGATTTCCTCGCTGACGGATGTAAAGCCCCCATGTCCGAAGATATGAACGAGGAGACTGCCCACTTTGCACTTCAAGACCCCATATCCGAGTTCCTCCTCGAGGAATTCGGACAGATCAAGGACCGCAGCAGACTCGCGTCGGATATTGACGGGCGGTCTACCGTTGAGCTTTATGCAAAATACGAGATATATTGCAGAGCCAGATATGTACACCCGCTGAGACATCATGACTTCTTGGAGTATTTCAGGAATGAACTGAATCTTTACTCTGTGGGTAAGCCGTATAGGACCCCCGAGGGTAAGAGTACCTCAATGTCTGTATTCAGACTCAAGTCCAGATCCGGTGAAGACAATGCCGACAGAAAAGCGTAAGCTGATGGCGCATCAGGAACTGGCTCTTGGCATGATGTGGAATACCAACAGCTTGGGGATATTCTACGACATGGGTACCGGTAAGACAACCATTGCACTGATGTATATCTATGAGAAGCTCCAACGCCAGGCAGGTCTTCAGGTATTAATCGTCTGTCCGAAAAATATTATGGCCAACTGGTATGGGGGCATGGACGAGCTCTTGCTGTTTGACGGTGTGACCAAGGCTGGAGTTGCAGCTCTGAAGAAAGCCGTGACGGTCGTGACTTACCAGAAGATGTACAAGACCGAGCAGGAGATAGTGAAGCGTAACGGGCGCCAGTATGCCAAGAAGGTGCGCCCCCTCAGACCTGAAGTGGATAGACATTGGGATATCCTATGTATAGACGAGTCCCAACATGTGGGTGCACATAATTCAGTCCAGTCGAAAGCCGCGTGGGAGATCGCTAAGAAATCCACGGAGCGCTTCTTATTCACCGGTACCCCGGTACATGGCGGTGGCGGAGGACCGGATTACTCTAAATTATACGGGCAGATCAGGGTATTGGACCCCTTCAAGTGGATTACATGGACCCAGTTCCTGCAGAGGTACGTCACGAGGATCAATCCGCGCTTCCATAAGATAGAGAAGTACAATGAGCCGGAATGTAAGAGGCTTCTCGAGAAGTATGCTATCGTGTGCAGGCTTGAGGATTGTGTAGACCTACCTGGATTGACAGAGATAACCGTGGACTGCCCGCTTGTTGAATCCAAGGTGTACAAAGATTTCAAGGACATGGATGTGGAGAAGTATGGAGTGGACATCAACACCGGCGGAGCAGTATGGACCAAGCTCATGCAGATATGCTCAGGCAGTATCAAACGCGCCAATGACACCTTAACCTTCAGAACCTCTAAGGATGATAAGTTAGAGGAAATCCTCGAGGAGATGGATAGTTCTCTTGTAATATTCTGTAATTACAGAGCCAGTATAGATAGGGTGAATGCAATCTGCAAGAAGCATGGTAGACACCCCGTAATTATAGATGGCCGTACCAAAGATGATTCTGAGTGGGAGAAATTCCAGTACGGTACTGCGGATACGATAATCTGTCAGTATCTCTCGGGCGGAGCGGGACTGAATCTGTATAAAGCACATTACATGATCATGTACGAGCCCAATCCATCAGCAGAAGCATATTCCCAGGCAAAACGCAGGATATACCGTACCGGCCAGAAGGAGAAGTGTATATACTATATCTTCAACACTCCTAAGACCGTGGAGATGAAGGCATGGGACTCGGTCCGTAATGGTCTAAGCTATACAGAAGACATGATCAAAGAGTGGGCAGAAGAGGGCTTCTGACCAAATCTATTAATACATACTCATATATACTCTATACAATCACTATACGTGAGGTGAAATATTGACAAAAACTGACAATGTGTTGAGTTTTAAAGAAAAATTGAATAATCTGCGTGACGACGCGTCTCGCGCAGATTGGACCAAGCAAGGAGTCGTGGATATGGGTAAATCAACATACCTCTATATCACGCTCGACCAGATGAAAGCAGTGTTCAACCCCCTGTTTGCTAAGAACAGACTGATTTTCACACCTACTATGGATCCCCCCACACCCCTCGGATCCGCATCTGCACCTTCTGCATGGATCGTGCACCTGAACATCGTCATCGAGGATGTGGACTCTGATGAGTATAAAGAATACGACTACTATGGTACTCATGCTAAGCTGAATTTTGCAGCCTCCTTTGCGGAGAAGTGCTTCTTCAGTACCGTGTTCCTGAACTCCGACGGAACTAACCCCGACGAGGCAGATATGGATAATTCCGGTGCAACATATGTACCTCTCCGCACACCTGCCGAGAAGGTGGCGTCCGTGGCTAAGGTAAAAGAGGCTGCCGTGAAGGCTAAACCCACCCCTGCCCCTGCCCCTGCACCAGCACCTGCTGCTCCTGCTCCTACTCCTGCACCCGTTGCACCTGCACCCAAAGCGGATGAAGTTGCAACTCCCGAACCCGTCGCCCCGGAACCGGCTCCCGAGTCCACATATGCAGCAGATATTCCTGAAACTACCGCCAGGATTCTCGCAAACCTCCTTGAAAAGCTTGAGGCCAAGAATAAGAAGGGCGAGATTGCCGCTGAAGAGTATGATGAAGTGAAAGCCGCGATGGGCACCATCACGGATAAGCGCAGTGCAGACATGTTCATCATCAAATACCGCAAACTCGCAATGTGATATTATGTTCAAAGCGCCAGAATGCGGATACACGGTCGAGGGAATGCACCTTGTCACCGATAAGTCCGTAGCCAAGAAGGTTACCGGTACATCAATGGCGGGCATTCTCAATTGCTCGCCATGGAAGACCCCATTCCAGATTGCCTGTGAACTGCTTGGGCTTGCAAGAGAGGATATATCCTTCAAGAAGTCTGTCAAACGCGGACAGATTCTTGAGCCCAAGATCATCGCGTATGCGGATCAGAAGTGGAGTGACATCGGAGCGTTCCTCTCTGCGGAAGAAGTGTTCGAGAAGCGTGAAGGAGACCACGACAGTTGGGCTTCTGACTTCGAGGATGATGTCTTCGCAGGGCATGTGGACGGCATTGTACTGAAGGACGACGGAGACTACATTCTCGAGGTCAAGACGACAATCAATACCGAGTCTTGGGAGAATGGGGTGCCCGAGTACTACTATTGGCAGGTAGCAATCTACAATTACTTCCTGACAAAGAAGGATAGGGTATACTTCGTGTTGGGTATATCTAATGAGGAGACCGATAAGAACCCCGCGACGTGGGTTGCGACCGAGGATAATTGCTTCATCTTCGAGGAACCCATCGATGAGGACGATGTCAAGAACAAAATGGCGGAGATCAGGGCGTGGTATGATACCTATATCAAAAATGGCGTCACTCCCGACTATGATCCTACCAATGCAAAAGACATCGAACTTTATAACCATCTTGTCAGGCTGGCAGCGAACGCCCAGCAGAGAGAGAAGATGATGGCCGACCTTGCAACTGCGGAAGCTGACCTCGAGGCCAAGAGATACAAGTACGGTATCGACGCATTGGAAGAGCACATCAAGGCAATGAAGGAGTACATGAAGGATTTCATGGTCTCCAATAATATACTTGAACAGGTTGACGATGTCCACCAATACAAGGCGACCATCTCCCAGAGAACCACCTACGGGTGGGACGAGGGAAAGATGATCTCGGATGGTATCGACCCTGCCAAATACAAGACTGAGAAGACCAGCTATGCCTTCTCGTTCAAGTCTACCAAAAAACATATTACTCAATGAAAGAGGCAATGACAATGTATACACACACAAGTTGGAAATACGAGAATATTGAGAACGAAGATTATGTAGAGCCCACCCCCGGAAACAGGTTCATGATGATTACCGGTGCGGAGATTGATGAGTCTGTTCCTGACGACCCGATCTATAGGGTTGTGCTTAGGGATATCCAGGGCGGGGCATACGTCTCCAACAAATATCACCTGACTTCTAAAAGCAAGAGCACCGGCTCCCGTTTCCCTAACAAGTTTACCAAAGACACCCTCATCTCTCTCGGAGCTGCGCTTGCAGGGCCTGCATTCCGTGCCAGCGGTAAACTCCCCAATCCCGAGAATATCGTCGGCGGAGTCGTTGTCGGAATCGTTGAAGCCAGGAACTACACCAAGCAGAACGGTGAGCCCGGCGTTGCATACGGAATCAAGGAGTACGCCCCTGCTCCCGTAGACTTCGTGGTTGAATTCTCGAAGATAGATCAGTACTACGAGGGCTGTGATGATGAAGCAGTAAATTACCTCAACTCCACAGAGGAACCCAAGGACGAATGAGATGGAGCCATATAGAGACACCAAAATCGTCACCGTGAACGGGCACGCACTGTGCGTCTTCCTCAATAGGTTATATGGCCTATCCGCGGGAGATCTCGTACAAGTGAGGATTACTGCATCGGATGACCCCACACATACAGTGGTCACCACTAAGAAAGTGGTGAACTGTAACGGAGCTACCATGATTTATCTTGATAAGATCTGGGGCTTCGAGAAGGGTGATGCAGTAGAGCTGGAAGTAGTTCCGAGGGGAGACCTTGGAGTCGGATATAAAGAAGGAGATCAAGAAGTACCTTGAATCCGTGGGTGCGTTCTGGTCTGCTGTGACTGGTGGCGGATACAGCAAACCAGGCGACCCAGACATAGTAGCCTGCTTCCGTGGGAGGTATATTGCCATCGAAGGCAAAACTCCCACGGGAGTTCAAAGCCCTATACAAAAAAGACGGATGAGAGAGATACGTGAAGCTGGCGGAATATACATAGTAGCCCGTTCCGCCGAGGATGTCAGAGAAGTACTCGAGTCAGTCGAGGGCTTTGACGAGAGCGATTGATGATATACTGTGAAGGATATTACGACGTATGAATAATTCAGAAAAATCCCATTATGCCAGCTTGGTCAGGATACAAGAAATTGCCGATGACAGCATTGAAGGGTATACAGACCTTTCAGAAGCAATGTGGGATATCAGGGAAATTATAGAGGAACTTTTGAGAGGAATGCAAGATGAGTAAGAAGAATGTTAAGATGAAGAACGTGGTTGCAGTAACCGCAGAGAGTACTTGGACAAAGAAAGAAGGATATAGGAGTAACTTAATCTTCCACAAGGAAGGTAAGAAGATCTGCATCCTGCTGACCAGAAATCAATTGGTCTCAATTAAAGATATGTTAAATGAGATATTATTTGAGATGGCTAAACATGAGGCAGGGTCAGAGGGATTTGTGATTATTACTGATGATCTGGATAATATGCCCCGCAACGGGAAGCGCCGATGCTATAAGAAAAGTAGACCTTGATATCGAAGACTCATTCATAGTCGCCGAAGCATTATTTGGGCAGAACTGCATCCTGCAGGAGATTGATGGTATAACCACAGTCTCCTGCCCGGATGGTCGCATTTTCACCATAAAAACACTTTGATAATATATATTAAGACCACACTATCATAATTATGATAGATATGGAACCGACCTATTGTACACCGGACGAGGTTGCGGAGACGCTAGACCTCCCATCCGACCCCGATGACAATTATGGTTATTTCACGTTCACAGATATGACTCATCCATCCTACAAGCAAGTCTGTAGGATGATTTGTTCTAATGAAGACATCATCGACAGGCGTTTGAAAAGGTCGTGGAGAGTCAATTATGTTAAAGACCGCACGTTGAACATCCCTAAATATTGGCAAGACGAGAACGCTTGGCGCATGGAGTATTACCGTCAAGGCGGAAATTATGTCCAGCTAAGAAAAGATATACTCCCTTGGGACCCCACCCCAGTATGTAAAGAGGAATCCGAGACATGGTACGTCGAGGACATCAAGAAGCTGGCAGTAGGTCGGGTCGGCATACACAACGGGAAAGAGTATTTCATAGATGAGATCGGAGTAAGGGACGCGGAGGGTAAGATTCCGATTACCGGAAGAGAGGTCATTTACAGAGACAAATTGCTCGTCCGTACCCATAACAACATTTGGTATGATATGTCCTGGCAGAATATAGATCAGGACACTATGATCGGAGAAGATTCAGACTCAGACTCCATCTGGACCTTCGATAACCTGCTTGCCGCCGATGTACTCAATAATACATTCTGGATTGACAGGCCTAACGGAAGGCTGTTCATCAAGAGGCGTGTGTATATGCCAGCGGCTCAAGCGATGAAAATCTCCTATAGGTGGGGGGCACCTCCCGATGAGCTCCCACCCGCAATCAATAGGCTGGCATGTATCATGACTGCAGCCCAGGTACTCAATATGCAGGCATATAATGTCAGGCTTGGCACGGGCGGAGATATATCCAAGATTAAGGAAGCTATGCTTACGGGTTGGAAGGAAGAGGAGAATACGATTTACGCGTCGTACCAGAGGCCCGGATCGGTCTATTCTCTGATGAGGTGAGACTATGATGGACCCCGTGGAGGAACAGCCATTCTATTATGACGAGGCGAAGATACTTGCAGACCTGATCAAGAAAGAGTGGTCTCTCGGCCCCCAGAATTCACCTAATGTAGAATATGACCCTCATGGGTTCTATATGTCGACTCGTACGGGTGGGATTTATGTGTATAGGATCTCTGGGACCAATAGGATTTCCGCAGTAGATTATCAGGCGGTACAGAGAGACTCCCATCTTGGGATAAGAGTTTCCAATCCTAAGAGGGAGAACCATATCAGGTGGTGCCAAGAAGTATATAGGATTCTCCTTGCCAATCGTAGGCACCATCCCGCGTTAGGAGACTATCTGTTCCTGGAGGTTGAGGGAGAAAGAGAGTCCAACGACCTTACCGCGTACTACGTCACAACTTTTGATGTAAAGATGACCAGATACAACAAGCCAATCAGGTCGGCAGGATTTGGCGATAGGATTAATAAAGCTTTAGACAATTTAGCGAACAATACCACAGGTGATTGAACATGTCCGGGATAAGATTAGGTTCGGCATTCGGGTTTGAGAACAAACCCGGAGAAGGGCCAACTAAAACAAATGGGTGGCTCATTTGCCCACCTAACTTCTTCATCACGATTACCCCTATCCGCTCCACTAACAGGATGGACGCGATGGGTACGAAGAGATTCGACTATATCGCATACGGAGGGCATTATGTGAACTGGTCCGCGACATTCACCGCGGACTATGAGATGCTTGAGATGTTCCTCGGCGCATTTGAGCATTATGAGCATGCAAGCTACGGATTTTCATATGTCAACCCGAATAATTACAAGACCCGTTTTCTGTTACTGTCCGAGAAGTATACTCAAGAGGAAGACCCCTATGTCGGGTCCTTCAACCATGTTTCTGATACAGGAGAGAGTTACGGGGTGACTGTGGTAAAGGACGGGACCAAATATAAGGTGACGGTCGCATCCGAGGGAGGCGTGGACACGACTCTGTCAACCCCTGTGGAGATCAAGAAGATCTACAAGCACACCTTTAAGAAGAGCGATATCAAGCGCGTACCTACTATGTGTTTCCGCAGGCTCCAGCTCAATCATCAGGTTGGAGGTAAGCACGGTGATGAGATTCTTGAGGTCTATGGTGCGGTCTGCACGGAATGGGCAATCTCCGCTACCGCGGGCGCGTCGCAGATACAAGTCAATATGTCTGGCTTCGCATATAAACCGTTCAAGAAGTTGGTACCTTTCCTGGATACCACCGAATACAACGCCTATAATGGGGAGCACGTCATGTATGCCTGCCTGTTTGACAGTTGGACCGCAGGAACGGATACATATATCTCTGACGTCCAGTCACTTAGGGCGAACATCAAGAACAATGCTACAAAGGTCTACAGTACCTGTGGGCCTGTTATGACCAATTACCAGGAAGGGAAATCAGACTACGAGCTGACCGTGAACCTCTATTCAAAGGACGCTACATTCAGGGATAGAGTATTCACAGGAGGTCAGAAAGCGGCCGAGTGGATGCCGAATTACGATACCGTGACGATATACGAGAATGAGTACGGCATGGTCGTTGACCCAAGTACACCCGGAGCGACAGCCAAAGGGCCCTATGGATACCTGAAGACTCCCCTATGTAAGAATCTGTATCCGATGGACCAAGCATCTATCGTATCCTATGATACCTGTAGGGACATCGAAGCTGGAAAAGACTTAGGATCTACCATCCAAGAGGCTGATTTCAAATTCTCCCTGATGGTGGATGACGTCGTATTCAAACAGATGTCCTTGGAGAGAGGAGATTCCTCCAAACTGATGGATAACCTTACATCCGCAGAATGCAGAGAGATGTGGCTGGAGGTTCTCTCGGACGTGGAGGATTATGAGACTCCCGCGGACAGCAGGTATAACCTGAACATCAAACCAGATAATATGATTTGGAGAAAGACCGGGAACAAGAACGAGGCATTACGGAATAACTGAGGAAGACACATGACCAACATGAAATATATTGACCTGAGCAAGTACGGAGGAAACGGACAAGTTGTGATTTGCGGGGACGTCTCGCTGAGAAACGAGGCTATCACCAAGAATGAGGTCAGCCGCAGGATGGTAAAGGTCAAGATGGAGGGGGAGGAAACAGATGCCCAATACGAGGAGCATATTGACGCGGGCGACCTCGAGATTATCATGGTGCTGAAATATGTAAGGAAGGCGCCATTCAGTCAGACATATGACTCGTTCATGAAATACTGTGACACTCTCGAAGAGGTGACCCCCGGAGCCAGTCTGAAGCTGTTCGAGGAGATGCAGAGCGCGGTTCAGGAGGTTCTCGGCCAACCCAGCCCTTTGGAGAGTTGAGTCCGGACGGAGATCAGGACATAGGAACGTATGTCTTTGAGGATGCCATCATCCATGATGACCTCAGGGGCAAGTCCGCGATATTGTATGCTTACGGTATCTACCTCGCGAACGGCGGGACTCCTGAGGGATTCATGAGCCTGTCCTATACGGACATCCAGATAATGCTCATAGCGTATACAGGAACCAAGAAGAAGGAGCTCATAGACCTATCCAAGATGATTGCGGGAATGTTCGGAAGTGAGGATGATGGCTGAGGGAAGCGTAGAGAAGACACTGGCAATCAAGATTACCCCTAAGTTGGATATCGACGCGCTTACCCAGCAGATCAAACAAGCGGTGACCGCAGCACTTGGGGAGAGCAAGATTTCGTTCAGTACTACGAACGGAGAGAATAAGGGACAGTCTAGTACAACTAGTAGTGGCGACGAGTCTTCTGGCGACAAACCAAAGACTGGTAAGACCGGAGACGAGTCCAAAAAGATAGCTACAATCCGTGCGGTAGGTACGATCGCCAAGACAGGATTTAACCTTGCGCAACAGACCTTCAATGGAATTTTCGGAATTATCAAGGAAATTCATGCGAGGGTGAAACAGTCCTCTGCATTCCTCGCTGCGGTAGAGAATCTGTTCAACCTCGCCGTGACACTGTTGCTGATGCCCCTCGGCAATGCCATTGCAGAGGTGATTCTGCCCAGCACGATAGATTTGGTCGATAACGTTCTGAAGTTATGGTCCAGATTCGAACAGTATGCGGGACAGGGAGACCTTAAGAGCATTATCAGTCTGGTGATGTCAGAGGGTCTCCAGCTTATCGGAGAATATCTGAAGGATATCGGTAAGATTTTTACCGATTCGGGTGACACGCTCCTGGAGTCCGTGGGAAGCTTGTTCAATTGGCTCGGCGGGTTGTTGGAGAGCGGAAAACTGGCTGGAATCCTAGAGACATTATTCAAGATTTTCAAGGTATTCGCCGACAATATGCATATCTGGATCCCGCTCATCATCGCATATCAGGCCGCACAAATCGCAGCGACGATAGGCGCGGCGGCAGGCCCGATTTGGGGAGCGGCAGCTGCTGCGACAGGCGCGGCAGTGGGCTTCGCGGCAGGATCTGCCTTGTTCAGCAATGCCGATGGCGGTGAGTACGCTCACGTATCCGGGGGACAGGTTATAAGGGTAGCAGAGCACGAGGACGAGGTCGTAATGCCCAAGTCCAAACTACTGTCAGGTGGATATGGCGGAGGAAATACGTATTACACGACAATCAATGGATTCACCACTGAGGAGGTCAAGCAGATCGTGAGGGATGTGCTCCACGAAGAGGTCTCCAATTCTCAGTACAGGAGCGGACTCTGATGAGCGACTGGAGACAATCGTTCGTATTCGCCAGAGAACTTGAATACGGAGGGGGACAGGATGTTACCGATATGTTTGGATATTGGTATGAGCCTCCCCCCGGGGCGAAATTCTCCAGCACATATACCAGAGAGGGTACTAAACTCCGTCCGGTATCTGCTAGGACTTGGACGGAGATGAATTACGGAAAGGTCTCTGGGTCTTGGTCCATGCAGTTCCCGCTGGATTATGATTACATGGAGATATTCATGTTCGTGTATGACTCATACACCTTCGTACCTGTGGCAGATGGGAATGACCATGCGACATATGGTAGGCACATATTCAAGCGTACGGATGGAGGCGTGACCCCGTCATTCTGTGTGAGGCGCAAAACCATGTATCGGCCCGTGGGCGCGGACGAAGACCTGATCGACGAGATATACGGCTGTCTTGTAACGGCATGCAAAGTCTCTATACAGAGCGGGACCTCGCAGGCGATGGTACATCTGAGCGGGGTGTTCGCCGACCAGAAGCTGGGTATTTCTGCGGGGCTGGTCACAGGCATCCTGAACGGGACGGACTATCGGAAGCGGATTCCTAATCCTGTCCAATATTCCTGCCTGTATATCGGGGATGAGCCGATTTCCGATGTGCTGGCACTATCGGTACAGATGAAGAACACGGTCGTGCTCAAACATGGCATATTACTGGCTGTAGCGAGGACATATACGGAAGAGGAGTCAAGCAATACGTTCTCGTGTACGGTATTCGCAAAGGATTCGAAGACCTTCAGGCAGAGAGTTTTCACGGGGGGCTACCAGTATGGGAACTCATCTTATAACGAGATGTCCCTGCCCCTGCCAGAGCTTACCATGAGGTCTAGTGCCAGTACCGAGGATGAGCAGATACATAGGAACTTATCGAATATCCAGTTCAAGGTCACAGATGTTGTTGTAAGGTCCATGGGCTGGGACGCGGACAGCACCGTTTTAGTGGATAAACTGGATAGTGTCGATTGTACGTCCATTTCGATAGTGGTAGAGAACTTGGTACCGTATAGATATGACTTGTCCCAGAATGTGAGAGGCGAGCTCAATATCAAGGTCGAGGACCTTACTCACCCAGAGGAGTACGTCATGATCTATCAGGATCCAAGTACTGACAGGATCGTTTGTAATGCGCCGGGCCACCTTATGCTCAGCGAAACATACGTATCTTGACCGCGGTTATTTATTTAGGGATACAGATACAGACGCATGAACAGTATCCACGCGATAATAGGGATTATCGCAGTCTGCGCAATAGCCGCGGGCGGAATAGTAGGATACGAAATACTGGCTGGGTCTGACCCATATGTCGAGACAGGGCCCTATGTTGAGCCCGAGCCAGAGGTGGTGGTTCCGAACCCTGTACCGCCCGAGCCAGCAATAGATACCCAAGAGGATAATAACATGACTTCAGTCGCGAACGGAACATGCGGAGATAATTTGACCTGGGACTTGGACGATCAGGGAGTACTCACAATCAGTGGGTACGGCGCGATGACGAATTGGCCTAATGCAAGTGATCCGCCATGGATTGATTATAAAACTCAGATTTCCGCAGTACACTTTAATAGTGATACATCCGGAGGTAACCCAGGGATAACATCCATTGGAGGCTGGGCGTTCCACGATTGTACCTCACTGACTTCCATCACCATCCCCAACTCAGTCACGACCATCGAAACCTACGCGTTCACCGGTTGCATTTCGCTCTTTGAAGTTATCAATCTCAGCGGTCTTACCGTCACGAAAGGTTCCTCGGATAACGGATCTGTCGCGTATCATGCGATGAACGTGTTCACCTCGGTCGATGATGCCACTGTGGGGGTCCTCAACGGAAAGTTCGTCTACGGGAGAAGTGCAGGGACGAATTATCTCATCAAGTACATCGGGAACGAATCATCCGTGATCCTGCCGGAGACTATCAACGGAGGGAACTATGAGATATATACGCGTGCGTTCTACATATACACCTCGCTGACCTCCATCACCATCCCCAACTCGGTCATATCTATCGGAACAAATGCTTTCAACGGCTGCACCTCCCTCACATCCGTCACTATCCCCGATTCGGTCACGTCCATTGAACCTGGTACGTTCTACGGTTGCACCTCCCTCACATCCGTCACCATCCCCGACTCGGTAACGACCATCGGAAGTAGTGCGTTTTCCTATTGCGCCTCGCTGACCTCCATCACCATTCCCAACTTGGTCACGACCATCGGACCCTATGCGTTTAGGAATTGTACCTCACTGACCTCGGTCGCCATCCCCGACTCAGTCACGTCAATCGGAATCCAAGCATTCTACTACTGTACATCGCTCGCATCTGTGACTATAGGTAACTCGATGACGTACATGGGGGTCCAAGCGTTCTACGGATGCACTTCTCTGGAATCGACTACCGTTGCAGAATCCAATACCACATATTCCTCTGAGGAGGGAGTACTGTTCAGCAAGGCCAAGACAACATTGATCCTATACCCTGTGGGGAAGAATAACGCCTTATACATCATCCCCGACTCGGTCACGGACATCGGATCCGCTGCGTTCCGCAAATGCGCCTCGCTGACCTCCATCACCATTCCCAACTCGGTAAAAATCATCAGAAACGAAGCGTTCTACGAATGCACTTCACTCACAACAATCACTATTCCATCCACGGTCACCTCTATCGAAATGTATGCGTTCCGCGGTTGCACTTCGCTCACTACAGTGTATAATCAATCTTCCTTGGTGTTCACAAAAGGTGCAACATCTTATGGACAAGTTGCATATTATGCGACCACGCTGGTCCAGGATGACCTTCAAGTACAGCTCCAGGACGTAGACGGCAACATTCTGAGGACATATACTGTCCAGCCCGGTGAGTCCATCGCGGTGCCCGAGATACAGTATTCTAAAGAGGTTCAGACCGAGATTGGGCCCCGTACATACTTATATACTATCCAGAGGTGGAGATACTGACAGAATATATTAACGCGGGGGATTCGCTCCCGAATACCACTGAGCGTACCAGTTACTCACTCGTCTTCTCCCCAGTAGAGGAATTATTGTATATTCCGAATACTACGGAGCGCGAGAGTTATTCGCTTGTACTTGTTCCCGACCAATACACTGTAACCGGCGCGGGATTTGCCAGAGTACTTCTCAGTGGGGGGACGGTGCCCTCCGCTCCCGCAGGATGGACCCCTATACAAGGAGGATATACCAAAGATTTTCCGCTTGGAATGGCCAAAGCAGACGTGTTGGCCGACTTTGCCCAGACCGTAACTAAGACAGGATATTCTCTGGCGTGGCAAGCTTCCGAGGATACAGTCTCGGAAACGGGAATGACCCTTACCGCGACCTGGACACCGATACAATATACTCTATCGTTCGATACCGTGAACGGATCTGCGGTATCACCAATAACGTACACGGTAGAATCCTCCCAGATTGATCTTGCAACCAGTGCAATATCCACAAGGAGGGGGTACACCTTTGCGGGATGGTATGACAATGCGGAGTATTCGGGAGACCCATTGACTGCGATCACTCCCTCGGAGACCGCCCGTAATCTGACATTATACGCGAAATGGGGTGTGATTGAATACACCATCACATACCATGTCTCTCCTGGGATCAACGCGATAGCGAATCCGTTAAAGTATACGGTTGAGTCCAGTGCAATCACCTTTGCCGACCCTTCGAGAAGTTATTACAACTTCTCGGGGTGGTACACCGACGCACAAGGTACGACCCAGATAACAGGAATTCCTGCGGGGTCAATAGGTGACGTAGAGATTTGGGCGAAATGGACCCCTATAACATATACAATCACCTTCCAGACCAACAGTGGTTCTGCGGTATCACCAATAACGTACACGGTAGAATCCTCCCAGATCGATCTTGAGACACAAGCAGCCACACGGAGGGCTCATTATGATTTCCAGGGATGGTATCGGGAGGATAGCTTCGCTAATAAAGTCACCACAATCACCCCTGCGTCAGAACATCAAAATCTCACGCTATATGCTTACTGGACTCCGCATAAGTATACGATTACATACAATGCGGGGCAAGGTACAGCATCTACTGGAAATCCGACGTACTATACTGTAGAGACCGCTAGTTTGACTATTTATGCAGCAACGGGGCGCACGGGATATACATGTACAGGGTGGGGCTTCACACAGGTATCGGATGATACTGCGTCCGGGGAGTCGGATTCCTCAAAACCCGCGTCGTTCACTATAACCTTGGCACAGATCTCGACGGCGACAGGCGGAGCATACGGAAACATCACACTTTATGCCAAATACAGGCTGGATTGGTATGATCTTACCATACAATGGTCGTTGGACGTGACAAAGGTCTATAGGCGCGTGAATGTGTCCGGATCCAAGACCAAGAAATTCCCCTACGGGTCCAATATATCCACAAACATTGCCAGCGCGGGAATGGATCCGAATCATACGGTAGCATACGCCTACGGTCACACTTATACTTGGACTTCTTCTAATAACACTATGCCCGCGCAGAGTGTTACTGCGACCGCAACGTATACACTCGTCCCGCACACCCTGACACTGTATAAGAAGAAGAATGATACCGCCAGCAACGCATATAAGGACACGGTAAGCGGGTTTGGAGACGCGAATGACTGGATAATCGAATGGGTCTCTGCATATGACCCAGCAGATACCTCGACAGACACCTATGAGGGGTGGCACCTCTCTGCAACCCAAACCTCCAGGACCACAATCCCTACTTGGACACAGGGTACGACCGTTGGTACTGAGACCAGCTATACCATAGACGCGGAGGATACCGCGAAATACTGGGCGTTCGCATATGAGTCCGGGAAGAGGACGATACTGAACATCACGGATATGCAGAACCTGACTTTGTATGCGGTACCGTTCTTAAAGGTCACACTCACGCTCAGAGCGTATGACCCAGATGCCGTTACCATCGTCCCCGCACATCATGCGACAGAATCCGAGACCCTATCCGTAGGCGGATATACCTCAACTACCGTGGGCTTGACGCACAGGGTCCAATGGCACTATACCATCCCCTCCAGCGGATATACCGAGATCGTCAAGACAAGCGTCGCATACGCCACAGAGGATGCGTTCACCGCCCAGGCCAAGACCACACTCACGCCGAATAAATACAAAGTGCAAGGCGGGTCTACGGAATATTCCTTTGGCACCCAGTATACATTCACTGCAAACACGGTATTGGACCTCCAGTATGTCCGTTCGGAACAATATAAGCGTAGATACGACTCTAAGTTCTATGACGATCGTCGCCCCGCTGGAGAGAATTCCAGCACATTCTCCACCGTGACCGTATGGTCTCCCGCTTGGACGGCGTATTCAACGGTGAAAGCTACGACACACCTCTCTGGAACAGCGCCAGCCGCAATTCCGGGCTGGACCAAAGACGGGCTTCAATACACCTATCACGGCTGGACTACGGCGGCTTTGTTCGAGAACGGAAACTTCATCGGATACGGCCCTACAATCGATGATACGGGCGTAATCCATGCTGCTGGCTCATCCGTAGACATTGGGGCAGACTATATCTATTACGCGGTCTGGAAGGGACAGGGCACAGTCTCATATGTATTGGATCCCAACCGCAACGGAGGAGGAGAGAGCTGGGCACCCAATGACACACCCGAGGAGACGACGATAACTCTCACAGGGTATATCGGCAGCAACATGCAACACCAGATCATCAGCAATGTACCTGTATTGGAAGCGGGCACATATGTGGACGAGAGCGGGCGCAGTACGCAGGTGGACGGCTGGTATTTCGACGGCTGGGTCATTAGCGGGAGCTCCGTTATCTATTCTGCAACAGGGACTTACACTACAATCGCGGTCAAACCCGGACAGAAGATCGTTCTGACAGTAGAGAGGGAGAGGATGTACACCCGTACGATCTCCTTCCTGATCGCACAGGGATGCACGATGTCCATGAAGAAGACTCTGGTAGGAGCTTTCGAGGCGACGATCAGGGAGAATGGCGCGTACATCGCCCCCTCCGCCCTGCCCAGGAAGCATGAAGCTGACACAGGAATCACTTGGACCATTCAAAATTCTGGGACTATCTGGACGATAGAGAAGGTCGGGGGAGTATGGACCTGCACCACTGCGGGACAGTCACCCGTCGCTCTGACCTCTATGCTGAACGCCATCCGTCCGACAGAGGGATACACCTTCAGAGGGTGGAGCGCGTCTAATCTGGAGGTGCAGGCATATTCCAAGGATAAAGTCACGCTGACGACCACGGTCTCTGGAACAGTCTACAGTATATATTCTCCCAAGTTCACGGTAGAAGTATCCTACTACACCTCCTACACATCATCTGTCCAAAATGTGGTATTCGTAGAGGATGGAGAACCGGTCAAGACCGTGGTGGGCCCGATAGATGCGGGAGATTACTCTCGTGTCGATAACACTACTCCGAGCCAGACCCCCTCCGCGGATTATTGGTTCGTACCTTCGATGAGCGGTACCGCCATGACTGGATACACCTTCGAGGTCAGGTACTCGCTGACTACCCTCACGCCTACGGGAGGAGGAGTATTCAACGGATGGGATGACATTGATACTCCTGCGCATGAGATTGACGCAGGTGGCCGTGCAGAGACCCCTGTGGCATTCAATACATTCGCAGCTACAACGGCCACACCTAAATATGTCGCAGACTGGACCACGCAGTATACGCTGATGCTGTACTACGGAATCCCTGAGGACAATTACAAGCCTAGATATTTCGGACCTTGGGTAGCGGACTTCGGAAACACCATCACCATTAACGCCGTGTCCAAGCTCGGAATTCCGACGGATCAGGAATATGTGTCTGCCGAGACCCAAGCGAAGTGGCATGTCTCGAAGATATATCTTGGGCAGACATATGACCCAGACGGAGTTAATCTTTCCACAGGACCAATCGTGTACACCCCCGAGAACGATGGATTGGTCGCGACAGTCCAGGCGAGCTCTATACCCGGAGGCTCCGCAACCATCCGTCTGTTCGCGGAGTGCAGGCATTCCACATATAGACTCCTGGTCAACAAAGGTGCTAACGACGCCACTGCGCCGGAGACTTATATCATGCCTGTGACCTATGGCGAGTCGAATGTGTTGGACATCTCTGATTTCGCTACCAGCGAACAGATCGTGGCCCTGGAGGATGGCGGACACAACTCGTTCATGGGATTTGCAAGGACAATCGACGGCACTCCTGAATATTCCGCAGGAATAGACTATTACGGCACATATCTCAACGCGTTGGGTGCATATCCTGAGGAGAATAGCCAGGTGGTTTTCTATGCCACCTGGGGTAAGTTCGTCACGACCCTTACGGAAAGCGGAGTGGAAATCGGCCCAGACAAGGTGACCATCAGATATATTGCGACCCCGACGGACGCGGCCAATCCGACCATAGTGCTCGATTCGCAGGCGTCTACGGGATCGGTCCCCGTCAGGATTACCCGTAATTCCAATGTATCTACGGTAGAACTGGATTTCAGCGAATGTGACGCTGGCACATATTCATTCACCTTCAAGCCGATTAATATAAACGCCTCCAGCGGAGTCGTCCCATCTTCTCAGATACAGTTCAAACTATCTACCATCTCGTTCGAGAACACCGACGCCACCGCGGGGAACAACGTCATCCTTCCCGCTAGGATAAATTGGATCAGGAGATCTACCGAGACCGTGATGGATAGAACTTGGCAACTCGGCGGATACAGAGCCGCCAGCGGAGACAGTCAGCATATACACGGAGGATGGACTCTTACCCAGAACGGGGCTTTGGAGTCCGCTGTCACACTGGCCGCAAATGCTACCGAGAGCAAGACGCTATATGCGGCATGGACCACAGACCTTGTCTACGACTTGGACGGGGGCGTTTGGCCGACGGGTACGACTCCCGCGAATCTCCGCAGGTATTATACCGATTATACGGGGCAGACCATTCAATTGACGAATATCGTCCCGCTGATGGAGACCCGCACATGGTCCGCATGGGAGGGAGAGGGCATCGTTCCGACCGAGGAAGCGGGTGAAGTCGTAGGGTATAGCGTTCCTGCTAGAGCTGGAGCAATCGTTGTACACGCGGTATGGTCTCCAAAGAACCTTGAATGGGCTTGGGCCAGCACAGAATATAGCTGTATCGGCCCGGTAGCGTGGGAGACCGAGGACCATGAGACCTACGAGTACTTGGATATCACTCCCGCGGTCAGTTGGATTGACCAGACTACCGACACCGTGAGAGCAATCGCGTTCAATACCCAGGACAATGTTATCTCTCATGTCACCGACCTGGCGATCCCCTACGGGAACCAAGCGACCGTGGAGCTGTATGTGATGGCTATTGCGAATCCGTTATGGGCCAAGTCGTTTGTGATTCCCGGCGAGTCGCTGGATGTGACGATTCCCTTCTCCCAGTTCCCGAAAGTGATATTCCAGGCGGGAGTGGGTTACGTTACTGGACTCATGTACAGGTTCAGCAACCCGTCCGATCCTTCGTCGGAGTTGATACCAATCAATGGATCTGGTGAGACACAGGTCACCCTGACACTTACTCCTGGAGAGACAGTCAGGATATATGTGGACCCGACCAACCCAGATTATACCCTGCTCACGCCATCCCTTACCGAGACCAAGGGAGTCAGCATATTGGACGCAAGTTATACCCAGGTCCGCTCGGACATGGACAATACAGGAAACTGGATTGTATTATCTAACAAATATGCGCATACTCTGGATATGAGGCTCCCCCAGAAGCCTGCCGAGATCAGAACGTATAAGCTCGTGACGGATTCCAGCGGATACTGGATATTCAACGAGATATATGCGTCATGGCTGGCGGCCACGGGCAAACAGACCCAACACTTCGAGGCAAGAGTGCAGGGTGCTACGACTCAGTATGTGTCGGTGGAGACATTCGGGGCAACATTCGTGTCCGAAAGGGCTGATGAAGGACTCTATGCGGTGGATTTCGTCACATACCCAGAGGCGGTACAAGGCGAGAGTCCGAAGGAGAAGCACAATGTGCTCCTGCTGAAGATATTGGATGAACTGCCCCTTGCCCCGCTGTGTGTAGTGACCAAATATCCTACGAAACACAAGGAGGATATGCAGAAGTTATACCTGTCCACGGAGACCCAGCCTAACCTGGCAATCACCAACGTCCGCAGAAAGGTGAGGGTGCAGCTGAATCAATCGCCGATGCTCACAAAATCCTCGGAGTTCAACTATATCATAGATCTGGGTAATTTGGAGACATGCATAATCACCGTCACCCGCACCCCACCTGCCAAACCTAATGACAGGAGCCATAATCCCGCGGATTGGTCGACGAACAAATGGGTGAAATATGTCAAGACCTTCTTCGACCAGTGGCAGAATTCCAACTACGACGTCAAGGAGGAAAGGAGCGGAGGGTACAATCTCATCCTCGACCCGCTCATATCCTATAACGGGTACCCCAAGATCGATAAGAACGTGTTCCTCTCTGCACCGCTCCAGTATCCATATAACAGGGCAGGCGTAACACTTACCCTCCAGTTTACCGTCGCATCCATGCGCGGAAGGAACGCAATCAAGAAGCAGTCGATCGTATTCAGATATGTCAACCGTGATGGACAAGTTAAAGGAATCACGCTTGAAACCTACAATGGGGTCTATATCGCCCCCCAGTTCCCTGAGGACGTGCTCCAAGAAGAGGGTACTGAGCCCGCATGCTGGGCATATACCGTAGAAGAGAGTGCGCCCGTGTCGGAAGGGTCTACCGTGATGGAGAAGAAGACCGTGACAAGGTATGCCTATCCCGGGGATGAGCTTCCGATTACTCTGCAAACCATCAAGGAGGAGGGTCAAGACATCGATTCCACTCAGGTGTTCACGATAAAATACAGGCGGGTCTTGGGTGTAGTAGTCTTCGAGGCCCCCGTGAACGGATCCTACGAGGTCAGAATCCCTCATGATACCTTGTGGAATACGATATTGGAGGGAAACACCCACGCATATGCTAAATGTATCGCCGTAGGCGGAGGCGGAGGTGGCGGCTCCAGCTATGCCACAGGTGAGAAAATCACTGGCGGGAATGACATTATAAGGTTCAAGCTCGCGTCATTCATGGTCGGCGGGGGCGGCGGAAGCGGATTTACCGTTGCCAGGACCGTGCATATCTCCAAAGAGGGTATCAGGGAATTCTCGTTGACCTTGGGTGCGGGCGGAGCGTCGGAAATCAATGGTGAGAGCTCTGAAATCAGATATGGCAGTGCATTAATCGTCAGTGCCGGAGGCGGAGAGGCCGGTGGCAGAGATAAAAGAGGTACAGGAGCCTATAACGGAGGGGAGAACTCCACCAGCAAGGATGTGGACCTCAGATGGGACTCGGGAGAGGCCATCAAAGGGTCCCAGGGGTCCCCCACAGATGGAGAATTATCGAAGAACAGCTCTACGGGCGAGGCTGATCCCGACTCTATCAGGGGAGGTATGGGATACGGGGCATACCCGAACAACAATCCTGTTGTATATCCGAGTTCTGGGGGAGCTGCGGCGAACATTAATAGGCATTATCGGGCCAGCTCCAATATCTGGGTCGTTTCTGGCAGGTCTGCGACAGGCGACGCAGAATTCTCCGGCAGGCAAGCTCAGGCGAAGCTCATCAGAAGTCTCGGGGGGTGCATCTTAAGTCAAACAGCCACCTCTACCAAGGACCCGACATGTACTGTAACCTCCTCTGCAGGCAACGCAAGGTACGGCGGAGGCGGATGCTCTAAGCTCAGGTGGCAGGATTATGACCTGAACATCAAAGAAATGGTGGAGGTAGTCAAAGTACCGATAGAACAACAGATGCATGCATTTTCCCCAGGGGGCGCCATAATTAATGCGTTCAATATAAACACATGGAAGGCGGCACTAGGCGTTGTGACTAACACTGTGAATTATACAGTGAATTATGTTCACAAGGCCTTAGATTATGGGGCTTGCACATATACCACGCCTGGTGGAGCTGGAGCAGACGGAGTAATAATTATAGAATTCCTCGGAGATGTCATTAACAACGGGTGAATATATGGATGAATATGGACTAATCCAGATAAGGACGGGCTTCAGCACGAATTCAGGAACGATGTATGATCTGGGGATAGTGACAGGGATTACAGACACACTGAACAAGGCTATTACCGCAATCCCCATCCCTAATCTGCCTACAGATTCGACATACGCGCTGGAATCCAACACCTCGAACAGTTATACATTCACATTTGCCCGCAAGAACCCCTTGAAAAAGTTGCCTAACGGCACATATATGACCTATGTGTACGATGACGACTATGATAAGACCTCTTGGAAATGGACTAATGCCAAATGGTGCGACGCGCTCATGTCCTTGGCAAACAGGTGGCAGATCAAGACCGACGGTTACACCATGTTCATCAATACCAAGAATGCAGAGGACATCACAAAGGATACAGAGACATTCATCCCTCAAACTCTGATGTTACCTTCCAGCCATGCGGTGAACATCTTCGTACAAGAAGTGGAGATCGACTTGAACTGCGGAGACTCGGAATACCTCACGGGGTCCATGGTCGTAGTGGTAGGCGGCAGGCTGACCGAGAAACTGTCCGAGGGGCACGAGGATAGTGTGCTCTTCACTCACATAGACGGAGAGTATGAGGCAATTCCTAGGGAGCTATATGAGAAGAACCCCGCCCTCAGATATATCCCCATCTATGACAATCTGAATACCGCAAGCTGTTACAATGCGTATAACGAGTATAACGAGTGGTATTTCACCAGGGACACGTCCATCAAGGTCAGGGCGGTCAAGAAGTTGAACGGGGTGCTGATACAGACTCCCGAATACGCGTTGACCATCGGGTCGAGACAGGGTCAACCAGACCCCTCGCACGGAGGGTATATGGGTCTTGACTTGGTGAGCTCATATACAATGACCGGCGGACTGGAGGAGCCTTTTGAGCACGTGTCCCTAAAATTATCCAAAAGGGCATTCATGAGAACATATCCCGAACTGGCTGGGAATGTGAACATGCAGACTGATAAGGTAATCGCGATAATCCAGCCCGGTGAGAGCAAGCTGCAGATAAATGCCGTAGGCAGGGGGGAATATATCGTGACTGAGTGTGCCCTGCGGGATAATTCCTACGATATGATCGCATATTGCGGAATCAGCGAAATCCGCGGTATGAAATTCACGTCAAACATCACTTGGACCGATCCGCTGTCGATGATCCTGGATATCATCGGTACGGGGCTGTACTCACGGTACTATTACTTGCCTTACCAGATCATATCCAACGTGGACGTGTCGAAGATTTCCGTGAATGCGGTCAGGTCTGCACCAATCCATACCGATGAGGACGTCGTGAAGGATATGACTCTAGACGTGCTCGGTAGCGCACATGATGAGTTCATCCCCATAATCAAGGGGGCGAACATCTGGACGACCCTCCAGATATGCGCGATGATATGCAACGCACGCATATTCTTCGCGAACAGCAGGGCTTATATCATAGATTATACCAAATTGGCAGATGAAGTGCCAGAGAACATACCCAGTACCGCATCCGAGGACTGGTCTGACGAGCGTAAGAGGACAGCGTTCAACAGGCTCATCGTGAGATCAGGTCTTGATATGGGCAGCAACCCATCATTCGGGTGGGACGAGGCGATGGGAAACATCCAGGCAATTGAAATGAGCCCCGAGGACTGGAGGGCTACTCTGGATTCCGTCGAGTTGCACAGCGAACGTACATATGACCGTCTGATGGGAAGGGTTTACGGGACTGTATCTCAGGACGCACAGGGTTCTACCACGACATATAACACGGTCGCGGTGAAATATAACGTATATACGAGCCTGGAAAAGGCCGTCAAGACCCGTACGATCTAGTTCGGCAGGTATAAAGCGGACGACCTGAGCGACCCTATCATCGGAGAATGGATCTCTCCCCTTTCGGGAGACGGCCCATGCGTAAAATACTCCGTATCTTCGGAAAATCCCGAGTATGCGAGCATCCGCGACATGGCTGAGCAGTCCATCAAGGATATCGGGGAAGGCCCTGGGCTGTATACTCTTGACCTGACACAGTATTTCGCAGTCCTGCCCGAGTATTATGCCAGAAAGGTGCTGTATATGGTGCTCGCCTATTGGGGAGAGACCAGAACATCGGTCTCATTCACCGCGAACGAGCGTAATTCCGGGTCATACGGCGAGACCAGCCCTGATTCTTACTGGTCTGCGCTGTTCCCCGCGGTAAGCTCGGTCAAACAGTTCACCGATATCGAACAGGACCTCGCAGTATCCGCGATGGGGCTGAAATTCCCCAGCAGATACTATCCGCAGAAGCTGGCACTGTCAAAATATTCAAGAGAATACCCCTCTGGGCGTACAAAATACTCATTCGGTATCAGCAAACAGCTCGATTTGGCCAATACTGTCTCGCAGCTCAATAATAGCTGAGAAAGGAGAGCATTTAATAACCTCGGTTGAGATATGTGACTATCGTGAGCACATGTCGACCGTAATCCGTCGCGAATACATCCCCCAGACGAGGGATTTCAGAGCCAAATCAGGCAACACAGGAGGAGTGGTGAACGACTCCGAGTCCACAGTCCTGATCGTAGACTTCCCGCAGGGGTATTTGGACGATAAGGACGCGTTCATCGCGTTCAATGTGCTCGATCCCGAGACATATGAGCCATATTGGTACGATTTCAGCTCCTGCTCCATCGCATTACCTTACGAGGTGACCTCGAAGGTGACCCAGAATAAGCTTGAGTACCAGCTCATACTCATCGGCAAGACCAATCTCAATTATGTCGAACAGAGCGTGATCGACGTTGCACAGTTCTCACGGTCCATCCAAGATCCACAAGGTATGGCCGATAGCCCTGTGCCAGCAGCTGTCGAACTGACTGCACTCAGGCAGACCCTGGCCGATTTGGAGGCGAGGGTCACGGCTTTGGAGGATCAGGCCGGAGGCGGAGCATGACCACACATATCTTCAGGGAATACGACCCCCAGACCAGGAAATTGAGTATTAAATCTCCCGGAGGCGCTGGCGGAACGACCGAGGACGAGAGCTCCGTGATTTTGCATTTCACATATACCCAGCAGGGGTATTTGGACGGTCGTGTCCCATTCATCGTATTCGATGTCTTCGATGATAGAGGGAAGAGGATCTATTTCTCCCCCGTCACCCGCCCCGCCTTCAACGGATATACATTCCCTATACCGTATGCGGTATCCAGGCGTGCGACCCAGAACAAACTCCGCTATGTTCTCGCATTCACGGTAGACGGGGAGGACCCAGAGCTCATAATCGAGCAATCTGCGTTGGACACCCTGCAAATGCCTCACTCCTTCATCGATGCGTTACTGATCAGGGAGGGACTTGCGGTCGAGCTGCCCGCGGTATCCAGCGTCATCAAGGACGTGTCATATGATGACAGTACATCCACATTCACATTCACCCGTGTGGATGATTCAGTCTTCAGTATCGGACTCAGCGACCTTGCGGAGGACCATTTCGAGGTGCCTACCGAGGCGGACCTGAATAATCCAGAGTATACGGGCGACGCAGAATCAGGAGACACAGCGGTCGCGCTTGACACAGGCGCATGGTATAAACTCTATATCAAAGACGGACAGAAGGTCTGGTATGCGATGTCCGGGAATTTCTCCGTACCTTTTGATATAGATGAACGCGAATATTATGAAGCAGAGGTGAGCTATAGTGACTGACGCTGCGTACGAATATTTCACACATGGTGATAACAAGATACAGGTCGATTCTGCGATCCGTGACGGAGATGGATACAGGATCGCTACGACCTACCCTAAGAAGATAGATATCAGGGCCAGGCCAGCAGGCAATAAACATCTTGTGATCTCGCACGGCCTGCATAATGCACCTGTCGCAGTGTCCCTATACGTGGTCCATCCTCCGGAGAATCCCGCAGGGCTCGAGACCCTCGAGAGGATAGAAGCGGATATAACAGTCACGGCTACACAGATAGTAATCTCCTTCATAGAGCTCCCCGAGGGTGGCGAAGATCTGGAGTTGCTTGTGAGGTCTCTGATCTGAATGGTGATAACATGGAGCAGTATTCAAACCTTAATGTACACGGAAAGATAACCCAGAAGGCAGCACAGGGTACTAACGCCGATGATGTTGTTAAATACAGTACCTTTAACCCTATAGTAGTGGCTAGTGCCACCCCCTATGTATCGGGAACAACTTACTATAAGGGATCCCTTGTCCTGACAAATAATGGGCTAGTGTACCTATGTAAAGTCGACTCTCCATCGGATAATGATGATTTTGCTATCACAGGTAAGGTCTACACAGCCGATGGTACCACCATAGTTCTTGACGGAACGCAATTCAAACAGAAAAGCGGGGTTGTGACTGCTGGTACAGGTATAACGATCGGAACTACAGTGGTTGGGTCAGCCACAGAGGTACCAAAGGTCAAGGTAGACACCTATGGACGCGTCATCAGTATCGATAAAGTGACGATCTACCCTCCTACTTCGGCAGGTACGAACGGTCAGTTGTGGAAATCCGACGGAAGCGGTCAGGGTGTATGGGTAAACCAATCTGCCATAACTTCTGGTGCGTGTTCTGGTAATTCCGCTACCGCCACTACCTTAGCTACGGCTAGATCAATCAATGGAACTAGCTTTGACGGGTCTGCAGACATAACGACTTCGAAATGGGGTACTGCCCGGAATATCACCATATCAGACAATGACGGTACCAATACACAGGCAACGAACAGTATCGACGGATCTGCCAACTTTACGCTGAAACTCCCTGCCACGATCAAGGCGTCGCTTTCAGGAAATGCAACCTCTGCAACCAAGGCCACACAGGATGTAGATGGGAATGCGATCAAGACAACATATGCAAAATTGAACTCTCCTGCATTAACTGGCACACCTACGGCACCTACCGCGGCTGCGGGAACGAATACTGACCAGATTGCTACAACCAAATTCGTTAAAACAGCCATTGATAACCTCCCTGAGCCCATGTTGTTCAAGGGTACCGTTGGTGAGGGTGGAACGATTACCACACTCCCTGCGGCCGCTGCGGCCAACGAGGGATTCACGTACAAGGCCATTACAGCACATGCATCTAGTACGAACCCCGTATACCCCGCGTATAAGGTAGGGGACACACTCATCTCTAATGGTTCCGCGTGGACGGTCGTCCCTTCAGGTGATGAACCCAGCGGTACTGTGACTACAGTCACTCCCGGGACTGGCCTCACTACCACCAATCTCAACCCAGGTAGTAATGGTGATGCTATCACAAGGTCAGGAACCATTGGTCTGGCTAATACAGCCGTCACAGCTGGAAGCTACGGCCCATCTGCCAATGCCACTCCCGGGTACGGCAAGACGTTCAATGTACCATATTTCACCGTTGATGCACAAGGTCGTCTTACTGCGGCAAGCACGAAGACTGTGACAATCCCTGCAAGCGACAATACCCATTACACCGCGAATCTGATCACGGGTCCCGCGAATAATTCCACGAGCAATGCGGCAAATACAACAACCAATAGCATATTCCTTAATCTTATTGAAGATAACACAGTCCGCAATTCTCATAATATTGTAGGATCAGGCGGGACCACGGTTAAGTGTGACGCGAATGGTAAGATCACGATAACCTCTCCTCTGATTGCAGCGACCAACGTGACTCTCGCGGATATGTGATACCATGGCTACGGAAGCTAGGAAGATTACATATGATAACAAACCTGTGCAGGTGGAGTCAGCCATCCGTGACGGGACTGGTCTGCAGATTAACACTACCTACACAAGACATGCGGAGTTCACTATAACCACAACTGCAACCACGACATCTGGGAATGTGATGGTTGCTGACTTGGGATTAGGCGGGAAGACGCCGCGCATCATACAGATCTTCGATGCCGATGGCAACGAGGTTGGCGCCGACATCACAATGACATCTACGCAAATAACATATAATCTGATAGGCACCGTTGCAAATCAGACTTGGACGTGCCATATTACGGCATGGTGATACTGTGGTTAATACGGAAGCTAGGAAGGTCACATACGATGGCAAACCCGTACAAGTCGAGAGTGCGATTAGGGACGGCAGCGGAAAGGTCATCGCGGATACATATGCTCTGAAAGGACACACTCACGCAATCTCTGATGTTACCAATCTTCAGACCACACTGGATGGTAAAGCCGCAGCAAATCATGATCATGATACAGCCTACATCAAATTGTACAACGGTGCAACCAATAATACCGCAATCTCTAACTGGGGTACGTTAAAATCCGCGAATGGGTATGCACATGTTGCAGGTATTCATGGTGATCAGGGGTCAGATTTGGCCATCGCATCCAAGGGCGGGCAGATGTCCGTACAGATCGACGGATTCTTCTATCAGAATGAGGGCAGCAAGAAAGTAGTTGATGAGTCATATGCATCGTCCGATAATGCCCTGGCAATCATATATAACAGCAATGGTACGGGTGCATCAGGAACTAGTACAAGTTACGCCAGAAAAGACCATAAACACGCTATAACTCTCGCCACAGGTGATTCTAACGGACAGGTGAAAATCGCTGGTACGAATGTGGATGTGAAAGGACTCGGCTCTGCAGCATATACTGCAAGTACTGCCTATGCAACAGCAGGACATACTCATGATATATCTCTGGCCTCAGGCGGTACTGCCACAGTCAACCTTGCACATAACACGGCATACACACTTACTGCTGGTGGCAAGTCGGTAGTGTTCAAGACCCCTGTGCTTACAGCAGGAACGAATATCACGATTACAGGCAATACAATCAGTGCGACCGTACCGACGATAACGAGTACGATAGTGTCCCTGATGGAGGTAGATTAAAATGGCTACGTATGGAATAAAGATATATTCTAATGATGGTCAGACCGAGCTCTATGTGTTCGACGGGCCTACGGCATATAGTAGTTATAAGGTTACATCTACGGGTCTTGACGGAATAAAGAATATTGATGGCGCATCAACTACTACTACAATATATACCTATAATGGAAGCGGAACATTTACAGGATTCTCTTTATCAGCAAATGCGGATACAGCAACATATACCAATGGGGCAACAATCAACAAATCCGTAACCTCGAATAATTATGCCGAGCTATATGTAGTCGATGGTACTGGTGTGTCTCCTGTGGATTACGAACACATCCTCCTGAACGGCAACAAGGTTCAGGTCGACTCTGCTATCCGCGATGGTAACGGCGTGAGGATTGACACGAACTATGCGAAGAACGCAGATCTTCAGGCCATCAAACAGGATGGCATCACAGGTGTGACAATTAATAGGTACGGATCATGTAATACATCCGCGGCTACTGCTGCGAAGACGGCCACTATCAAGGGGGGTACATTCCCCACACTTAATTCCGCAGAGACAGGCATAAGGGTATCCATTAATTTCTCATATCCGAATACTGCAAGTACACCTACACTGAATGTTAATGGCAGTGGTGCAAAAAATATCTATTACAAGGGATCAAAAATAACCTCTGGATTAAATAAATCACTTATTGCAGGTGTATGCGATTTCATATATATTGACTCACATTGGGAGTTAGTCGGTAAGCATGATATCAACAATATGGACTCAATTACCTCTGATGTAAGTGGGACACTTAATAGGTACGCATCATGTACTACCACTTCGACTACGGCAGCCAAAACTGCAACCATAACCACTGGAACACCGATACTTAGTAAGGGGCTTACGGTGTATGTGAACTTTAGTTATGTTAATACAGCAAATTCCCCTACATTGAATATCAATGGTACGGGAGCCAAATCTATACGGTATCGCGGAGTAATAATAGGGAGCGGTAGTGATAGAATGCTCCTCAATGGATTGTGCTTGTTGGTATATAACGGTACACAGTGGGATTTGATAGGCACCCAGAATATGATATATATGGGACAAATCACTACTTCAACAGTCTCTTTATCGATACCATACGCATCAACTAAAAATCAATATTATATAAGTGAAATCAGGGCCTCTCTCTCGTGGACTCAGAAGGACGTTGCAACAATATCGCGTGCGTACGTTGCCAATCATCCAATTAGCGGTGGCGGAGGAGGGAGTGGTAGTAGCTCCGCGCACCCCGAGGTAGTTGCAGGATCTTGCACGATTGCTCCCGGAGATATCGTATATAGTGATGGATCAAGATGGATCAATCTTTCTGGAAATGATTTATCGAGTGAAGTGCAATCCAGAGCCATCTTCGGAGGGGATGCATCTACGGTAGTATCAGGGTATTATGAATATTGGTTTACAGTTACGGGTGCCAATATATATCATATCCCGACAGTGACATTTGGAATGGATGAACTTGCAAAAGGAATTTGGGCCCCGATTGCGTCAACAGATACAGATAAAATCATCATCTATGCTAAGAAGCAATATACTCAACAGGAACTTGAGGAGATGACATTTCATATCGGGTATATACTTAATTAAGAGGATTGAGGGGGAATATCCCCCTCAATTTTCTTCTATATATACATCCCAAAATTGTATATGGGCGTCAGACATATCACTTAATGTCCAATCTCCAGTCAAAATATTATCTGAATTATAATAAAATCTTCCAAATTGAACAGCACCCTCTGGATAGATGTTTACATAAGTTCCGTATTCACAATATTGCAAATATGAGTTATTTCCTCCGTGAGCAGACCATTTTCCTGTCTGATAATACGCGGAAGGTTTTTTGATAGAGATACCTAAAAGATTTCCAAGAATATCGAGGGTGGTAACAGGGAAGGTATTAGAAGAATTGGGGGGAATGTGAATACAACCATTCAACAATCCTTTTTTTGGTGCAATACGAAGATATTCTAACGATCCCCACATTGTTAGTGACGAACCGAGAGTTTTACTTGTTATCTGAATACGTGTGTTATCAAAATATGTCGCATTGGTTATACCTAACATAGTAGTAAAATGATGAACAAGATATAAAAAGTAGGGGCTTGCGCCCCCTTTAAACAGTTTCAGCCCTTGGCCGGCCGGATGATCCGGTTGAACCAAGGTAAAATTATTTTCCTCCTGTTGGAAGCCCGTTTCATAGAACTCCTGCGCCAGAAGGGGTGGGATTGAATAATCGCAATAGATATATTTCAACTAATCCAACTGTATTGAAAAATGATAGTGCGTTTCATATACCCAGATAAAGATATTTGCGCATGTCAGATGATGCCAGGTGCCCGTTTTGCAAGAAGAATCTTTCACTCTACACCAAAGAGTACATCCGCAAACACATCGCAAGATGTGAACGCAAATTGAATCCCTATCAGTATTCTGACAGAAAAAGAGGAAGACCCAGACTGAAATCTGCGATATTTAGTATATAAGGATATTCAAAATTTTCTTTATTAACCTTCATCGCAGTTAATATTCTGCCCACATGGGCAGGAAATAATATGGACGAAGAGGTCAAATCCGATAGCTTTGATTGGTCGAGCTACCAGAAATGGGAGCACGATAAATTAGAGCATATAGGACACGATACAGATAGTCTCATACGTATGCTAGGAGATGAGAAAATGGGAGAATCTTATGATTCAGGAATGCTGGCGGGACTTCTCAGCCAGAAAGGCATTGACCCAGGCATCCTTGCGATGCTTCAGAACAACGACGGATTCGGACACGGTGGAGGACTTCTTTTCCTTCTGTTCCTTGTCATCCTTATGGGTGGAAACGGATTCGGATGGGGCAACAACCGCGGAGACCTCGGTCTCGACAGGACCATTATCAATGAGGGAAATTTCAACCAGATGATGCAGGCTATCACGCAGAGCGGACAGGCACAGACCGCAGCCGTTCAGGCACTGGCCAACAACCTCAACACCGACGTGGTGCAGATCAATCAGGCACTGGCCGCCATGGACAAGGAGATCGCCATCAACAGGGGCGACATCAAGTCCGCGATTCAGTCCTGCTGTTGCAACATCAGGACCGAGATGCAGGCCCAGAGCAACGCCATCCAGCTCGGAACCGAGAGGGGACTCAACGGAGTCCAGAGGTCCGTGGCTGACCTCGGTCAGTCCATGGCCAATGCGTTCGCCACCGCTGGTTACCAGAACCAGCAGCTGTTCAACGAGCAGAACACCCTGATCACCAAGGCTTTCTGTGATCAGAACGCATACCTCGCAGAGCAGTTCTGCCTGATCAGGAACCGTGAGGACCAGAGGGAGATCCAACAGCTCCGCGACCAGCTGGCACAGCAGAGGAGTACTGCCAACACACAGGCAATCCTCACAGCTATCCAGAACAAGGACACCATTGCCACAACCATCCAAGGGACTCTCGACACCACTGCGGGAACCTGGACCGGAACGGGAACCGGTACTCTTTCTTGAGGCCGACCCCGACTGGGAGGACCTGATCCTCCCCGACCCCTGAGGCTGTAAACCTCGGGGGTCAAACCCCTTTCATATATTCACGTTGGTGAGACACATGGACACAAACCAATATAGCAACATTCTAAAGGCCATCGGCAACAATGGCAACACGCTCAGCACACAGCAACAGGCAGATAACTACTCCGCCTTTTCCAAGATGATGTCGGACGGGATTTACATCCCAGATCTCATCAAAAAACTCGATTCACTCGAGACCAAGGTGAAGAATCTGGAGGAGAACGGGCAGAAACCTACTCCCATGGATCTGGATCTGTTCGTAGTGATGGAGTCTGCGGTCAAGGATGACCCAGATGTCAAAAATGCACGCAAAAAGATGGCTGATGAGAAGTCGAGAGTCATCTCGGAGTACTGTATGAAGGACGACAGGTTCAGGGAGGCCGCAGATGCCTACAGAAGAGAAGTCAACAGAGCCTACATACAGCAGAAAGAGCAAACCAAGGACAGAAGAGAAGATGCTTGAGTATGCTACCACTCCTCGCGGTGCATATCGGATCAAAAAGATATACCGGGCCATGAAGGCCCGTAAATGATTTCAGTAGGTTGCCTCAGGGGCCTGCTCGCCCTCGGTCATAGTGACAGAGGGGACGGGCTCCTCACCCTCGAGGACCTTAACGACATAGTCAAAGACAATCTCGGGGACCTCATAGGTGATTTTTTTGCAACCAACAGCAGTCTCGGTAGAAATACAGATAGATTTCATGGATAGTTGAAATCCGTATGTATTTATAGCGATTTCGCTTATATAATGTGACGAGAAATCATATCGCCCATCCAAGAAAACAGTCCCCGAGGGCCTAGGTAAACCAAGGGGTGAGGATGTCGAGCATGTCACAGGATCCGACTCCAGGGATGGAACTCTACCTTTGACCTCTGCTCGAAAATTTTAAAATTAGCGGGGAGAGAGGGATTTGAACCCCCATGCGACCGAGTCGCTGCAGTTTTCAAGACTGCCGCCTTACCAGGCTAGACTATCTCCCCTTGGTGCCATCAGTGGGTTTCTAACCCACGCTCTCCCGTTTACGAAGCGGGCGGTTTCGTCACTGTCCTATGATGGCATAGGTAGTCCCGCCCGGATTCGAACCAGGGTTATCGGCTCCAAAGGCCGAGGTGCTTGACCGCTACACTACGGGACTGTTTATGGTGGGCCTGAGGGGATTCGAACCCCTGTCTACCCGCTTAAAAGGCGGGTTCTCAAACCTGTCTGAGATACAGGCCCATTGGTGGACGTAACCCGATTCGAACGGGCGATCTCCGCTTTATAAGAACGGCGCATTGGACCGACTATGCTATACGTCCATTGGTGGGTTCGTGCGGATTTGAACCGCAGTCTGTTGCTCCCAGGGCAACGGTGATGCCAAGCTACACCACGAACCCAGATTAAAGGTCACAGACAGGCACCTAGTTCCCAGTTGCAGTTTGATCACCTGTCTGTGTTTAGTGGTAAGGGGGGATGGACTTGAACCACCGATCTCTTGGTTATGAGCCAAGTGGGATGACCTCTTCCCTACCCCCTTATTGGCGTCCAGGCAAGGACTTGAACCTTGGACAGTTCGGTTAACAGCCGAACACTCTACCAGCTGAGTTACCTGGACATGGAGCCTCCAATGGGACTTGCACCCACAATCGCTCGCTTACAGGGCGAGTGCCATTCTGTTAGGCCATAGAGGCGTCGCAGGCAAAAGATACGAGATGTACATTGGGCTATGAGGGCCGTATATTTCGCCTGCAGAATAACTATATATCTAGCAGGTATAAAAGAGTAGCGTTGCCAGGGTATCCCTATTTATAGCGTGAGACAGATTCTATTTTCGGTATATATGCCCACACAAATTCAAAAATCGGATTTCCCACCTTTTGAGGAATGGGAGGAGATGGAGATTGTAGAGGGTATCGGCACCTCTGATGAGCATGCCGATCCCTTTTACAGATGGAACAACTACGGTATCGAACTGCATGAGGATGGACTGTGCCAAGCATACGTCATCATCCAAGACCCAGAGGAAGGAGAACTTCCTAAGAAAATTGCAGAAGGATTTGACTCGCCCGAGGCCGTAATCGAATACTTCAGGAACACCGAGCACCAGAAGGAGCTTGCAGGTGAGGGAGTCGCGCCTGAGGAAGTTGCCGAAGCAGAAGGAGAGCCCGCACCGATGGGTGATCCGGGCGCTCTCGATGGTCCTGCAGAGGAGATGCCACCTGTAGAGGAGGCTCCTGCCGAGAACACGCCAGAGGCTGAACCCCCCGTTGAGGAGGAAGAGGCACCCGCTCCCGAGAAGAAAGAAGGAGAGGGCGGGGAGAAGGACAAGAAAGAGGATGAAGAGAAGGATGACAAGGACAAGAAGGACGAAAAGAAAGTCAAGAAGTCCGAGGAGCCCGCAGAGACCTCTTCTGAGTCCATCCAGAAGGCCGTCCCAGAGGAGGCAGATCCCTTCCCACCCATCAAGTCCTTCGCAGAGATCCGCGAGGAGTACATGAAATCCCATGCTGGGTCTGGATATAACGCATCTACTCCCGCAGAGCATACCCGCACAACAATCACTAAGACAGCACAGGTGAATAAAATGACCGAGACAAATACAACAGCATCTATCGCAAAGTCAGAATCTACCCCCGTCAAGAAGAGTATCAAGTTCGGAGAGATTCCCAGCTGGCAGGATATCAAGAACGGATATCAGTTCGTGCCAGAGGCCCCTGCCGCATCGATTACCAAGTCCGAGGCGGCTGGATCTCCTCCTCCCGAGCAGGTGCCCGAGGATGTTCCCGCAGAAATGCCTCCTGCCGAGGCACCTGCTGAGGCACCTGCCGAGAGCGGTGACCTTACTCCCGAGGAGATTCAGGCACTCGCACAGGCTCTTGGCATGTCCCCCGAGGAAATCCAGCAGATGCTCGCCAATCCCGAGAGCGCCCAGCAGCTGCTTCAGATGATTTCCGAGGTTATGCCCGAGGAAGGAGAGCCCGCGGTCACAGACGACGGACTCAAACATCCTACAAGCACTCCTGACATCGGGCTCTGATAAAACTCCTTCCCCCTTCGGGGGGTTTCTTATACCAATTACTACATATGTAGTCTTATGAAACGCAGTACCGAACAATTCCGGGAGAATCTCAGGAGATCCTTCCTCTCGGACCTGCATCAAAATGCAAGACTCATGGATACAGAGCTTCTTCTTCACGTTGTTGACCAAGATGTGGTGGAAAAGAGCCTTGTTAAGCAATATGGCGCGATAGACTCCTCTACAAAACATTTTATCCACCGTACCGAGGATTATGCGCAGATGGAAAGAGCACGTGATACGCGTATAGACTCCTCAAAATTGGAAAAACATGCAGATTTCAGACAAATCGGGCTGGACCAATCTCTGGAGAAGATTTATTTTGACTATTATGGGCACGGAAGTAACGACTCACCTGTTCCGGACCCCCCGAATAGATCCTATAAATGTGCTTGTGGCCAGAGATATATGATGCCTTGGAGAACGCTTCCGCTGGAGTGCTCAAAATGTCATAGATTAACCCCAATGGGTGAAATGCAACGCGATGGTGTCCTAAAAAGGATATGACTTTAAATAGATTAATTTCGGTTAATCATTTGTGCGGCTGATTCCAAAAATAGACGATGGGGTTGTCCAGATACCCTTAGCAATCTTCGTATTGTGGTACCTGACGGTCTATCCTATAATCTGGATTTGGATATATGCTGGCGCAATGGTGAGTAATATGGATACTATTGTCTATATGCCAGGGGACTTCGTGATTCCCGTTGCAGTTGCAATCGTCGTGACTGCAGTTGTACTGTATCTCGTAGCCTACCTCGTATCTTACCAGATCAAGAGAAGCAAGGTTCTCGCAGAGCGTGCAGCAGCACTTCAGAAGGGTGAGCCTGAGGATGAGATCGCAATCGAGAGGGTCAAAACATTCCACTTCATCTATAAGATGGCAATGCTCCTCGGAATTGCAATCACTTCCGTCGGTTCATTCGCTGTCCTCGTCGCGGGCGTTGGAACTGTCGTTGACTTTTCCAACGTCTACACAAGCTGCTTCTACGCAGTTATGACTGAGATTGTCGTCTTTGCAATCTTCGACCGCTTCTTCGGACGTCCCATCGCAGATGGTACATTCAAGGCAAAGGTCGTGGATCCCCTCGAGGAGGCAATCGTCGACCAGTTTCATAAGTCTGCTGAGCCTGTGGCTGAGGAAGCTTCCTCCAAGGCTCTGAGCGATGAGCAGAAAGCAGCCATCGCTAAGCTTCTCGGACTCTGAAAACCTTTTAAAACCCCCTAACGGGGGAACTTTTTATTATATAGTAGCGTGATTTCGTAATCATGACTAAGTATATATACGGTGTAGAATCCACCAATGCCATCACAAAAAATGGTACTAAGAAGACTGCTACATATAGACTTCTCGCAGAAGCACCCGACGAGCATGCAGAGGTACTCGCTAATCGTTTCCGCCTGATTTATAAATCGGTAGAAGTGACCGAAACTAAAAAGAATCCTCAATATGAGGGTGCTCTTGACCCAGGATATATTATCTGAGGTGAGATGATGGTCACACCGACCAAAGACCGCCAAGATATGCAACGCCTGATTAGGATGGTGCTTGATACACCGATCAACAACACCAAGAAAAAGGCGCTTGTAGAGCTGGCGGAGAATATGAGCCTTGAAGACCTCAAGGGGAAGAACACCGACGTCAAGACCCGTATCATATCCGTTCAAGCCCTTCAGGCGTGCAACGGTGAGCGCGGAGCTGCGGAATTCCTCATGAAATATGGCGGACTGGAACCAATCAAGGAGTCCCAAGTGTCCTTGGAGACACCTGTTTTCGTGGATGACTTGGGCGATGATGAACTCGGTGAACCGCTGGATGTACAGCACGAGTCCAAAGAGGATCTTGAGGATGAGTCTATAATTCAGAACGCAGTGATATACAATGACCCAGACGAGTCTGGATGAGCGCCCTGTCACAAGCTTGAGGGCACTTTTTGGAGGCGGATATAATGACTTTATCCGCACCAAAAAGTTCTATAGGGTATGCAGAGGGTCAAAAGGATCGAAGAAATCCAAGACTACTGCCTTAGACCTGATTCTCAAGATGATGCAATACCCGCAGGCCAATGCGTTGGTTGTGCGTAAGGTCTTCGGTACGCTTCAGCAGTCATGCTATACAGATTTACAATGGGCAATCGACCGCACGGGAACTACACAATATTGGAAATGCTCTGTCAATCCTCTGCAGATTACCAATACCCAGACAGGGCAAGTCATTCTGTTCAGAGGTATGGATGACCCTCTGAAGCTTGCGTCCATCACGGTACGTAAGGGATACCTCTGCTGGGTCTGGATCGAAGAGGCATATGAGATCACCAATGAGGCCGACTTTGATAAGCTGGTCATGTCCATTCGTGGTTATCTGCCCCCTGAGACAGGCCTTTGGAAGCAGGTGACTCTGACCTTCAACCCCTGGTCAGAGCACACCTGGCTCAAGGAGAGGTTCTGGGACAATCCACATGAGAAGGAGAAGGACAGGATCTTCACCAAGGTCACGACGTATAAGTGTAACGAATGGCTAGGGCCCGATGATATCGTCCGTTACGAGGATATGTACGTCCGTAATCCTCGTGCAGCGAGAGTTATCTGTGACGGAGATTGGGGTATTGCGGAAGGACTCATCTACGAGGATTGGGAGGAGAAGGAATTCGACCCATGGGAGATAATGAAATCCCCCACTGTCAAATCCACATTCGGGTTAGACTTTGGATATAAGATCAGCTTCAACGCGTTCGTAGCAGTGTTGATCGATCTCAATAAACATATCATCTGGGTCTACGATGAATTGTATGAAAAGGGCCTATCCAATATCGATATTGCCAAGAAGCTTACCTCTATGGGATACGCTAAAGAGGAGATCTGGGCAGACGCCGCCGAGCCGAAGTCCATCTTTGAACTCCAAAACGGATTTGATGAGGAGGTACAGTTGGACGACGTCAATTCCACGGTCGTGCACTGGCAGCTCCCCCGCATCAGGCCCGCACTCAAGGGTCCTGATTCGGTGATGAACGGAATCCAGAATCTCCAGTCATACCACATCATCGTACATCCAAAGTGCAGGAACGTAATCATTGAGCTCAATAACTACTGTTATGAGGTTGACAAGGATGGAAAATTCACGGGTAAACCTGTGAAGGATTTTGATCACGCTATGGACGCTCTTAGGTATGCATGTGCCAAGTTCTTCGTGAAGGGCAGAGGAATCGTGTCTGCATTGGATTCAGACAGCTATGTTCCTCCAGCGGAAAAGAAGAACACTGTTCGCGTCTTGGGCACGGTGGAGACGCCTGTCGAGGGTGCACGCACTACACCCAGAGTGTGCGGAGAGGTAGACCCGCAAACCGTCACTCAAAGCAAGCGCTTGGGTTACACTATAAATAGAAATGATCAGATTATGAGGCGATAATATGGTAAAAGTCTACGGGTCGGGCCGTTTATCCAAATCATCTATTGCAGAGAGGTCACCCGCGACACCTGTGAACACTTTTGAATCCTTTATGGGCGCGCCAAAGGAGGCTTTTGGAGCGGACTTGGATAGTGCGGTTGCGAGGTCTCGGATCCACCAATCTGTTGACGTGGTTGGAGGAGAACGTCCGACCAACCTCTTGTACAGGTATAACGGTGTAACGAGTTTCTGGCACAATTATGCACTTATGGACTGGTATACCAGTGAATGTTCGGCATTATCTTCCCTCGAACTCACAATTCCCAGGGAGGTTTTGAGATATGGACTCACATGGGTTCCAAATTTCTATCTGAAGTGTATGAATCCCTCTTGCGGATATGAGTTGCAGACATATGCACACAAATGTCCGAAATGCGGGGGCACCAAATTAAGAAAGCCCGACCCCCACCAGTTGGAATACTTCAGAAGGCCTAACGGGAAATCCTTCCTGGAGGAAGCCAACGACAGCCATCAGTCCCTGCTGGATGTCGTATTTGCATACGCATATTCTGAAATTCAGAACAACCAAGCGTATATTGTATGTATTACGGGCGATGTGGTAGATCATGAGACGGGTGAGCTCATCCGCGCCTACCCTATGGAGTTCCTATTCCAAGACCCGAAATATGTGAAGTACCTGTATGACGACACCGGTAAACCCGGTACCAAATATGGATTTACAAGGAGTAACAGACAGGTGATGTATGATCTGGATGAGAATCCAGAGGTCATGCAGACTATGACTGATGCGGGAGAGGTCTTATACCCAGCAGAGTGGCAGATTGGTATGAACTACGGAGGTACCGGCCCATGTTGGTACTATACCGGAGAAGAAGTGTATCAGGATAAATGGTTCACACAGTCACTCATCTACGGAGTCCCCATCTGGTTTGATATGGAGGACGACATCCTTGTGTACCACTATATCGAGAAGCTCCTATACAAGAGGTACCAGAACGGATATGTCCGTAAGATTCTCCTGCTTCCCGGATTTGACGACGATGCCGCAGAAGCGATTACCCAGGGTATCCAGTCCATCCTTGCGACCAACAACTCGTCCATCCCGATCGTCTGTACTCCACCTCCTCTCCCCGGAACGCCTGAACTTAAAGCCCAGGCAATCGAGCTTGGTGCGGAGAGCATCGATGAGGCACTGGCAGTCAAGGATGACGTCAGGCGCAGGATGTGTACCCATGTCGGTGTAACCGACATATTTTCAGGTGATTCTCAGTCCAGCGGAGGATTGAATAACGAGAGCCAGCAGATCACAGTCTTCGACAGGTCTATCCAAGGATTCTTTAATAGGGTCGATAACCTGCTTAAGTTCTTCGTAGGCTGGGTCCCGCAGATCCAGGATTATTCCCTTGTTGTAGACCGCCCATCCAAGGCACACACCGAGCACAAGAAGCGTATGGATGAACTTGAATTCATCTCTAGGATGAAGCAGCTCGGATTCGACATCTTCTGTGAGGACGGTGAGTTCCGTTATTCCGAGGAGCCGATAGACCAGATTCAGCGCAGAGCTCAGGAACAGATGCAAGCCGCACAGATGCAGATGCAGGCAATGGCTCCACAGGCCCCTCCGATGGGTACCGAGGACCCGAACAGGGAACACGGAGGACCAGACAAGGGCACCGCCCGCAGGGAGGACCCGGAAATCGACGCGACCAAAAGCGAGGTTGACGAGTCCATGGATGAAGCAGATGGAGAAGCAGGAGCGATGTGATGGCGTCAGATACCCCTGAAGAGGTTACGATCCAGGTCAAGATTGAAATGGATATCGACATAGATGAAGAGGGCAGTGCAGACCTTCTTCAGGACCTCCTAGAGGGTATGATGGACGACTCCATAGAAGAAAATACAAAGGACGGTGTCCTGAAACTTCAACCCGCAATAGTATATTCGGACTGCCCATATGCACCATTGGTCGAGTTTGGCACATTACCCAGAGAGAATCAGCTAGACCCAAATAGTGCCGAGACCGTGGAGAGGATGCGCAATTGGGTTGCTAAGAGGATTCGTACCGCGCCCGATGAGAACCGTATGCGTAAACTTACCATGGCATTCATAGACAAAATCAATAAGGAAGGTACCGCACCCAGCCCAGCAGTGAGGTCGTCTATAGACCTGATCATGCGTGAGATCGGAGGCGGAGAAGGGAACGCGACCTCCTTCATAGATGAGGGGGGAACAATCCTGGAAATCGCCGAAAAGCTCTGCAAGAAGATCAAAGACGTCTTCGAGTACAATGGCATGGAGATTACGGGTGTTCTGAAGGACAGCTATAAATTCGAACCTATCTCCAATTGGTCCATTGTAGGGGGAGAAGTCGTCGTCGACGGTCAAGACACTAACGGTGCGGACCTGCCCGAATCGGTATGGGAGGACTCATCTCTCGGAAAGGGCGGAAAGCGTCCGACCAAGTACTGGAGGTCACCCTGATGTATACGAATATTTCGGAACTGCCTACACAAGTTACCTCATCTCTCGATGATGCGGATGCACAAGCGTGGATGTACGTGTACAATTCGGTAATCCCTGAAAATCCCTCGGACGACGATGTAATTGCAGCCAGGCGTAAAGCATGGGAGGCAGTTAAAACCGCCCCCTCCAGCTTCAGCTTCTGTATCAAAGCCTCTGTGGAGATCATTGACAAGGATAATGAGGTCATCGATGTCAGGTCAATCATGGACCACATGAACTCCTTCATGAAATACGGGGGCAATGTCCAGAACGAGCACGGTAACTACAATGTTGCGACGATATGGGGCTGGGACCCGATCACAAGTAAGGGAAAACCCGGGCTCCAAGTGTGGGGTAATGTATTCGGCGGGGACATAATCTACGACGCAACACGTCAGTCTTTCCTGAACGGTAAGAGTAGCCTTTCAATCGGCGGAGAAGCCGACCAGGGAGTGTACCAGTGTGATGATAAAGGGTGCTACACCCGTAGGCATGTGACACAGTTGCTCGAGATATCCCTGTGTACAGTGCCAGCTAATAAAGAAGCGACTATGGTCTGGTACAACAGGAACGCTAAACTTACCAAGTCTGCGACGGAGTCTCCCTTCACCTTGGAAGTAGAATCCTACGAGATACATAAGGATTATACCGCTTGCCCAATACAAGCACTCAAGAAATCTCTGAGAGATGCTGGGTATTCTGATGTGCATGCCAAAACGAACGGATGTACTGTGACAGTTCAGCCCAATCACCTCCTCGAGGAGATGACTGACCTAGCTGCGATGGGGTATTGGAGTTCACCTACCGCAGAGGGATTATTTGTACGTCCCAGAGAGGCAGTTATGAAGGATGCGTACACCGCATTACGTAAATCTGGGTCGATTACCAAAGACGGACACCTCACCGAGAAAATATCTAAGGACGAGTTCACCAAGTATGTCTCAGATGGCCTGATCGTGAAGGACGATGATGGGTATTATCGCCTTACGAGGTTCATCTGATATATAGAAGGAACGCAATTCTTAGATAGGTAATCACTATGGATAGTGTAAATTCTGACTGGGACGAGTTTAAACGTACCCTTAGCGGTATTCAGAAGGCGAACTCTATCAGAGAACAGCTTAACGTGCTCTCTGCACAGCTCAACGAGATTGAACAAGACACAAAGGTACTGCCGGAGCTTAAAGAAGCCATTGACGGTGAGGAAAACCAAGTGGCAAACGAGCAGGCCCTCCAAGCTGAACAACCTAACCCCATGGCTATGATGGGTGGAGGTATGCCCCCAGTACCCCCTGCACAGGAAGAGGGTGAAGAGGGTGAGCCTATGATGAAGGCAGACCTTGCAGAACTCCCCACGGAGCCCATCGCGGATGCAGTCAACGCAAACGATGGAGATGACAAAGTCATGGCCATCTTTGACCAGCTGGTCAATGCAATTTCTGAGGCGGCTCATCAAGCACTTGACGCAGGCGACATCGGTAAGCTCATGAAGTTGACAAACGTCCAGGGTAACCTCGTGGCACTTCAGAACGATATAGCCCCTCTCTCAGCCTCCGTCCCAGTCAATGAACTTGGCGGAGGCGAGCCTATTGCAAAGGCTATGAGGGTTAGCGGAAGGGTCAAGGACTACGATAAAGCAACCAGTAGGGCCTATGTTCCCCAGGGAGGAAAATATTTACCCTCACCTTATGCAGACACTGGGAGGTATAACCTTAAGGTTATTGAGACTCCTACAAGCGAGAAATCAGACTACGCGCAACTGATTAAGACTCTCGCGTCGTTAATTCCCCCTGGACCAGGAGACAGGAATATAGAGCAAACCCTTGGATCATATCTGAATAGAAACAATCCTAGTGATATGGAGGAGGGGGTTAATGAAGCTCTGGAAGCGATTTGGCCCGATGAATGGGACCCTAATGAGGGGGAGCCTTTGGATCAATTGATGAGTAGGTACAATATTGACTTGTCATCTGACCCGAATACTCGTAAAATGTTCATCAAGAGTTTATTCGAACCATTATCCGCGAATATACTTGGTAAGGATAATTCAACCTCTCAGATTACCGAACGTGGTAAAGGCTCGACTAATACTGCTAAGGGATTCAGAGCAGTAGAGCGTGGTCAGTGGAAAAAGGACCTGAAGGGGCGTAAGAATCCAGCTAAATACAAATTCGATGGAGGAAACCCCACTTACACACCACCTACACTCGTGGGCGATGAGGGCGAGGAATGGCTTAACTCTGCACTTTATAATAATGGTGTATTGTTAGATAGGGACTCGTATGAGAACCGTGTATTAGATGCAATCCTGAATGAATATCCGCAACTTAATGAGGGTAATGAAGGTTATGAGGGATGGAGGGACTTTACAACAAATCCCAATGCGGAACGCACTCTTGCCAGTACGCTATATACCAAGAATAAAAATCTTAAGGACGCGATGAAGAATCCAGATAATCCAGATCACCCTTCGGTTGACGCACTTAAAGCATTCGCATCTGGGCAAGATGACAATGCAAAGATATTCGGATTGTCTCCATCCCAGTTGGGGGTGTTACCACTGCCTCGCGGGTCCACCGGGCTTAGTGGATACCTACAATCTGTATATCCGAATTTTAGAGACTGGTTATCGGAGCATAATACTGACCTCGCAAGTCGTATGCCCGAGTTTAATTCTATTCTCGACCAAGCATACGAGAGGCAGCAAACAGCTCAAGCCCAACCAGTTGATAAAGATCAACAGATTGCAACGTTAACAACTACTCTGGAGGATATTAAGAAGAAACTTGAATCCCGTGCCCTCAGTGATACACGGGCTACTGCAAATAAAACTTATGACTATCTCCAGCGCCATAATGACCCAGAGATGTACAGCCAGTACACTAATTTGCTGAATCTGAGTAAAAAGGAGGGAGACCCGAACGCGGCTGACGCAAAGGCAACATTGGATCTCTTCCACGAGAAATTCCCAGACCTTGTATACATGCCTAATCCGTCAAATCCGAACGAGGGATTCATGTATAACCCTGCTGCGGGAGAGATAGATGAGACTCTCGACTCTGCAATCAGAGGAGAAAATCAAGATAAAATCTGGAAGAGGCTGGCTAGCAAGAAATGGTTTGATAAGGTGATTTCCAATCTTGAATCGGCAAAATCCAAGATAGAGGAGAATATCAAGTCACTCAACGAGAATACTTTCAACGAGAGAGTACAGAGGCACCACGACGAGAGCGCGGCGTTTGATAATGAACTCTACGACACGCTTAAGGGAGAATATGGAAACAAAATGTTCGACGAAGGGGGTAACCTCAGAATCGACGCACCCATACCTTGGGACCGCAACACACATGGCGTAGAACAGCCTCTCTACGAGGGAGTGATTAATCAATCTAACCTATTCCATGAGGGAGACCGCGCCAGAGCACAGTTTGAGGAGTCTAAGAAACTTGCGAATATCGGGGATAATTATAGGACACTCAAAGAAATTGCCGAGAGGTTAGAGAACACCTATCCTGATCAGGATGAGGCATATTCAGGAAGTAATATCTCTGTATCGGGTGATGAGCAATTAAATTCATTTGATAGGTCTTACCGTATCTTGAAGAAACTCCTCCCTAATAAGTTTGACAGAGCAGTTCTGGATTATTTCCACCAATCGGGTGTAGAACCAGCTGCAGCCATTCCTCAACTATCCAGAGCAAGAGCGATATACCGCCCAGAGATGGAATCTGGAGACCCAAAGTCATTAGACCTTCAAGTCTCACCTACAGAGTATGAGTTCTTGGATCAACTTGCATATAATGCAAAGTATCCTTGGTCAAGAAATGCTAATCCGATATTCTTCCTCACCTCTACCCGTATGAAGGATTCTGGACCAGGAAGTTTGATAGGAAACCAGTGGAAGAGCGGAAAAATACCTAAAATGGAAATCCCCGAGTCGGACAAGGTATATAATTCCTTGATCCAAGGAGATTATATTGAGCCAGAGGGCATATTCCCCGATGGTGGCGCAGGAGCATACGCTAAGAATCTGTATAAGAAGGGATATATCGACCCATTCAAACATACTGCGGACTTCTGGAAATTGTGGGCAGAGAATATCGGAAGGGATGACCTGTCTACAAAAGAGTGGAATGATATGAGGAAGGAATCTCAAAAAGATAACGACCTCGAGACACTTATCCGGCAGGCGTATAGCCCCAAGACGGATTTCTTAACGGATGTGGTCAATACACCTTATGCACGTGTTGCTAACGCATTCACCGCGCTGAAACACCTCGTAGAGGAAGCTTACAATGACCGTAAATCCGGAAAAGGATCCGTGATTGTGGACCCATTCTCGGATAAGATGTTCGAGCCCACCCAGAGGCTTCTGTATGGCTTGACCGGTGACAAAATGCCATATCTTCGTACAGAATCCGACCATAAGGGGGAGGAAGATGAGCGTTTAAAGCGTATCTTCGAAGGAGAGAAGGGCGGAATGTTCAACGGCAAGGCATATTCCATGCCAAAAGGGGCAGTTCAGGAATGGAAGGCGGCCACCGACGCATTTAACAAGATTAAAGCGAGGATTGCTAAATTTAAACTAGACGCGCCACTAAGCGATGATGAGATAAACGGATTATTCTCCAGTGCTAATCAACTACGTAATGGGGCTAAAATCAGGGAATTCTTGAATAAAGGACTCAATATTGCTGACCCCAATGTGAAGCACTTTGAAGAGAAGGATTATGACAGGCTTCTCCCAGGATGGAAAGATCTATCTGGAGATACTAAAAATACGTGGATGTGGCAACCATTTGAGGTATTCCGTAAGCTATATGGTAGTAAGAATCAGGCAGACTGGACAAAGGCTGACACTTTACTTAGGGATTACATCGACAGCCAATCATTCAAAGGAGGGGTTGCAGGAGACCAGGGTGTGGGCAAAGATGAATCCAAATCGCCCGAGGCGCCATCTGAACCTAAGATGAAAGAGGCCAAGATTAACGAGGATGTCAACTCGGAAATCGATGCACAGAATGCGGCCATGCGTGGCGGAAAGAAAGGTCTGGAACAGGCTAAAAAACTCAGGGCGGCTCAGAAGAAGAAGGAGTCCAGCATCAAAGATAAAAAAGATAAGGAGGCTGAGAAAAATGACGCGTGATGAGGTCGTACAGAACCACACCGGCACGGTGAACAAGATAGAAGATGTGCCTGAGGGGGCAATCCCCCTCTTCACCAACACTGCGGGAGAGGTAGCATATATCAATAATGCTCCAAACCCGTATATCCCTGCCCAAGAGTCCATCACAAAATCAGACTCTGCACCGATATACAAAAGTGTAAGGGAACACAGGCATATCAAAACTTTGGCTGAGGCGAGAGCGATCATCAAGATGGAAGATCGCCCGCATGCAGGATACGCAGGATCTGCACGTCCCGACCTTTATTCAATAGAGAAATCCATGGCAGAATCTGACAAACCGCAAGGTGTGAATGCAGTCAAATGGACAAAAGGTATGGACCCTGCTCTCGCCGTTGAAAAAGATTGGAAAGATTACGAGATGTTCTGTAGAAGTCATAGAAATTGAGTAATTTATGATATACCTTTATATTTGACGAGATAAATTCTCATAACAACAGGTGTAATTACTATGTCTGGAATATATCAGGTGAATGGTCATTACTTTACCACCTACGCTGAGGATCCCTCTCAGACGGAAGGTTACATTAATGACTATTATGACAGGAGCTTCGCCGCGGCTAAATCCAGCTCGATTGGTAAATCCGCGGGTGCAGCAGCATACGGATGGAGGGGTACTAATTACCCCAACCAAGAGACTGCATACTTCAACGCAGTGATGGGTAAAGAGACCATGTTCGCCATGTATACCGGCGAGACTTTCTACTCTACTGTTCAGACCAGGCCTTATGGTCATGAAGGTGTCAGGATCGCAACCAAACTCCCAACATACGGAAAGGATCCAACCACAGGCAGGTTCCTTGGTGTCGGAGCATCCACTACTCGTGAGGGTAAGATTTCTCCTACCTACAGGATGCCCGTTGCAGAGTTCAGGATGCCTTGGAAGGAAATCGACTTCGCATTCGATTACGGTCTCGGACTTCAGGCTCTCGAGAACAAGGATGACGATGTCATGGCTAAGAAGGCATACTGCAACCAGATGGCAGTCACTTTCTCCAACAACATTGACAGGACTCTTCTCAGACCTATCGCATGCGAGATGCCTACGGCATATGAGGAGGGATCCGACGCAATTGTTGAGACTTCTCTTAACTCTGTATACAGGTGTATCGCATCCGGTAAGGAAGCAAACGGAACCAATGTTGGTAAAAACACCATTTACAACGCTGCTGGTGTTCCTCAGACATCTACCATCACTGAGGAAATGGTCTCTCCCTTCGGAGGAGGTGACGGAGACTTCTATAAGCTCAGGAAAGGTGGAGCTAACCACAAGAAGAACAACCTTGACGGACAGTGGATCGACCTTGGTGGAGGCGTAATCTCCCTCGCAGACATCAAGAGGCTCAAGACCGCCTGTTCTATCAACTGGGAAGGAAAGTACACCAACAAGGCATTCGTGCTCTCCCCCATTCTCGGAAACAAGATCTCCACTCTGATGCTGGCTAACAACGTCCTCATCAACCAGGAGTACATGTCCAAATCCTTCAACGGTATCACTCTTGAGCCCGGAAGGGAAGTTGGAATGAAGGTCAACGTTTTCGAGGGAATTCCCATGGTCGAGGACGCAAACGTTGCGTTCAACTATGCAGATGAGATGCCCTCTATCAACGAGATGGGTGACCTCATGCTTCTCGACTACGACCACTACTGGATCTCTCTGCTCACTCCTCTCGAGATGTACACCAACAATGACCCCAACGTCATGAAGGAGTACAAGGAGCACAACCTCATGCACATGAGGTGCGAGTCCAGGATTGACAAGTTCATCACCTCCGGAAGGATTACCGGAATTCAGGATGACGCTTGAAGGTGATTTAAATGACTGATCCAAGCTCTACTCTTAAAGACTCTAAGTACGTTACCGCGAACATCCTTCTCAACAAGGTCTTCGAGGTCACTGTTACCGCAGATGGATCTAAAACTGCGGTTACTGAGGTTAACCTCCCCGATGATGTCACATTCGTAGGATCTATCAACGGTACCGCAACTGCTACACTTACCCGTCAGCGCAGTGTGGACAAAACCACAGGAGTCGTGACATGTGCTCAAATCACAGTTACGCCTCTGGTAGCTTCCACTGACTGTACCGTTTACGTGCTCATCAGGTGATAACGATGCCAACAATGCCTTGGAACATCACTCCTGGAGGACCTTGGAACTTCATGGGTATGACCATGGTAGTGTGTGAGATCGACGCCAGCAAACTCGGAGGAGAGGATGAATCTGCAGTTACTGCAGGTACCATCACTCTCCCCGAGCGCTTCGTCCCTGAGAGTGTTCTTCCATTCGTTGGAGGAACTGCAACTATTGCGAAGACTAATGGCAAGTGGGTCATCACCCCTACCGTTACCGCAACAGAAGGCATCGTAAAAATCAGGGTTCTCGGACACTACTGAAAACTTTTTGGGGGACTTAGTCCCCCTTCTTCTCATATTCTCTGGATGGAGTTGTAACTGCTTTTTCGGGGGACCATCCGCGAGCAATTCTCTGTAATATCGTGGTCTCTCCGATATGATTGACTCTGCCCCACTGAGCAATAGTCCTCTCCACACCATTGACCGTGACTTTGGTGTTGGTAGACCTATTGTTTGCCTGAGCTTTTCTGGAGACGAATCTGCAATTATAGGGGTTATATCCACGGTTGTTACAAACCCTATCAAGAGTGAGACCTTTTTTCCATCCGTGTGTCAAAGCCCAGCGGTAGAATGCCATGTAATCGTTGCGCCATTCGTCGCACATCTTGATGCCGCGACCGCCGTACCTGGCATAGTCTTTGTAGTCCTTCTGTTCGGTACGTTTCTTGATAGTGCGCCAGACCTCATATAAGGGATGTTTACTGGGTGGACATTTATCCGTACCGATACCTGAAAGACTCGATGACATCATTTTCCTCCTTTTCCCGTTTATCGATATCCTCGTTCATCTTCTCTCCGGCTACGAGATTATTGTATCTCTTTTCTACACCGGGGAGGTCGAATATCAGCGTGAGCAGCCCAGTCTTGACTTGGACTGCGTCACCGTCGTTTATGAACTCGATATTGTTCAAGGGCCCGAGTTCTACTTTTCCGCAGTATACTGTCGGCCTTACAATCCAAAGATCATCTATCGATTTAGGGTAGTAATCCAGCTGGATTGTGAATTTCTTAGGGAATTTGTAGATAAATCCATACTTAGACCCTAGTTCATCATACTGTCCCCGGACATTAGTCAGCGTATCGCAGTCATCTTTGAAGCGTCCAAAGAGCTTGTGTTTATACACGTAGATAAATGCGGGCACATCAGAGGGCCCATTATACCATTTATGTTCTGTCATACTTGAACCACCATCCATGTTTAATCATATAATCGCGTGCATTATCATTTGCCTTAGATTGGCATAAAGTCTCCCGTACTTTACGGGGATTTGCCTTCAAGGAGCTGTAATTGAAGTCCTTTATAACCGCCAACTCATGCCGAAGGATATACATCCCCACTTCGATAGGCGCGGTGGCAATTATCGGGTCTAGGAATATGCGGTTCCCATAGGGATCCGTGTCTGCAATCGGTATGCGTGAGACATCCTTCTCCATCTGCCTCCAACTTATCAGAATATCGGATTTATCAAGGTATTTAGTCATCCTCGGATGTCTCTCACGCAAGAGGGAGATTATCTTCTCCCTATACTCTTTGAGATTTTCAGGTTCTACCCAAGTCTTAGGAGGCACTCTGTAATATACGTCAAATTTGTGTTTAATGACGGGGAGGATTTCCGGGCGAGATAACATGACCCATATATTCTCGGGGTACATGGTGGGCACACTGCCCTCGTACCACTTCATCAAATGTATCGCGATTGGCTTGAGTTTATGTGCGGAGTATATCGAGAAACACGTATCCATATAGATGTGAAGCACCTGTTTCCCATCTATATAGACTACACTTTTGGGCTCATTGAAGTTGCGGAAATCAAATACGATGTCCGCGTAGTCGAGACAAGGGTCTTGTTGAAGAAGATACTGTTTCAGAAATGCCTTCTGACGTTCTATCGGATCTTGCTTCGGAATTGACATGAATTTTCGCCTCGATTTTTGGGAGATGTGAGAGATTCCCACAAAGGGGATTACCGAATTATCGGTAATCCCCTTGGTAAATGGTTTATTGTGTCCCCCATGGGTTGTCCTCAGGTACTCTCAGAGTCCGGATCCACCGCCCATCTAGTTTCATCCATACACCCTCTAAAAGGCATAAATCGGACAGTTGGTCCAGAGCAGTACAGATCAGTGTACGGCCATACGTCTTCTTCTACAGTTTCAGTAACTTTGCGAGCCATATCGGCTCCAGCTTATCATTATACGACCTGATGCAGGTGGCGATTACAGCTATGGGCTCGGTCACATGAATTCCTCCGCATCAATCTCGCGACGGCATTTAACACAGTAGTAAGTCCAACTATCTGGGCGGTCTAGGATTTCTATATTTGCATTAGACCTACACTTCTTACAAGTAGGCGGACATATACACGGAGGAACGGCATAATACCGACCCTCCTCTTGATCATTTGCCATTCTATCATCTCCATAGTCTTTTCATCATTTAAGAGGTTTCGCTACATTTGTAGCGGAAGAGGTTTTGAGGGCGATGCATGCTTTACACGCATACACCATCAGAACGACGTTGTCTATCCTATGATCGCATAGATAGCACTTCTCTTGCTTATCGCAAAAATAACAAGTAGTCATTCATCCTCCTTCCAGATTTGAATATCCGGGGAATCATTGAATCTAGCTAATGAATATCCCACGCGAGAATTTCTAGCGTCAATATTCACACACACTAACCCTCCAAGAGATTCTATATGTTTAACTTCCTCATCGGTCAGAGACCTTTGCCAACCTTTGGGTGTGGATCCGAAGATCATTACCGGCCCCTTGGTTAAGGGGGCTTCCCAGTCACCGATGTGTATTGTCGGGAATTCACTCGAGCTAGGGTGATACTTACACATCACTCTAACCGGCATACATCCCGCATAATACTTCGGAAAAATCAGGTTATCAGTTCCAAAAAACCAGTTCAGGAATGCAGGATCATCCACAGTATGCAGAACACCGTTTATTCCCTTATCTGGGTTCACCGAGAAGACTTGGTATTCTTTTTTCAACGTCATCTTCGACCACTCTCACAAATTTTCCATTTGTCATATCGGTGATATATCTCGTTAATTTGCAGTATACTCTAAACTCATTAGCACAGAATACAAAAGTAGGATTAACAAAAGGAGATACAGCTACAACGCAAAGGTTATCCGATTCAGGAGCTTCGACGATAGTTATCTTCGTATGAGCTCCATTGTATCTAGCAACCTCTACCTCGGTACCACACGGGCACTGCACGAATAACCGTATCCCTTTCCGATTATATTCACAAATCCTGTACATCTTCATCTCCTGAAATGTCAAGAAAAGTCAAATTAGTTTACTTTGACTTTTCTTATTGTCCAATAACACATCTTTCAACGCATCCTCCAGAACATTGACCACAATCGAGTTCCCCGCTTGTTTATACAGCTGGGTATTACTAATCCCCGCATTCACGGCGGCATCGAATTCGGAGTCAGTCCTTCCGAACAGCCTCCAGCATTCTCTGGGTGTCAGCTTCCTCATAGCCCAATACTCTCCGTCAAATTCCACAACGGCTGCATTGATACTCGTCTGGAGCGTAGGCGCCATCTGGTTCTGCACTCTGCCTCTGGCTGTCTGGGACCCCGTATAGAACCCTAATATGATACCATCACCGGCCTTGGCCTCCATGTATCCCTTCTTGGATCCGTTCACGACTTTGAGCGTGCCTTTGACCTTGAAGGCTATCTTTACCTCATGTCCTCCGCCTTGGCAAGTGTTGATTGTAGGGCTTAATCCATCAGGGGAGTAGACTCTATTACAACATTCATGCCACCCGGGTTTATTGAGATTGGCCACTAATTTACACATGACATAGTTGTCTGTCTCTCTGCCCCCCGCCTTGGCCGTGACTGTACACGCAGGTGCGTCAGGAGTTCTGGGTGTAAAGTCGAAATGCCTGCCACGTTCCTTGTTCTTGTCGTTCTTAAACAGTACCCTCTGCAAGTCTTTCTCGTTCAGGTAATACTTGAGGTCGACATTCTCCTCCAAGAAATCGCGAAGTACGGTCTTCTTCGCATTTGCACGGGGTTTCCCGAATTCAGGCACGGCTTTGTTCAGCCTGGAGATCATGATACATCTGTTACGATTTTGCCCGATACCGTGGTCTTGCGCTTTCATATCGTGCCATACAGAGTTGTATCCCATATCACTCAGTGCTTTGATCATCTCATTGAATACGCCGATGTTCTTTTTACTATGAACCGCGGGCACATTTTCCATCAAAAGCCATTCGGGTTTGACTTCGGCGGCATTCAGAAGTCTGATGACCTCCCACCCCAATGCACTCCTGGTACCGCTGTCTTTATCCATCCCTGCGCCGCGACCGGCCTTCGACAAGTCGGTGCAGGGAAATGTCCAAGACAAGAGGTCGCATTCAGGCAGCTTCTCCACCTTGGTGATGTCCCCGAGGTTCGGAGTCTCTCCGAAGATGGCGTTGTAAGATATTACAGCGTACTTATCGAGTTCGCATTGTGCAACATGTTCTACATCTATCCCTAAGCGGTCAAGGGCCGCTCTTGTGGCGCCGATACCTGAGAACAATTCGATTACTCTCAGCTTTTTAGGCGCGTCCTCTGTTTTTGTCATTTATATATCTCCTTCAGGTATCTCATCTACTCCGATGTGAATGATGTATTGGTCTTGATTAATCCAGAACTCTATCTCTAGGCAGGAACTCCAGAGATCGATGGCGATCTCATAATCGGGATCTGGACCGTCGTTGTCCTCGGACCACAGCTCGATATTGAGATACTCTCCGTCGTAGTGCCCTTTAGTAAGGCTGTCATGCCTGCCAACGACATAGGCTCTGGCTTTCATATTGTTCCCGAACGTAACAGAGACGTCTCTGTTTGCCATGATGAACCATTCATACCACTCCGAGGGAGTAAGCGTGACATATTCTTCCCATACATCCATGGTCTATCCTCCTTGTCAGGGCTCCTCGCCCCAAATACAGCCTTGGCAGCCTTCTCCCTTTGCCTTGCATGTCCTGCAAGGAGATTCTTCATAAACTTCTTCAGGTTCTTCATAATAGTCATCATCCATTTTTTCTCACTCCTGATTCTGGATAATCTAAAACAAGTTTCAATATAGGTCTGTTCAATTGATCCCACTGTATTTCATAAGTCATAACTGTGTCAGCTTTTGCTTTTCCTCCTCTCTCCGTATAGTGAAACGTCATGAACGACACACAGGTAACTTCAGAGTATTCCTCCGCAGCTCTTCTAGCCAAGTCGACCCAATCCTTTACTACCCATGTATGTCCACCATACAGCTGTTGCGGGCGTCTTGATGTACCTCCATAGATATATACCTGATGAGCCGTGAATGACCTGCTGACGTCGATAGAGTTATGCAACCATTTCTCGGCCAGCAGAGCCACAGAGGAATACTTCCTCACGCGATCACCCTCGATAGGCGGGGCATACCTTCTACCCAATCCACTACATAGTCATTCAGAGTTCCGAGTTGAACTCCATTGTTATAAGTCAGGTATGTCTGGAATTCCAAGGACCTCACATCAAAGCAGTTAAGGTTACCGCTTTGTTCGAGCATATCCACCAGGTCCACCCAACTTTTAACTGGGATATCACCACCCTGCCAATCATCGCCGGTGGCAATCATATCTCCATCCTCATCATACAAGGTTACCCACCTTGCAACGAACGGTTCACGTATATCTATGCCGTTATACCCGACTATATCATTTGACTTCATTTTTCTTTTCTCCGTGTATTTTATCCGTAAATGATGTTGACATGTTGAATACGATATTTGTCGCAACAGTCAAGATCGCTTCGGGTAAAGATAATCCATTGAATTCTTTGCTCCTGACATTCTCATTCGCATAGTCTGTGGCATGAGCCATAATCTCTGCCGCAACAAATTCTTTCCAAATCACAAGCTCATCATGTGTCATACATGCAACTAAATCTGCGAGACGAGTCAGGTCGAATGCGACCTTCTGCGGCGCAATTTTAGCATTCATTTTAAGCAGTTCTACATCTGCACTTACATCTCTATCCATTCATTCGCCTCCGATTGGGTCTTTAGAGCCATCGTTGAACGGAAAATCCTCGTCCTGATCATATATGGGAAGATACTCGAGAGAGGTCACCTCATCGGAGATGTCCTCATCGGGTATCGATATGTCTACAACATCGAACCATTCGGCTCCGTCATACACAGCTCTCACTGCGATCTTCGTGTCCCACATCAGCATCAGTGAGCCCTCGATCTCGTGCATTCCGTACCCAGAGTCATAATTGGTCTTGGCAGCAAGCTCACGGAATCTATCCCAGCTGATTCTTCTGTTGTATATCTTGATACATTTCGGTTCCCCATACTCCTCAATCAAAGGGGTCACTTCTTCCAGTAGATTCGTCATATATTCACCTCAGTGTTGGTGGATAACCACATTTTGTCCTTTTTTCAGATTCGCACATACCATACAAGTCTCGCAACCTCCGTCGCATATGAATGCGTCGTCGGGGTACGGATACTTCCCTTCCTTGTCCCCGAACCAGCATACTCCAAACAAATCCGAAAGCTCTTTGGGCGGGACATACTCCCCCCACCTGCTCAAGACCAGATTGAAATTCGCGGGCCATTCCTCGATCGAGCAATCATTCTCCAATACATCTTTGACCACGTCCCATTGTTTGGTGAATGCCCAGAACTTCACATTCGGACATGATATGGCAAGATCTATTGCCGCGCAGAGGTATGTGGAATTGAAGAAATCTCCTGCGACATTGAATCTGAATTTATCCACGTGCTTCTTTTGGATCACATCGAAGAAATCCTCGATGAACGTCTTGTATTTCCCTGCCTTGAGCAAATCGGTGTTCTTCCGATAACAGTCTTTGACATTCGGCCTGAACCTGCACATCCTTGCGGCATAACATTCCTTTTTACAAGGCACATTCTTCGCACAAGTTACCAAGGGCAACACCGAGAAACTCATGACGTGTTTCATCTTGATATTTCCCAAGCTATACTTGAATCCGTGTTCCGTATCCGGCATTTATTCATCCTCTTCATTTGATTCGTAATGGTCGAATTTGTAAACCATGTACAACGCATGTGACTCGTTGCACTTTGGACAATGGTATTGCAATAAATTCCAAGCTTCCATATCTTGGAACTCATGGTCGATATCTTCCATGAGCTCCATTATCGTTCCACAGACGGGGCATTCCGGTTCTAAAGACGTCTTCATAATATCACCTGCACTCTTTATTCAAAATGGTTTCATTAGAGGGATTAAGCGGTTTTTCGTAGGGAATACCGAAGACATCATGCCAGAACCTTTTCTGTTCTTCTTCAGATAACCTCTGTAATTCTTCAGTCATTCGGATCACACCTCCTCTCTGCACATCCGCCCTGGTTTGAGAGAAACGATTGCATAGCTCCATCCTCAATAGTGATTGTCACGGGGCGACTGGCACAAACCTTGTGACGGTTGGGGTACCGATGCGGGCTTGCTTCAGGATGCTGTCTGCTATACTCTTGTTCGGCACGTACAGTCTCTTGGTATTTTGCCTCATAATCCTCCCACCTCTGGGCACATATGTCAAAAAATGCGTCCAATGTAGGTAGAGATCCGTCTACATCGTCGGAACCCAGAAAGTCCTTGACCAGCGATGAGTGGAGCCAGCTGTGCATTGATGGCGCTGAAGACCTGGCTAACGGAGTATGATACGCGATGTACGGATACTCTACGGTTTCACCTCTATAATTACGCTCCAGCCCATGCCCAGTAGTTTCCATACAATACTGCGCATATACATTTGCTATCCTATCTGCTATATGGTTATTGACTAATATTTCGGGATGATATCTCTCGAAGATAGTTTCAATGAACTGTTTTGCAGATTGATATGACTCAAATCTGTTCGGGTAGTCTGCGATATTCCTTGTGACATATGTGCCTACAAAGGGATTCAGTCCATACGCAACAAACCAGGGATTATGGTCTCTTTTGAATCTAGTTCTACACAATCCAATGCATATGTTGTTATCCAACACATAAATCACATGAATTGAATCTCCTGTGGCCAATACATTGGTTCTGTATTTACCAATGTAGTTAAAACCAGATAATTTCATTGGTTATTCCTCCTTGAAAAAGTTTGGCGGGGTTGCCCCCGCTAAATGGTTTATTCCTTGACGAAGTAATAGTATGCTGGTTTGTATACGCAATAGAGAGTGCGATAACACTTGCATTTATCGCAGCAACATTCCAGTTCAGTACATACTTCGGAAGTCGAGTAAGAATCCGACGCCTGATAGTCTTGCACGGACATCTCGGTTCCGCAAACAGGACAGAGAATATCGGGGAGGTACTGGATCTTACTCTTTTCCATCTCCTTCCTCCTTCAGAGGGAAGAAGATGGTCTCATCGGATCCGAAGCTGATGTGTGCTCCGCAACCCTTGCAAATGGATGCGTAAAGGGTAGGCATCCTGGTCATCCTCTCGAGCTTAGCGATGACCTTGAGCTTGCTGTCACAGATGGGGCATCCGCAGGCGGCATAGGTAGGCTTGGTGATCTTGTCCATCTCCAGCTTGTCCGTACCCTTGTCGGTGTAATATCCGATGGTGATCTTGGGGGAATAGCTGAAATATTCCTCCTCATCGTCATCGTCATCATCGTCGTCGTCCTCCTCAATTAAGGTGAGGTCCCCGTCCATGTCATAGTCGCCCTCAAGGATATCCTCGAGAAGATCATCCTTAAGCTCCTCCATGTCTGCCTTGCACATCTCCTTGACGGTGTGGGTCTCGCTGGCATAATCATATACCAGGTCATCAACGGATTTTCCAACAGCACGTGCGATATCCTCGATGGTAACGTAGTCAACATCTCCGATCTCAGTTCCAGCGTAGTATAAAGTAGTCATGTCTTTATCTCCTTTGTATTTGTATAATTAATTGGTTTTAGTTGGCTTATGCCTTTTCCTCTTTTGCGCCCTGCTTATCTTCCTTTTCCTTCTTTTTCATTGCCTCCAATTCTGCAATCGCCTCGTCCTTGACTTCGGCAATCGCTGCTTTTGCTTTGGCCGATTTTTCGGTCATACTGTGAGCGTCATAATATTTCTTCATGATGGTCCACAGCGCATATTTATCTGCGGCTGTGACAGGGGTGTTGTGAGCCCTGTATATCTGCACAGGCTCACCGTTCCTGATCTCTACGGTTACAAGAGATTCATCAGGAGTAGCTTTCCTCCTCAGACCCATCAGGAAACACTGTCCATTGATAACGTACTTGATGTATGTCTTGACACAGTTCGCCATCTGAGTCGCCTCATCGATGACATCTCCCGTAGTGCTGAGAAGTTTGAGTACATATCCATAGGCCTCTCCCTCGTAAATAGCTCCATCTTTTGCCCTCTTCAGGTATGCGTCTGCTTCCTGGATGGACTCATAGACACGGATTTTATAGTTCATCTGGTCATGGAGTGTTGCAAGCGCAGGGGGATATTTCTCCTTGATTTTACCATACAGAGTCTCCTGAGCTCTGTAGGTATCCTTCAAGTACATTCCTGCCCTGCCGATGTCGAGGAGTCCCTGACGTTTCAGCCCATAGAACAGATAATCCGAGAGAGTCTTAGGGTCGAATACCCTGAGGTTATCATGTGCGGCCTTCTCGAGATCGCCATTATATGATTTGGGCAGATCATCTCCGTATCCTCCATGTTTAATGAAAATCGCCGCGAGGTCACTCATGCTGTCTCCATCTCCATACATATCCAACTCCCTGAACCATTTGTCTACGAAGTGGGTCTTTGTAGAGTCCAGTCCGTACAATTTCTCACAGTTGCTGAAGAATTTCAGGACTGACCGATTTAGCTTACCATTACCAGAATATTCTCCGGAAATAGCATGATTGATCACTTCCTTGTCTATACCAGACTCCTGTGCGACCTTGATGATATACTTATTCAGCGGAGTAGATTCGGTAATCTTCATACGATTCATGAAGTAGGATCCGCGGTCGATATCCCAGCGGTGGCTGTGGATTGCCATCAATCCCAACTTACATGCGGGAAGGAAATTCTTGTGCTCTATTACCGACAGTAAATTGCTCAAGAATTTGGGGGCCCTCTCGAAATAATCGAACACTTCATGGTCGTACTCGACAGTATGCGACGGAAGTCTGTTCCAGAAGTTGACGAATGTCCTCGCAGTCAAGATCTCTGCAACGGGGTTGGCCGCTTTCTTTTTAGAAGACAGGTCCATAGTAAAATACTTGGTCTGGGAAGGCAGAAGGAACAACCTTGCTATTGCAACGCCGTCTCTCCTCTTCTCCCATCCTCCGTCAATACCCGAATTGTAGATCATCTCATATGAATAGTAGTGGTCTGCCTTGGGCTTACGCACTCCGTTCTCGGTGACCTCGGTGTTGTCAATCACATTCATCCTATACAGCTGTTTCACATCAATATTTTCCATATTTTCACTCCTTTCAAAGTTCAATTAATAAGTTTCGAAATAGTTTATCAGTTGATGAATGTATATTCATCTACGACAATCGACTGACGCCTTGTATACGCCCTGGCACTTACAGTGCCTCTGGACGTGACGCCTGCCGACCCGCCTGAAATGGAGGTGAAGTTCAGGATATGTTTACCGTCCATGTCCTCAATCTTCACCTTGCCACTAATGTTGTATGCTTTTGTTTCGCCTTCTTCTCCGTTCTTCTTGATGGTGGTTATCATTACCTTACCGGCTTTGAATATTCCACCTTGCTTAATTTTTGCAATTTTTGTCATTTTTATTCTTCCCTGTGTAATTCTCTCCAGTTCACTTTGTTTATCCATCCTGCAGGAATCTATACGCATTCCTCGTCGTCGCAACAATTCCAGTCATCCATGAATTTATTGAACTCTTCTTCGGTTTCGAATACAAGTTCAGCAGTCACCTTGATTGTCGTCATTCATCCGCTCTCCTGTTCCAACGCGCTCTCCAATCAGGACGCTTGGGCATAGTCAATCCGCAGTCCCAACAATAACATCCGTCATCTGGTGCTACGACATGGATTCTCGATGAACCACAACAAGGACATGATTTCAAATCCTCAATCATTCACCTTCCTCCTCTATCGTAATCTTCAATCCCTTGTTATCTCTCATGGTTTCTAACAGGGCCCTCCGATCTTCTTCGTTCTCGGTCTCTATTACGATTGTGAATGCTGAGTCAGCTTCCCATTCCTTGACCCAACCTTTTCTTACTACGATTGGTCTCATTCTTTCACTCTCCTGTTCCGTATTTCAAATATTCAATCCATTCTTCCCACTCAATCTGTTCTTCCCATGGATGTAGCCATTCATAGATCGCGTCTGTATTATTCATTCAATCATCCTCCTTCATAACTTTTCCAAGGTGACCTGCACCAGATCACCTACGTTCAATCCCATCTCATTGATTACCAATACCGGGACGACGACAGCTGTCACATTCCCTTTATTCGCAATTCTTGCAGGGTATGTGAGTTTCTGTATGCAGGGTTTAGATTCTTCTTCCACATCATTCCTCCTTTGTTGTTTCGTCCACGGGGTCTTGACATTCCCCTGTTTCTTTATCTCTGTATACTTCATACCAGTCAGTAATTGTGAACTGCGGTTCAAGAGCATCAGTCATCTGTTGCGCCTTAAGTTCCGCTAGTTCACAAGCTTCCTTGTAGGTCGCGACTTTAGATACGTCTACTTCGATACTGACATAGACTTCCATAGTTTTGACCTTCTTTCCATTCCATCTATCAATCATTTTAATTCCTCCTTGATTGGTTTGATTCTTGCATAGATGTCGCAGTAGGTATTGTCGAAGCCGTCGTCCGCCTTCTCCAGGAACCAAGGCTCCAGTTTAAGCAGTGGCCCACCGAAATCTTCCCAGTTCGGCCCACCTATGCGTGCGTGAATCATCAGGACATCGTTCCTCCCGCAATATTTATTGTAGGTCTGGAGCTGTCTGACAGTACGTTTGTATGCCTTTTTAGCCTGCCCCCTGACTTGACGCGGGTCGTCATCCCACCAACTGCTGCGCTGGTGTCTGCCTGGCTTGAATCTGTGAAGCCTTTTGATTACCCTGGAATTATCCTCGGCAGATTTCAGAATCTCCTCCTGTGTCAGAGGCTCCTCTTCTACCATCAGTCTGTAACCGCGAAGGCGCTGTACCTCGATTCCGTTGGCTTTCGCAAGTTCAGAAATGTCGTCAATCTGTACATATGCACCAAGATCCATCGTATCACTCTTCTTTGTACATCTTGTCGAGCAGCTTGTAGAAACATTCTCCGCACATATTGGAGATGAATATCTCTCCATCGCTGGGAGTCAGGACTATGTCTTTGTTTGCAAAACCGCGCCTGTACTTTTGGTACTGTTCCAAAGTACAGGGGATTTCTACAACCTTTCCACAGGTTTGACATACCTTGGTCAGTTTCTGTGCAGCTCTATCATATCTCAACCTCACTCCTCCTTTTCGGGTTCGTAGTCCTTCATTGCATCGAATGTCAGTTCGACGTCTGGGAAGTATTTCTCTTTCGCAGACATTGCAAGATATTTGCAGTTTTCATAGAATGTCCGTACGAAATCGTTGGATTTCTCTGCATCTTCTCCGCATTCAGATAACATGTATGCTTGGATTTCGTAAATCCATCTCCCGAATACTGCGTCGACGAGATCTGTGTCGTGTGCCATAATCTCCAGGATCAGCTCAGATTTCTCTTTGGTGCTCTCGGGCAAAAGCTCAAGAACTTTCTTTGCGGTCTCAGACAGCGGTTGGTCCTCGACCCATACTTCTTCATCAGTCATCTTGTATCACCTCAGTTATTCTACATCTCCGAATTTCTTATCAAGGTTGTATGCAGCCCAGAGGAAATCGGTATATACCCTCAACTGCACCCTAAGTCTGGAAATTTCAGAAAACATCTCATCAGTATGTCCTGAAAATGCATCTGGAACTTGATCCAGGACTTGCCACTCAAATTCAGACAGCGCGTTACACAATTTATCCTTCGCCTGCTGGTACTAATCAATCCAAGCCTTATCGACACTCATATGTATCACTCCTTGTTTTTCCACCACCCATTGTAGCAATAGGGTATCGGTTCAAGTTTGAACAGATTCCTCACATGCATCTGGTCTATCTTTTCTTTGACTGCCTGATCTTCACACTCGCCCGTGCGGATATACCTGTCCAACACCTCGTATGTGAATCCCAGATTGTCCTCGTCAGTCTTGCCGCAGAGTCCGTCGTCGGGTACTTTCTCGACCAGCTCTTTGGGAACGCCCAAATAATGTCCGATGGCCTTGACCTCTTGCACGGTATAATCGTGCAACGGCGCGAAATCTCCTGCTCCATCTCCGTAACGGGTTGCATACCCTACCCAGTCCTCGGAGAGGTTGCAGGTATTCGCGACCCTGCCGTGCTCTACACACTGCGCCACGAAGTACAGTGCGCACATCCTCAATCTAGCGGGGAGGTTAATGACTGCTGTGTCTGTCACAGTCAGGTGAGGATCATATCCGTCTAACCCCCTAAGCTCCAACCAGTGACGGCCATCTTCCCAATAGATATCTCTATCCATCTTGGGAGTGCATTCATTGTAACCTGCACCGATCGCGAAGTGGAGATATGCAGGTCCGATAGACCTGTACATCCATTTACCACAATACTTCATGGCGGCGTTCACTGCGGTCTTTTCGTCTTTCATTCTTCTGTTCGGCATAATCACCCCCACAACATTCTCTTTTCCCAATGCTTCTGCACACAAGGCTGCTACGATGGTGGAGTCCTTTCCTCCGCTCATACCTATAACCGCGGTCTTACCTCCAGAACCCTTGAAGAACGCCCTGATCCACCTGATCAGATCGTCTGCTGCGGCTTCTGCGTCATAATCTTTCATGTAGTCGTCCATTTATTTCACTCCCTATAGAAGTCAAGAAGATCTCTGATAGTATCCAATGAGGTAGGTTTAGTTATCTTTCCGTCTTTGAATACTGTTTTCAACTGATTGTCTGGGTCTTTTGTGAATTCATCGTATGTGAGCATATCTTTTGCATAATAATCACAATAGTCGTTGTACACCCCGATGCATCCTTTCTTGGATTTCTTGAAGTACTCGGTAGTCTCTCCGTGTGCTCCGTTTACCTTGGGGCTCTTCTGAATCATGTACGGTTTCCCGTTCACTTCGATGTAGGTGGCTTTGATCGCGATGTTGAACGTATCCCTTGTGAAAGGATAGTGCACTCCATCGATGTTTACCGCCTGCATCGAATATGATCCCACACCCAATGCAACGTTGTTGGCCGCGAATCCGTGGCTCTCTAAGATGGAATAAATCTCCTCACATCTCTGCAAGGTGATTCCATCCCCATAGATTGCCTTAATGTGCGGGTCCAGAACCTTGTAGCCCTTGGAATTGGCAGTGCCTCCGAAGATATCCCACAGTGCGAATACGGTCTGGGTGACTACCTCGACAGGGTCGCCTGAATCTCCGCGAACCAGCATGCACCCATCATGTGCAAGGATGTCTTCTTTCAGCTTGGGAAGGACTTCCTTCACCATCCTCCAGTAGTCGTAGGAATCGAGCACAATCGAGAAGTTCTGCGTAGGATATATTTCCTTCAGCATCCTTTTCACGAATGTTTCCTCATCCCCGTCGACAGCTGCATTGGAACACATCACTGCGTGCTCGGTGGAAGGAGATCCGGAGATTGATCTACCCAATACGTAATAATACTCGTTCAGGTACCGTGCGGTCTCCACCGTTGCACAAGGCACGAAGGATGTTGCCCATGCTGCTCCCGCTTTCACTGCATCGGAGAACGATTCTTCACCCCTCATATCAAAACAACTCAGGGCGAACTTCGCGGTAGAAGGGTCTTCAACGGTCTTTTCATACCACTTATCCACAATCTGCCTGTACTTGTCTGCCACGGTTGCGACGATGATTCCGTGCCACATCTCACTGGATATCAAGGACTCCAGATACTGGGGGAGCCATGCGAAATCAGGGTGGGTGTTCGTGATGGAGAACATCGGAACACCCATCGGGACATGGATTCCCTCAGGCAAAGCCCTGATCTCGATCGGCAGATAACCGAGTTCGTGGAGCTGTTCGATATTCTTGTAATTCGTGGACTCCAGAGGGCCTAAGGTATTCTCAAAGACAGCCCTGATCTCTGTCATCACCTTGAATCTAGGTCTTCCGAAGAAATTCTCGTTGAACATCTCGATGAGATATTCCTTGATGAATCCCTGCAGTCCGAAGAACACTGCCGTATCCCATCCGGGAATGCGTGAGCTCCTTGGTGTGAAGTAGCTCACGGACTTGGTGATACCTTTCGGTAACATCTGTGCGTGAACTGCTTTGTAATAGTCGCATGCTAACATTGGGTTGTATTTCATTCCTTCTCCTCCTTTATTTTCAAACGGATTACCGTTGGATTGATCGCCACAGTTTCCTCTTGTATCCTCTTCCTAACTATCGAGTTGCTCGTGTACACCTCGGCGTTCAGCTCTCCGCTACGGAGCTGCTTATACAGCTCTCCGTCGGCAAAGGAGTCCTCGACGTGTGTCGCATATATCTTCACCGACTTCGGGCAGTACTCCTCCAGCGCCTTCAGCAGGAACAGCAGGGTGTATCCGTGGGAGATTATGTCGTCCACGATGACCACGTTGCGACCGCACAGCATGTTCCCAGCCATCAGCTTGTATCCTTCGATGTACTGAGTATCCCAGTTCCTCACCTTCGTTCCATAGGTCACGTCCTGCCCCTCAGGGATAATGTCTGCGTATCTGTGCATCGCTCCCGCGTCAGGGAACAGCCAGACAGGCTTGTTGGTATTCGCCGCCAACCAGTTTATTCCTGGCCAGGGCTTGTCTGCCTCACACCTGTCAATCAGCGCAGTGGTCACGTCGGAGTGCGGGTCACGGACGCCCACCTTGTCGAATCCCATACTGTTGATGATTTTGGCGAACGTCTTCAGAGTGAATGCATCCCGCTTCGCTGGGGGTACCCTGTCCATCCTGGCGTTGGGCACGTACGGCATGAACAAGGTCACACCGATTCCGCGACCGATCTCCGCCATCACGCACTGCAAGACGAAGAGTTCCTTCTCCCAGATATCCGCTTCGAACCTCCATTCGATGACCAGCTGTACCCTGTTCTGCTGTCCACATACCTTCCATTGGCTTGGTATCTGTATGCTCGGTGTACCGTCATTGTACCATTTGACGGTGATGTCTGGAACGGGTTCGCATATACCCGCGTTCAGGTTTCTGAATGTCAGCAATTATACTCCTCCTTCTCTTTGACTTCTTTATCCAATACCTCAGGCAATTCATGAGAATCAGTCACCTCGACCAAGCAGGACATCATCACTGCAAGGGCTGCTTCGTGATTTTTGGGAGTAGTTCCCGCACACAAGTCGCTGATAACCCTCACGGTAGTGTAAGGGTGCTCGGAAACTAATTCCAATGCATTAGATACAACGCAGATGTCCGTGCAGAGCCCGACAAGGGTGATAGATTTCATATCTGACGACACATTTATGCAACTATGCAGGAAGGAATCTCTTGCTGCGAAGGACTCCTTCTCTATAATCTTGTAATCTTTCCCCTTGAGCGCCTCGACAATTTCGGGCGCAAGCAACCAGCCCTGAGTATATTTGATACAATGCTCAGGGAGCTTCTCCATCTCAGTCCTGAGGACCTTATGCCAAGATGTGCGCATCCAATCCTCGGCCTTGTGAGTATCAAGGGTCACATAAATCGGGCCGTCCCATTTTCTGATGAGATCTGCCACTTTCGGTACGATTTTCTGTGCTTCAGGGTTTGCAAAAGCTCCGTCGATGAAGTCATTCTGCATATCAACAATAACTAATGCGTGTGTCATATTTTCACCTCAATTTGAAAAAGGTTTGTCCGTGGGAACGGTTCACTCTGCAGGCTCCCGCCATTCGTAGGTCCCGTCCACGGACCCGTCCATGGAATAAGCCTCTCTGGCTTTTATTCCATCGGCGTGTTCGGATTCGCACCTCAGGTAAATAAGCTCGTATTGAGCATAAAACCTGAGGTGGGCATTACACACCGGGCAGTTGTACTCGATGTGCTCTCTGTATATCCCGTTGTGCAGATTCTCCGACCTTTCCGAAAACATTATGTCGGGTGTGATCTTGAATCTGGCATCACATTCAGGACACATTCCATCATACATCATCAACATGACATCTCACCCAGTGCCTCTATGTTCTCTGCCATCTTCTTGGCCCTCTTCTTTAGATATAGCATCAGACCGGTACGATCGATAATGCCCTTCTCAAGGTCAATGAGGTCATTGGGAACCGTAATGACCCTGAAGACTGCGGAATTCTTGGTGTTGCACTCGGTTATGTGCGGACCTGTAGCTAAGGTGATATCATCGATTCCGTTTGCGTTTGCTTCCCTTAACAGAATCTCATCCGCCTCCTCATCAGTCACTTCGGTCAGGTTATTTGCCTTCAGGAAGAGTTCTCTGTTCCTGGTCCTGAGTTCACAAGGGCTGACCCTTAGATAAGCGTACAGCTCCTTGGGGGCGTGCCATTCTGTGTTCAGCGGACGGTAGCACCTCATGCAGATAGACTCGATCAGATTCTTCAGAGGGGAATTCGGCAGGCCGATGAGCATGTGAGGGAGCTGCAGCCTGAACTCATCATCTGATCTCTGCCACCTGACCTTGACGTCCGAGAAATCACGTACATACATGAATCCCTCTACCCTGCCGTCCGTCAGTTCAGTCAGAACTTTCCTGAGGATATTCTCTCCGCGGTATTCGAACTCGTCCACCGTTTCCTCGATATATTCCATACTCCTGGCCTTGGTCTTACCTTTGTTCTTTGCCATTTTCATTCCTCCGTGGGGTGCATGATGACTTCATACTCTGCGGGACTCAGAAGCTTGGTCTTGATACATCCCGCCTTGGTAGGTGCAGACAGATCGAGATACCTCCTGCTGATGACCTTGACATCCTCAGTCTTGTCGGACTCTCCCTCTCTCATCTTTCCCTTTGCAAGCTTCTCCTGATCCTTCTCCTGACAGTATGCGATGAATGATTCCGCCTGTCCCTGAGTCAGCTGGAGGCCCTTCTTGGCCCAGTTGACGAAGTTCATGAATCCGAAGTCTTCGATGATGCGCTTGGTATCCGTGCCGTAGACATCCTCTGTCTTGGTCAGGTTGACATACTGTCCCCTGAAGGTCTTGTCGTCTCCGAGCACGGAATCCTTGAGTGCGGGGAGGAGTGCTTCCCACTTGTTCATCTCCGCTTTTGCCTGAGCAATCTTACCCAGGCAGAATGCGAGATATGCCTCATCATTCTTGAATTTCCAAGTGCAGTTCTCATCTTTCTCATAAAAATGTTCCATTTTCATCTCTCCTTTGGTTGTTTCAAAAAAGTGTTTGTATCATTGCGGTCTCCCGCAGTGAATGTCAGTCGGATACCCATCCCTTGGCCTTCGCGTAGTGCTTCATCTCACTGGGCCTGGCCATGAACGTACCGTCTTCAGTCTCCTTTACAAGACATCCGTATCCTACAGGGTAGTACCTCATGTCGTTAGCCATCTTCTTGAGCAGATTATGAGCTTCGGTCATCAGGTACACGTTGTTGGGTCCAAGGTCGTACTTCGTTAGCCTGGATTCGAATGACCTCATCAGGAAGTCCTTGAGGTCGTGCTGTCCGATAGGGTCTTTCACCTTGCGCATCCTGGTGTACAGTTCCTTGTAGATTCCGTTCACTACATCTCTGTCGCCCCATAAATCAGCGAGTGTGATCTTCGGGGGTTTTGTGAGCTTAATCTGGTCTTGGACGGGCTTGGATACCACCTTTGGGGTTTCTTTCGATTCTGCGGGCTTCTGGGGCTGTTTCTGAGGCTGTGCGGGTGTCTGCACAGGGTCTATCATAAAGGTTCTAGTCCCTATGACAGTCTGATTGCCTGATTTGACCACAGTCTCAGGCTCTGCTGCGGGGGAACGAACCACATTATACGCGGCAAGGCGCAGATTTCCGAACTGCTTGCAGGTCACACGTCCTTCCTTGATCAGCTGTTTCAGAATCCTGTCTGCTCTGCAACGGGGATGGGTCTTTCCATCGATCTTACCGTCCATCACATCTTTGACAGTGAACTCTCCTTTTTTGGCGAGGATTCCCTCCTTGAGATGGTTGTCAATCTCGACGGATGGCTTCTCCTTCTGCTTTTTGGTCTTGGGCTGAGATACGATCTCTTCCTTAACTTCCTGCACAGGCTCCGTAACTGGGGCGGCCTTGGGCTCAGGCGCAGGGACTTCCTTTGCTTCTGCCTTGTTCTCCATCAGTTGAGTCAGCTGAAGGAACTCTTTGGTCGTGAGCTTTCCTACGAAGGTCCATACCGTGGGATTCAGAGTCGGGTGATCCCTGAACAGAATCTCCTCTGCGGGCACTACCTGGAATACTCTCCTAAGTGCTTCCTTCACATTTTTGTCGTATTCAGATGCTTGTTGTTCATTCTTTTCGAAATCAGTTGTCATTTTCATTCCTCGAAAATTCAAAATCGTTCACGAAATAGTTTGAGATCGGTCAGGTGAACCACTCGTATTCGTAGTCCACTACTTCCCAATCAACGTCATAGGTATCATCCGCGTCACGTCCGATGTGTTCATCGACCGAAACCAGAATCTTACCTTCGACCTCCAATACTTTGTCCTCTCCATCCAGAGAGACCCATGCAGTGAAATAATACTCCTCCAGACGGCTGTCTTGGTCGGGTATTCCGACCTCCTGCTCGCCGCGTGTACTCGTATTCTCACTGTGTTTGAGCTCTACCCAGATATCTTCGAGTAATTCATCCCATTGATTATCGGTAAGCATTACCGGGCAGGGTACTCTCCCTTCTCTGAGTATTACTTTCAACACATTCTGTATGTCTTCTTCATCAATCATCGATCTCCCCCTGTTCAAAAATAGGTCTTGGTCAGTTTGGTGAGCATGGTTCTCAGTGCACACCATTCTCCAAGGAGCCTGACGTCTTCATCGGACTTCGGAGAGTCCAGAACATCCTTGTAGCTCTCCAGCTCTTCAAGAAGGTCGAATACCTCTCCGCTCACGATAGACTCTGCGAAACTAAGCTTTGCCGCTTCCATCGCGTCTTCATGAGTGTCATATCCGTCGTCAAAATCCCATGGCTATGAGATGTCATAGTAGAACTGCGCCAGTCTTGTCGCGGTCTGTTCCACCAGATTGATCTCCTTGCTTCCCAATACAACCATCTTCATCTCAGTCTCCCTCATCATTGTTTGCTTCCGTCTCCCATGCGTGGATTTCCTCACCCGTAGGGATGTAGTTCCAATCATAGTCTCTTTTGTGTCCCCAGAATTCCCCGCTTAACTTGAAACGTACCGTGTCAGGTATGACGTAATCCTTGGATGCATGTTCGACTTGACACTCTATGCGGATTACATAGTTGCCTTCTTCCATGAGCGACTCGTCGTTACATTCGAAGATGTCACACCAATCGGGTATCACCTCTTGTTGCCCGTCCAAGTCTGGAAGTCCAGCCATGAGCGGGATTATCCTCGCACCGATGTCTCTGTTCGATAACGTTGTGATATACGCTTCGTTATACCAGATGTCATCCGACAGATGCCTGCAATCATTACGAATCTTATGGATGTCCTCGGCTTTTGCGAACTTCTTGTTAAGAAGCGACTGCACGAATCTCACTACGAGATGCTTGTCGCACATATATTCGCAGATTTCTCCGAACTGTCCCGTGGGATACGAATCCCACTGATTATACTGCCGGATCTTCAATTCGTCGTTCACATACACTCTGAGTGTACCTCTTGTTCCCATTCTTTATTCCTCCTTGCTTTTCTCAAGTTCTTCGATGCGTTTCTCGAGAGCTTCGATTCTCGCATCTGTCTGCCTGACCCATTTCTTTACGATAGGGGCCAGGTTGTTGTTCCATTCAGTCAGTTTCACATCGATCATAGTCTCACCTCGATAAGGTTTAGTGATTGGCCATCACTTTCACATAGTCTCCCTCTATGAAGTCCTCTATCACACCGTTGCGTGGGGAATCGCGCACATACACGTAGCTGATACTGGTCCAGGGAATCACCCTGTACAGGACCCACATCTTATTGTGCTTCTTGTACACCTCGACGTTCGTCGCGAGATATACAGTACACTCGATGTACATCTCACCCGGCTCCACATCGGTCTTACCTCCGACGTGGTATATCGTGCCGCCGCGTTTGTTGATCTCATTCACCCACTTGTAACTGCTCTTCTTGATCTCGTCATTCATTGTCATACCTCTTGTAAAGTTCCGGCCTTTCCCTCTTCACTATCTTGGTGACCTGCGACCTCGTAAGGCGCTTGTCCGCATATTGGGGATTGGTCGTAGTCCACCTGTCCGTGTCGGTGTGGTAGGTCCACTCATAATTATCCCAATCCGCTATGCCCTTCGCATCCCCGTGGTTGTACACGTAGTACGAATACGGCTGAGGCTGTGCCTTCATCAGATAGATCAGATAGTTGCAGAACATCGAATGTATTCCATTGGAACTTATCTTGGCTGATACCATATCGTTCAGGACCTTGAGCGCCCTGAGGCCGCACCAATGTCCGTAGAAGTCTGGTGTGAAGTCCGTTCCGTCGGTTATGTTCACTACGATTCTGTCTCCCATATCAATTCCTCATATTCTCCCAGTCCTTGGACATGTATTCGGCCATCAGTCCCTCCCCGCATAATATCTCGGCTGCTTCCAGATATTTCCTCGCGAATCTGAATCCCAGCTCGGTGGGGTAAAGATACCTCCTTGTATTGGTGGTCACCTCTGATACGAGTCCGTCGCGAATCAACGAATCCACACACCACCTGAATGAAGTAGTGGACCCGATCGTGACATAACCCTGCACGTGTCCGTCTCTTGTTAAATACTCGGGGAACATGACCTTGTACTTGGACATCGGCATTCCGGGGCATCTCACGATCTCCAGCAGGGCTCCGATGTTGTACTTGTCGTACAGATAGTTCCATGCAAATTTGATCGCATCCATACTCACTCCTCCTCATCATGAAGTATCAGCTTCTCAGGCACTGTCGCAGGGTCGATCTTCGCGTAGATATCGCAGTAGGTCGAGTCGAACGCATCCCTCACATGGTCAAGGAACCAAGGCTGGGCCTCGAGGTCATAGTCTACGATATGTTCGTGTGTCTTGTCGTCCCAATGGGAGATCTTCTTACCGCCCATGCGCGAGTGTATCATCAGCACATCAGCACGCCCTGCGTACTTGTTGAACATCTCGTACTCCTCACGCAGGTCATCGGCATAATTACGGATCATGTGCTCGTGCATGCTCAGCCATGACTTGTCGCATTCATATGAGTCGAAGTTCTGGGCCAGTGCGTCCTCGAGCATGTTCGCGACCGTTCTCTCCAGGTCGCGCCATTGGCTCTCCAGCTCCTTCCCGATCTCCGCCTTTATGTTCTCCTCGGGTATAGGCTTCTCATTAATCATCAGCCTGTATCCCCTGAGTCTGGGGACGTTCTCTATTCCGTTGGCTTTCGCCACATCATCCAAGTTCTCAATCTGCATGTATGCGTAGATATCCATACTCATTCCTCCTTTTTCGAATCGGTTTTGTCTTCTGTCCATCTCTCGATGCGTCCGAACAGATCGTTCTGACATTTCTCGCAGAGATAGAATGTCTTAAGGCGTTTGGTCAGCGGGCTGTAGACTTCTGTGAAGTATACGCCGTTAGATGCATCGTCGCATTTGTCACAGCAGAAGCTCATCTCTCACACCTCAGCACGAACTCCTTCGCGTAGCCCTCCCAATACTTGGGATTCTTCACGGTGTACACGATGCGGTGTCTGCGTATCGACTCGATCAACAGACCCATGTCTGTCAGCTCTTCGAGCCATGCCCTCATCTTCGACGCGGGGGAGAGCGTCGCACTCCATCCCATCAGCGTGCACGCTTCGGTCGGGAGCACCGCTTCTCCGTAGTATGTCAGCGCTCCGAGGAGCTGTCTGTCCTCCTCTGTCAGCGGACGGTCCTCAGGCATCTCTGCTCCCTCCGATGGTCACCATCACAGGCGCGATGGTCACGGTGCTGATCTCAGGGAGAGACATGGCATAGAGTCTCGCCGCGCTTATCCTGTCGAAGGTCTCCTCGATGGGCTCCTCGTCAGGCACGGTCGAAGTCACCTTCCACTCCAGGATCTCTCTCATGCGTGTCTCAGCCATCACTCGTCACCGTCCATGAACACGAGGTCTTTCACCGTGTGCTCGCCGGGGGAAACGCTGACATCCATCTCGGTTCCCAGTCCGAACGGCGGGAATCTCAGCTCCTCAAGCTGTTTCAGGGTCACATAGCCCCACTCCCAGATGAGCTGTCCCGGGCTGAACGGGTCGGGAAGTCCGAGCGTCACGTATCCGAAGAACATCCAGTCTCCGTCGGCCTGCTTCTCTCCCTCGGTTATCAGCCATGTGGCGGCCGAGCCTCCGAAATATTTCACAACGACTTTCGCTTCCTTCCCCTCGACCTCCTCTTGGGAGTACAGGGGATACTTTTCGAACGCTTTCTCCAGTTCTTCTGTCATAAGTTTCATGGTTCTCACCTTGTTTCAAATCTGTTTTCAAAAAGGTTTACTCCGAGTCATATCCCGGCGGTCTCTGGTGCATGTGTGTGAAATACGCGACGACAACTCCGTTCAGCTCCAGCTGCATCGAGTTGCCCGCACAGCTCACATCATTGAAAAAGACCGTCAGGTCACTCTCGAACGTCATCTCCCAGCACATCATCGACGGTACGAACGATATGGGCAGTCTTTCGAACCATACAAGCTGCATCGGGTTCTGCATCGCTTTGTCCATGCACTCCCTGAGCTTGTACATGTCGGATATCGTCGCCATCAATCGACCTCCTTCGCTTCATACTCCATGTAGATCCCGTGTTTCTCGTAGAAATCGATTATACTCATCAGCTTCATCCTCGTCACGTTCATCGTGCTCCAGTCCGACCATCTTCCGTTCTCGCGGAGGCGGTATCTCACGTTCAGACGTCTGAGCGGCATTCACTCATCCCCTATGCGCAGTCTCCTGCGTCTCTCCAGAGTGTTGATATATTCGTAGCGGGCCTGTGCGCGGAACTCTACATCCGTGACGGCGTTCCTCAGTGTGATCAGGCTCTCTAGATCATCCTCCAAGGGCATGAACACCGCGGACTTACGGTTCAGCTTCTTCATCGCGAGGTCCAGCTCCCACATCAGTACGCGGGTCATATCGTATATCTTCCACCAGACCTCCCTGTCATACATCGCGGCGATGAACGTGCCTGCCTGGACATTGTCCATCACGGAGTTCCTGAAGCTTCCGAGCATGTCGGCTATCCAGCACTCCAGGCCTTCTTGGTTCTGTCCGTGCTTACGCACCGTGCTGGGCGAGACGAACAATATGTCTGCCCATTCATCCGCTGTATAGTTGATTCCGTATGCCGTGTATACGCGTGCCATATCATCAGGCCTTCTTCGCGCGCTTCGTCTTCGGGGGAACGGCTGAGTTCCTCTTCAGCGGACACTTCTCGGGGAAGTCGCTTGCCTTGTCCTCGACCTCGAGCCATCTGTCCGGGCCTTTCGGGTGATTGCACGCGTACATGACCTCGGGATCTTCGGGATATCCTTCGTCATCGAATCTGTCCGACGGGAAGGTCAGCTTCAGATTCATGGGACACTGCACGCACCTCGGCACGATGAGCTCAAATCCATCGACGGTTATGATTCTCGGTTCAGTTCCCTGAGTCATCCCTGAATTCCTCCATGAGCGACATGAATCTCTCTCCGAACTCATCGTCGAGTCCTATCAGTGTGTGTTCGATGAGCGCGATCGCCTTATCCAAAGCGGAGTTCGCCGAGTCCAATGCTGTCTTGATGTCCTGAGTGAAGGATTCGCAGTAGTATGCTCCATACAGCTTGGTCTTCACTTCCTTCACCATGTCCAGGCTCGTACGGCATGAGTACACCTCGTTCTGAGATAAGACCAGAGCTCTGATCCTCTCAGAGATTTCCTGATTGTGATGATCTTTCATGATATCTTCCTCATTGTGATAATTCGAATAGGTTTCCTGATTGTGATAAACAGGGTGAGAGTTTAGCACAAATGTGTGAAAAAAATTTTGTGCCCTTGGTTCAGCATGCGAGAAGGTCATCAAAATGTTCCGTTCTGAGGGCCATACGCGCGTTTTGAGGCGATTCAAAGGCAAGGTCGATGAGGGATGCGAGCACCTTATGATTAAGACCGAAACAAGGCGCATAATGAATGATACTTTTAGGCGGAAAAATAACATTTTTTGTGTTATAATCTACGCAAAAATGTGCTACTTCGGCTCCTTGTGCAGAAATTTCCGCATAATAACCACTCACATTTTCCTTATTGTGATAAGGATACACTGCCATGTTGATCCGGAAGCCCATTATCTTCTCCCATCTCGACCTTGTATCCTTGTCCAACTCCATCCTTTTTGTACAATCTATGCCTTGCAGCAGTTTCCTGATTGTACTAATGATCTCCATCATAGTCTCATCCTTTTTGGCATTCTTACTCACGATTGTTTTTCCTCCTTGTGATAAATCCCATCCAATTGTATTTTTATGCGTGTAGTAGAGAGTGTAGTAGGTATTTTGCCTAATACATTCTCATGTCTTACTCATGTGTACTCATGTGTACTCATGCTTTACTCATGCTACACTCATACTTCGGTTTGTAGTAAATGAAATTTTCTTAATTCTTATTATATGTAATATACTTACTCATACTCCTATTATATTATATGTTATTCTCAATGTGTACATACATATGGAATAATACATGGGGTTACTACTACAATATTAGGAATTATAGTGTTACTATAGTGAATGTATGAGTATTCATTAGTATCTATATTACGAAAAGTAGTATGACATGTAGTATAATGCTGGAAACTCTGCTACATCACCCCATGACCAAGTGTAAAAATCTTACACAGACTTCTTTTTCCCTACTACAAAGAAATCGGTCCTGAAACCCTTCATCATCCGCCTCCTGATGAGCTCCGCATTGAGCGCAGCGAGTATCCCCGGCGCAGGCTCAGACTCGGTCGTCATGTCCAAGAGATCCATCGCGGTCCTCCTGTTGATTCCGCGGAATAATCTGTATTCGGATCTGCCTGCGCGTGTAGTCCCGTTGTCGTTCAGCACGCGGGATGTGTTGAGATGTACGGTATAAGTGCGGGTTTCAGGCACGAATGTCACGAGAATCGATCCGCTGATATACTCGCCCGATTCCGTAGGGATTCTGGTGAGCTTTTCTGCGAAGTATTCCGTGCCGTATGCCGACTGTCTGTTGTTGGATATGCGCTTGGTCATGATGTATCTCCTCGATGTATGTCTGTCTGTTTGTTCGCCGTCCCCCCGAAACCCGGCTCGCCGGGTCGGGCGGGAAAAAGGCTGAAAAAATTTTTCGATAAAAAAAAGGGGGCTCGCGCCCCCTTAAAAGGTTTTGAAGTCAGCCCGCGACTCACTCGCAAG